AAGAACTTATCTGTATGTTCTAGAGTAATGATAGGGTCATCTTTTAACATGTATCTATTATGTCACGGATGGGAGAATTTGTCAAGCCTTTGGCTTGGATTATCTTCTTATTTACCGCCGAGCTTTATACGTGATATACTTTTGTTATGAATGATTATCGCATTAACGGAAAAGGCGTTGGACACAGTCCAGACTCATTCGCCCGAACTGAAAGCTATACAGAATTTTTTGATCGAATTGGATCTAGCAGCAACAATATACATGTTATAAATAATTTTATATCACAAGAAGATGCAGAATCATTAATTAATCTAACAAACAGACTAAACCCTCAAGATGCTCCTGGGCAATGGAGTGAGATGATATTTTCTGGACCAGAGGTATTTGAAATTTTGGACAAATATAAAGAAAAGACAGTCAATATTATTAATGAAAGGTTTGGGGTCAATTCTCACTTTTGTGGTGGTTCCTACCTTGTAAAGTGGGGGAGTGGAAAGAAGATGGATCTACATGTTGATGACCTTGGCTCTGGAGAAAACCACTTATCAGCAGTTCTATATATAAATGAAGACTATTCTGGTGGCAGCATTGTATTCCCAACCCACAATCTGCACATTAAGCCTAAAAAGTTTGATCTTATAATCTTTCCAGGTAACCTAAACTATGCACATGAAGTAACTGAGGTTATTAGTGGAACTAGATTTACAGTACCTTTTTGGACTGAAATAGATTAATGCTTATGTTTTTTTCTAACTAACTTATTAACTATATCTTTTGGAGTTGTCTTATCTTCATCTGGAAGACTACCATATTTGTGTAAAAGCTTTAGTAATATAGTTGCAACAAATATATCATCGTGAAATGCTAACCATGGAAACAAGATATCCCACGGATCAATTGGCATTGTGAGCCAAAGCACACACAGTATTGCTATTGCTTTTACCCAAAGTGGAGACCTCTTAAATTGCTGTACATATGGCCTAGCCACATCAGATATTTTACTCAAATCACTCAGCTATCTCATCAAGGAAATCATCAAATAAACAGACAATCTCTTCTATGTAATCCTCATAGTCAATATCAACTATTAGGTGTCCGTCTGGCATTTTGTGTATTTTTACGTCCTGCCCTATCTTGAACAATACCTTGCCAATTTCCTCGTGAAGATCCATAAAACTATTATATCACCTTGACAAGAAATAAAATGTGTGCGATAATATATGTATGAAAACTACCATTGTTACGTCATTTGACAAAAATTATTTAATGCCATCTATGGTATTTATGAAGTCCTTGTCTGATAATTATGATGGTGCCAACCCATTGAGCGTTGTTTGTCTAGTACCGCAAGATGTTCTACCAATGGTAAGCTGGTATAGAGATGTGCTTAATGTATCAAATCTAAACATAGAGTTCCGCTGCTCAGATAAGTTTTTGGGTATGTTGGAAAGTGGCAATGCACATGAGTCTGGGTACATTTCTAGTCATTGCAATCATAGAATATTTCTTGGGTCTGTTTTGCCAGACTTTGATAAGGCTATATATATAGATCCAGATACGATTATATTAAGAAGTATTTCTCCTCTCCTTATGTATCCAATGAGGAATAAGTTATTGGCAGCATTGGAATACTCATCGATGAATGTAAAAAGCTTCTACGATTTTGATAGACCATACTTTAATAACGGGGTATTTATCGCTGACCTAAATTACTGGAGAGATTCTGGGGCAGAGGATAGAATGAATCAATTTACAAAAGATAATGGTCCAACCCTATGTCCAGAACAGGATGCAATGAACTATGCCTTTATAGATGTCTGGTCACCGCTACCCTTTTCATTTAATAGCTTTCATACATACATGGAAAGCATGGAGCATCTTGCAAAAGAAAATGACAATCCAGTAATAGTTCATTTTGTTGGACCAAGCAAACCATGGATAAACAAATTTAGAAATACAAAGTGGGAAAGAGCGTGGCACGAATGCTATGCAAAAATTTTTGGAGAAGAGCTTTTGTGATTGATAAAGATGTAACATCTATGACTGTGTTGAACATGCCAGAATGGAAATCAAAAATACTAAACGCAGTGGCTTGGCTATTAGGTATGCGTGGAGAACACGTAGCCTGCATAACTTTTAACTTTGATTATCGTAATATAAACACTCTTAGAGAGGTTACACACAGCTGTCAAGATTGCTCAAGCGATTCTTGCAATGTTTGTTCCCCAAAATAATATGACATCTCAGCTATCTACATGTGGCACTATGAATGGCTACAACAAACACACACGAAAGCTACGAGAAGAGCCGTGTGAGCCCTGCAGGGAGGCTATGAGGGCACACTGGAAGCGTATGCGTGTAGAGCGTAATCAAGAGATAAACATCCTTAGAAGGGCTTGGAGACAGCGTACGCCAGGTGGTAATAGGCGTGGTAGAAGATACAAGGGCGATGTTGGCTTATATTCTGACATCGAGGTTGTACAGATGTATGGAGCTAGATGTCATATTTGTCTTGGTCCTATCGATCTTGATGCCCCCAGACAATGCGGAAAGCCAGGATGGGAAAAGTCTTTGCATATTGATCATGTGTTTCCATTGTCTAAGGGTGGCTTAGACACAATTGAAAATGTTAGACCATCTCATGGTCAATGTAATATTATTAAATGGGCTACCATTTCAGAAGAATAACAACGAATATCGGGTTTGTTTCGAAGACTTTTCTGTCTACTGGTAAATGCTGCTTTAGAGCTAAAGTATTTGTTGTTGGAAAATATATAACATATTCTTGCTCTGGAAACACAAAGGATGACGGGTCATACACCCTGTTGATGATCAAGCTTTCAACACGCTGCAATCCACCAAGATATCTCTCTAGCTTAGAGTCTACAAAATACCTTAATGTCTTTATCTCATATCTTAAGTATGGATCCTCAGTAGCATATGGATCTCTATCTAGATTTTCAAACGGTATAGTAAGTGTTTGGTTTGGGCCGTCTCCCAAGAAGTTCACCCCACCCAGGACATTTTGGGTTTCAAGAGTAATCCAAAACTTCTCTGGGTGAGGGTAAACGTCCTGCATTAAATTATGAACCACTAGGGAAGTCCTTCATGAACTCTTTAGTTCTTGATGTAATCCCATGCCATGCAGACCAGTCTTGGCCTCCATTAGACATAAAGAATGCAATTTTAGCACTTGTTACTGGATCAAATAAATCAGAGTTAGACTTAAGGTCAAACTTCTTCAATCTATCTGGGCCAAGTGATCCAATCATATTAATCTGAAATAGACCATACGAGTTGTCTCCTGTGCTGGAATTACGATTGTGAGCCATTGGTCTCCCGTTTGACTCTTTCATCGCAATTGCCCATGCTTCTTTTAGGTTGTTGCCACGGAAGCCAACGCTGAATAGTACAGCTTTGAGCTCCTCAGCCGTAAGCATGTCATTGGTGTCATACTTAGTTTTAGAAACAATTTTTACTACCTTTGTAGCTTGTTCTAACGGGCTTGGCTTTGTCGCAACTGTTACATTCAAATACTTTTGCTTATTTGCATCGGTAGATGAAATTGCAGTAACAGTAGCAGCATTAGCACTTGAAGTGATAAATGCCAACATAACGACAACGGTAGTGAATGCAAGTGCAATCTTACCATTATTTTCTGGTTGTATCATTCGCTTCCTCCTGTAGAAAAGCAAAGACACCTTATTGAAGGGTGTCTGTACTTACTATATAGTATAGCAGGTTATTGAATTGGTGTCAAATTTTTAGTAAAATGTGATATTTACCACTCTGTAGGTGGAAATGTCTCATTACATGAGTAGCAGTAGTGCGTATAGCCAACATCTTTAATTCCACCAAGTGCAATCAATTCTTGACGTGCACGTTCGATCATTACTGGAGTTGGGTATCCATACTTAATCTCTGCCATATTGTCATTACCGCAAAAGGTACATTTAGGACTATCTGTCATAGTATTATTATATCATGCTCTGTTGCTTGATTTCGTATCATTTTGTCAAAATGATCTTTTATTTTTACATAATCGCTCTTGGTGTGACCGTTTGCCAAAAACCAATCTATCGGATTTTTTTGTGAATTTTTAATAGCATAAATAGAATAGTCGTTATAAACATAAGCTAAAGACTGTTGCATCAATCTGTGTAGTTTAAATAAAGACTCAGACTCTTTCCTCAAGAACGTTCTGTTTTCATGGCCACCCCATGCTGCATCATAGTACTCGTCTGGGGCATGAACTATTGGCCAATATGATGTATGATATATGTCCCATCCAGACATAAATGCTCTCCAAGATAGATATGGTTCTTCTGATCCAAACTGACTATACTCATCAAATCCAACTTCAGAGATAAACGATCCATATGTAAACATAAAACCACAAACAATGTATGGGCATTTAATGAAAGATCCAGCATCATCCTCTTTAAAGTCTTGTGAATAGTTTTGTCTAACAAACGCTAGCTCTCTCCTACCCTGCTCAATCACTGACTTTGCCAACAATATTTTGCCATCTTCAATATGTCCAAGACCAGTAATTATTGTACGAGTCCCAAGACTATCAAGAGATTTTTTCAAATAAGTGTCCCAGCCTTTTTCAAACTTACTATGAGAGTCAATCATTAAAAAATATTTTTCTTGGTTATAAAGAAAGCTAGTTATTTCATATCTAATTTTTGTTACACCTGGACGATTTTGAATATCATAATCAATTATTTTTAACTGTTCTTTTGGAACAAATGAAAGTGTTGGATATATAGCTTTTTCATATTGCATTCCAATTCCAAAAACCAAAAGCTCTGGATTATCAGCATTATCTAACGCCTGATGAAGTGTCCTTACTAGAAGTGGGTCTCTATATGCTGCAATATTAATAAATATTTTGTCCATTAAACTTTAAGCTTTCATCTTTTGTGAACCACATTGGGATAGAATATCTATCTTGAGTTATTTCAGAAACCATGTGTTCATGATCTAAAGATCTAAATATAACAAGGTCTCCAAGTTTAGGAGTTATGTTGATGTCTAAATCTGGGAATGTTATTATGCCATTGTTGTCTAAATTATTTAAATATAGCATTGCTGTGTATTCTAAATGATCATTCATTCCTGCAGTCCCATCTTTATGTGGCAACAGCTTTGCTCCAGGAACTTGTTTTGAAATAAACCAAGATGTTAAAAATAGGTCATCGCCAACCATATTATTAGCTCTTTGAAATATTTTTAATAAAACATCTTTGATTGGTCTTACAATAAACATAGAATGAATTGCTTGCTCTGGTAACTCTTCGTCATACCCAAATCTAAGCATATATCTTTTACGCTCTTTGTTGTATACAAATAAGCCTAGCTTATCTTCAATAAAATCTATGATTGTTTGTGCATCATCGCTAGAGATGAGATTCTCTATTACTTGTATTTCTTTCATATTTTCCATTATATCATTTGCCTCCCCAGAGAGATTCGAACTCCCGACACGCAGGGTAGAAACCTGCTGCTCTTCCGCTGAGCTATGGAGAGATGGTAGGGCAGGTGGGACTTGAACCCACGACAACCACCTTATAAGAGTGGTGCTCTAACCAACTGAACTACTGCCCCAAGACTTTATATCTTAGATTGTATTCGTTCGATTACTGCCTTTACATAGTATGCATAGTAAGGGTCTTCATTCTTGTTTGCATATAGTTCTGACTCAAGATCTTTAATCATTTCATTATATGTATTAAGTCTCTGATGCTTCTTCTGGTCATCTAGGAGTTGCTGTGTTACGTGTAAATAACCATGTGGCCAATTACACTTTAGCTCAGTACTTGTCATGCTTTACCTCGTGCCTGTCGTCAATGTACTTATGAATTCGACTTAGTGCCTTTGATTTTGATAAGGCCAATACTGCAATTGCAAATACAGCATTCCAGAAAAATTCTGCAATAATGTGCTCTAGACCAAAAACAACTTCTAATAGATCTTCAGTGTGCATTATCCCTCAACTACTGCAAAGATGTCACGGTATGGAAGGATAATTAGCTTCTCATAGTTGTGCTCAATCTCTGTGCCAGAATACTTTGAATAGATTACCTTGTCTCCTGGCTTTAGATCAATAGTAACCTTATCACCATTTGCAGCAGTGAATCCTGGACCAACTGCAATAACAATAGCTTCAGTTGGCTTCTCATTGTTTACATTGGCAATAATCAAACCGCCTGCACTTGTCTTCTCAGATTCTTCAATTGGCTTTACTACTACTTTATCTTCTAGTGGCTTAATCATTATTCTCCTTAAATGTTTTGTATAGCTCCATTGTACGTGGAAAAACATCATTTGTCAAGTCCCGTACCGCTTTTGCGTATTGCTGAATTTCCCACTGAGCATCATGCTCTAGACGCTGGTCTAGGAAGGTCATAATTGCCTGTAGGGAGGCTGTCCAACGCCAACGTACGTACATTCCATATGCTGGCAAAAATAGCCTAGCAAGCTCTGGTGCAATGTTGTCTTCCATGGCCTGATGGTATAGGCTAGTTCCAGATGCAATGGTCTGAATTAGCTTTTCAAAGTACCAAGCACCCTTTTCTTCATCAATTGGTTCACCGCTGCCCTGCTTACTATTCTCTGGCTTGCTACGCCATTCATCAGAAAGTGGTACGTAGAACTCCTCATCTTCTGTGATATATCGTCTAGAAGATTCGTTCCATCCATTTTGATCATCTACATGTGTTGATGCGACTGCATACTTCCACCATTGTCTTGCGACAAAGAGCGGTGCGTAAACTTCCAAGGTGATTGCTGCGTGTCTGAACGGAGATGTGTGACCTTCTCGGACAAGGAATTCAATGAGTCTTTGATCTCGTTGAGAGAATTCGTCACTTTCCTTATCATAACTAACACGAGCAGCGTTAACAACGCTAAGGTCGTTTCCAAGAACATCAACCAATCTGACATAGCCATCATCTAATACCTTAATTTTGTCCATCATTATTTTTGAATCTCTTTTCTAATTTCTTAACTATAATTTTATAGGAAATAACTGCTACTGTCAACTCATATATAGTATTCCAAAAAAAGTCTACAACAATATGGTTTATATCAGAAAGCATGTCCCAAATTAAATGCCAATTCACTAAATACCCATTTCTCTATAGTATAGATTATAGCAATTGTGTGGGTTTATGTCAAGCTGCTAGTGCAGTTATCTTGTCTGGCTGAAAGCCTGCCCAAGCCTGGTCTCCAGAAATGACAACTGGTACTGACATAAATCCCATACTAACAATTTTGTCATAGGCTTGTGCATCTTGTGTGATATCTATCACAGTATATTCAATCCCATTCTTATCTAGCATTTTCTTTGTCATGTCACATTGGACACAGGCTGGTTTTGAATAAACCGTAGTCATAAATATCTCCTTTAGGTTATAAGAATACAATTATACAATCGTATTAGAGTGTTTTTTGAATTCAATGATTACATTTTGATAACAAAATGATTTATTTTTACAATTATATCAGACTTACGCTTCAGACGCAATTTGATCTAGGGTCCAGCAGAGGACCTCTACGGCAATCATATCTCCAGCGATGTCTTTTTGCTGAATTAGTTCACGTATGTGATCAAAAATGGCTTTTCTCTCTTCATATGCACCAATAGAATATATCTCTGATGTTATATCGTCAATTCTCTGCAAAAGTAAAGCATGCCTTTCATCTAAATTGTAGTCGAAAGCTTCAAAATTCATATTATTATTATACCGCTGTTTGCTATAATATAAGTAATGAATCAATACTCTCAGTTTCAGGCTTATAAAGAAAAGATGGGGTGCAAGGATTGCAAAGTCCACTACCCCCATTACATATTAGAGTTTGACCATAGGCCAGGGGTTAAGAAGGTTGATGTGGTTTATCGTGTACTCAGAAAATACGGTAAAGATGCAGCATGGAAGGAAGTAAAAAAATGCGATGTAGTTTGCTCAAACTGTCACAAACAGAGAGAATACGAAAGGGGTGTTCATGAATAATAAAATATTTATTGCTATACCTTGTTGGAGAGATCCTTTTGTATATGAGACAATTAAGTCTGCATACGAACAGGCATTTGACAAAGAGTCTTTAGTGTTTGGTGTATATTTTCAGGGTTACGAAGAAGATGCTTGGATGATTGAAAAGCTAAAGACTAATCTATCTCATGTAAATATTAAAATAGAGATGGTTAATGGAGATAATGCATCAATATATTTATGTGAAATTAAAAAAGCTGTGTCAGACAAACTAATGACTGATGAATCTTATTACCTACAGATTGACTCCCATACTAAGTTTAGAAAAAATTGGGACATAATGCTCAAGACAGAGTTGCTTATAGCAAATAGATTGTTTGGTAAAAGCATTATAAATTCACAAACATCTTACTTTACATCTTGGTCAGATCCATTTATTGCTGACCCACTTACATCTTATGCTTCTAACGAAGAGTGGAGCTGGATTCGTGAAAATGTGAATTTTGAACACGAAATATCTCTAAATGGAAGAGTGGTTACTAAGCCAAACAATCTTATGATTCAGGAAAAATTTTATAATGGAAACATGGTCTTTGCATACTCTTATTACGTCAGAGAAGTTCCATTCCCAGAAAAGGTAGCACAATGTTTTGAGCAACAGACAATGATGTTACGTGCATGGACAGCTGGATATAACGTTATCTCTCCATCATATTTATATACAAATAACTTTAACTATTGGAGGGAAGAGGGATCCAAAGGTGATAGCTTTATCAGGCACTATAGATGGGATAATGAGGAGCGTAACAAAAGGTACAAGATTGCTAACCTTGAGTCATTTGAAGAGTACCAAAAGATATTTAACCTTAGCAGCAATGCTGGATACCATCTTGAGAATGGGGCTTTTAGTGTGAGGACTATACGTGAATATATTAATTTTATTGGATATGACCCAATAACTTTAGAGATAAAAAGAGCCCCAAAAATAGATTTAGAGAATGCACAATTTGTTAGCGACAAACTATTCCATGACACGCTATTAGAGGTAGCCTATCAGGGTGGGTATGGTAAAATTAATACGTATAAAATCGTTGATGACTCATTTACAGTAAAGGTTGGTAGTTTTCACAATGTATAAAATTATTTTAAATACAATGCCAAGAACGGCAGGGTTTTTCTTTTTTGATCTAATTAGAGATATGTATGGTCACAATGATAGGGATGGAAAAGATCCAAGAATTGCTGGCGAATGGAGCCAGACTGACAACTGGATCATATTGTGTCATGAACCACTATTATTTAGGGCAGACCTTCCAGGAGTTACTGTTACAACCGTAATGAGAAATCCAATTGATGCAGTTACCTCGCAAATTTTAAAAACGTCTTATGGTTTTGGTGGAGCGACCATTGCAGGAAGACCAGAAATTGTTGAAGGAAATATGGCATTCTTCCGTGATAAAAAGGAAGAGTTTATTAAAGAGTCTATGTATCAGGAATCTAGGATGTGGGAAGGATATACATATGGCTCAATGCTAGCTCTAGACCGCATAGTTCCCTTTACATTCGAGCAGGTAACAGAAGACCTTGAGAATGTTCTTCCACACCTCTATAGGCTTTCTGGAGGCACTGGAGAGTGCAACATGAAGACAAAAGAACAGATTGACCAACACCTTGCAGGTCATATAGAGCATGCTAAAAATGATATAAATTATAAGAGTGGTGCTGCTAATGCTTTTCCAGTAGAAAAGCCAGAAGAGTATAATATAATCAGAGAAATGGTTGAGAAGTTTCACCTAACAAATAAGCTAATGGATGATTATCATAATGCATTAGATGCGTTTGATAGAAGACATAAAGATTTGGGCATTAAATAATCTCTCACACAGACATCCTACCTGCTAGACGCACGGTCATAAAATAGGTAACTAATCCATCCTAAGAGCGATAGCCTGTGTGAGAGACAATAATATTATATCACTTTGTTAGTGATTACACATTGAATGATCTATTTGGTCTGTGCTTCTGCATTCCCCACGCTTGATAGGTTTTTGCATTCCCAATGCCCTTGCGTGTCGTATATCAATATGTTCTGGTGAAATTGCAAACTCTCCAGCATCGTATCTTTCTTGAAAATTAGGAACAGCAAAAGATATGTCAAACATGTCTACATATTCTCCAGGCTGTAGTGTTTTTTCTTCTCTCCAGTGCATTTGATATCCACCAGCAAACAATAAAACATCATTGTCTTCTAGTTCAAATCTTTCACCTTCAACTACAATTGCCCATTTTGTATTTGACTCTACCTGATAATCCATTTGAAACTGATTCTTTGGAGCATCTAAATGTGGTGGTAGCTGTGTATAATCACCATACTTAATGTCATAACAGAATGATGCGTGATCAGTTCTTTCTAGTTCTGGGGAGCCTTCTCTATGTGCTACCTCTAAAAATTTTCGCATTACAGATTCTGGAATTGGAATACTATGATTTATTCTTCCCCACCATTGAAACTGAACCTTTTCGGACCACTCTATTTGTCCTTCACGAACAGATCGTATAGCGTTTTTAAGCTCTTGTCTTTCTTCATCAGACAGTAAATTTTTTATAATTTTTGGCTTAAAATTAAAGTCCATACTTATATAATTCTAGTAGTCTTTGTATAATCTTTACCAAAATCAGCAAACAGGGCCTTATTCTTTTCGCTTTCTACAATTCTACGAGACCAAGAATAGCCTGCGTCACCACCCCAAGCAAGCCACATGATGTATCCATTAGAAGGATTTGCAGAGTTTCCCCAGTCCTTGCCCTTCTTATCTACTTCATGGCGTGAGAAGTAAGAGTACATACGCTTTACAGTGCTTAGAGATAACGACTCACCTCTTGCTAGCTGCCCTGCACGGGTCCATCCAACTGCAGTTCCAGCACCATTAGCTTTTCCATCTTCTTTAAACTTAATTGCCCTACGAGCAGCAGATCTTGCTCCCGAAGGAGGAGAGTATCCGTCTGCCTTAGACACCGATTCGCTATCATAGACAACATCGTCGTCATCTTCCCATAAGTCGTCAGCCTTTGCAGCAGGCACACAGTTTGGAACCATCTTGCCATCTTTGGGCTTCATTCCACGCTGAACGTAGCCATCCCAACATGGTGATTGCTTAAGTATGTAGTCGTTTATATTGTCTGTCATCACTTTTCTCCTTATTCGATGATGTATGTTCCGCTGATATGAAAATTATCTTGTTGATTTAGATTTACTGGAACACCACTATTAAATGGGTTCTGCTTTCCATTTGATGTAGTTGTCAAAAGTGACAGGGTATCTGAGCCAGCCTGAACATGCCCAAGCACTGCATACTCATCACCAGTTGAGATGTCATGTAAGCATCCATCGGACATTAAATAGTTTTGTTTAGATGCGAATGGAAGCTTGACATAATATTGGCCAGAACCAAAGCTTGTAATGTTGTCCATATCTACATCAATAGAGAAGTGACAGAGTTTTCCGATTAAAAGCCATTCCCCAGAAAACATTGGTGACCCATCAAATGTCGGCTGAGATCCATTTAAAGTTCCACCCTCAATAGTCCATGTCCCGTCTGCCGTAGTTGCTGACATAGAAATGCTTGGATGTGTAAATCTAGCCATCAGCTACCGCTCTCAAGACTTGTTTTTAATACTGCTAATTTTGATAGATTCGTGTCTGTAATAGCATACAAAGAGTCGTTTCCTGGGAGCTCCCAAGAAATTGCGTGACCAGGAGCAATTCTGTATCCGTAGCTTAGTGCGGTGACTCCCTCTCCGCCAACATAAACATATGCAGAGTCATCTACATTTTGAATTGTGATGTCGAGACCAGAGTGTATTCCATTGGGGGTTAGTCTAGTAGCTATAGAGCTTGAAAGAGTTAGTAGTGCATGTTGAGTCATAAGATTATTATAGCATAAGAAAAGGCAGGCCACATATTGCAGCCTGCCCAATCTTTATTTATATTACTTTGAAGCAGGCTTCTTTGTAGTAGCCTTCTTAGCAGGTGCCTTCTTTACAGGTGCCTTAGCAGGTTTTGCTGCTGCAAGAGCAACCTCTACCTCTTCAACCTTTGGTACACGACCAAATGCTGGGTCATTTGGATTGATGTAGCGAATTGCTACTGGTGCGAGAGCACCTACAAGTGACCAGACTAAATCTAGTGGATCAGTCACTCCAGCTAGGTATAGTGTTGATGCAGCACCAAGGACAGAGCGTCCGTATGATGCAATCATTGCTTTTAGTTGTTCATTCATGGTTTTCCTCCTAGGATATTACCTTTATTAGTATAGCATAACCAGCCCATAGGCCGATGATGCCTGCTACCCCAGCGAACACTGGTGGTGCAGGAACTGGCAGTCTGAATGCAGCAAATGCTACACCACAAATAAAGCCAGTCAAAACTGAAAAGAAAATGTCTCTCATTATATTCCTTAGTTTATTTTGTTTGGATCAGCTGGCATAATTTCCATGAGTGCATCATGTGCTTTTGCTATCTTTTCCAAATTAGTATATGGGACGCTGTCCATACCAAACGCCATCCCATAAGTTCTGTGGTAGTCAATGATTGGCTCAAGCACTGCATTATAATCAGTAATTGCCTCTTGAACTGCCTCAATATACTCAAACGCATAGTCTCTGCTTGATGTGATAAAAGCCATAAACTCCTCTGACTCAACAAGCTTTTTGTCTTCATGCATCTGAGCAATCTTATCGTTAAGTATGGCAATATCTATCTTAGACTGAGCAAGCTTTAGTACAAGATTGATTTGCCCCTTCTTCAGAAAGGCTAATCCATACAGTGCAAAAATAAGCAAAACTGATTGCACTGCAATGACTATAGTTTCAATCACTTTAGAACCTTTCTATCAGAAATATGTGTTGGCCAATAATACTGGCATGAATTACAACATGGCGTGTTGTCTTCATGATCAGCAAACATTGAAAAATGTCCATAGTATATTGGATCTTTCACACTTAGTCTAGCACGATGAGTGACGGTAATCTTTTTCATTTCTTCAGCATTTTGATACCACGATGGCATTCCGTGACCCCAATTTTTTAGGTGCACAATACGTAGGGCAATAAGGTTTTCCATATTCTTATCGGTCTTTATGCCACGCTTGTTAGCTTCTTTAACCATTGCAAGTGCATAAACAAATAGGCCATGTTCGTGACCACGCCACATTTTTACAGCAGGATGGTTACGCCATGCAGCTTTTGGATCTTTGTTTGATAACACCTTTAGAATTTGATATGCTTCAAGGATTTGCTTGTTTAGTCTTTTAGAATCAAGCATATTGGCAGCAGTATCAAAGTCCATTGATGGCAAAAATGTTTGCATTAAAATCCCCACTCGTCTTCTTCGTCTTCTATTGATACATCTAGTATATCTAAATCACGCAGCTTTGTCAACTGCGAGGCTGCATATAGTAGCGTAGCAATCCAGAGGCTAATTCCAGCTATAGAAAGAATCTTAATCTTCTTTTTCATAGGTCTTGACCACCCTCTCTGACTAATAAAACAATTGCACCATTATCTTCAAAGGCTTTTTTTACTCTTACCATATACTCTACTGCACGACGTTTATCTTCATCAAGTAGCTTCATAAAATCTGGCTCACTAGCCTTAATTGTTATAAACGTATCATTGTCAACTACTGTAACCTTAAACCCCTTTGGGGCATAGTGGCTCAGAGATTTAAATGCCGTTCTCATCTCATTTGTATACATATTATTGTTTAACCTCAGTTACAGAAAGGTTTCCCCATCTTGCATGTCTAATAATTCTTCTATCTTCTAGGTGTGAATCTTCAGAAACATCTGGGTGTCTCCACTCAGAGATTGAAGTTTCATTTGCTATACGCAGGGCATCTTCTGGATTATCGGCATAGACAGAAATCTTGTAGTCATCCCTAATCGTTGCAACGACCTCGTACAAATTGCTTCCAGAACCAAAAGTTTTTGGAGAGTCATTGTATGCAAATAGTTTTTCAATGAAGTGTGCTGTCTTTTTGACAGTCAGCTCATCTCTATAAGCAACAAGATCTCCACGCCCTACATTATAGATAACATTAAAATCTGGAAACTCTATGGTTCCGTCGTCTAATGCTACTAGACTATGGATATTACTTAGTCCCTCCATATTGCCACTAAAAACATTAAAGATGTCAAACTTGCTTTTTGCATTGCCAAGCATCTGCATGTGTAGTTCTTTGCCATCTTCGGATAATGTGTTCTCATCTATTGTACTAGGAGAAAACATGATTGTTTTGTTAACTGACCATACAGTTCCGTCCATTAGTCTACCGTCAAATACTTCCAGGTGGCAGCCCACTTAGCCTTAGTTTTATGTCTGTTAAATTCACGAGAGATTTCTCCATCTTCTAGATATATGCCACCCCAGACACCCCAGCCCTTTTGCGAGACTCCTACTGCAAAGCAATGTCTTGCAACAGGACACATGGAGCAAAGAGTTTCTACATCTTCACGTATCTCAAGATCTTCTTCATATGTATCAAAGAATAGGTTTGTGTCAAAGTTTTTACATCTTGCACTATCTACCCAATCGTCTTTAGATCTAGCCATAGCTACCTCGTGAATCTATCTGGAATGTCCCAACCATTTTCTGTAACAGGAAATACCTGCTTGATATACCAACGGCCTCGAACAAAAGCACCGTGTGGCTTTGTCCATGCAGTTGGATTTGGAATGATGTTTACCACGTCCCATCCCTGCCAGCTGAGCGACCTATTTGACTTAACAATTGACTCCATTTTTTCTAGAGACTTTATGTTCATTTTACATACCCCTTATGTGTATATATCTTGTTTTTGTTAGTGCCTATATATCTGCACGTCAATGTCTTTGGCTCTTGCAAATTCTACAGAGCTAGAAACTGACTCTTTTGGTAAGCAGTAATAGGCGAAGTAATCAATATCGGAATGATTATCTTCAATCCACTTTGGTGGAATCTTTACAAGCTTGGTCTTAATGCCCTTAGCCTTAAGACTTCGCTCCGTTACATTAAGAAACTCCATAGCCATGTTATTAATGTTTATGGGTCCTGCTGTAAATACTATTAACTCTTTATCAGATTCATCTCTTCTGATTAGAGCTGAACGCATGCCAGACAAAAAGATTGAGTAGTCATTAAAGTTTTTTGTTCCCTGAACTACCACGATCATTTTTATCTTCCTTTCTCAATATTTCTACAATTTCACTTATCTTCTTTAATTCTACATCATCCATAGCCATTGTGTCAACTTCTCTGGTTGATTCCTGGACAACCATCTTATCTCTAACGTCAGCAACATAAAACTTATTGTTGGATATCCAGTAAGCCTCATTATCAGCAATCACCACTTTGACATGCATAGAATCGTTATGCTTGGTAGTCTGAGTAATCATTGGGTTCTGTGCCATCTCAAGCATCTGGCTAAAAATATTTAATGGCTTCATTAGCTCAAATGCTCTTGACTGACTGTATCTAACATTAACAGAAACCTTCATGGCTTTGCTTTTGTTAAACCTGTTAGAGACAAAAGCTACAGTCCCTAATGTTATTATGGCACCAAGTATGTATTCCATAGTAATATTATACTGCTATTAGTTATTACTTAGATAGATTTGCTTTAGCACGTGCTTTTGCAAGTGCATCAAAATCTTTGATCTTGGTCTCTCCAAGATATCCCCAAGCATACCCATCAGCGATCATCTTATTATTAATTGATTCGGATGCACCGTCTAGATATACCCAGCCAAGAATACGACCATACTTTTCAGATGAGTCCATCTTCTCGGTACGAATAACTATATGCTTTGCAGCCTTAATGTTTTTCTTTAGGTACTCTTTTGCTTCAAGACCCAATGCCTTCTCTGCTTTATCTGAGGTACGAGATTCTGGGGTATCAATTCCAGCTAAGCGTACACGACTCTTAAACAGGATATCAAATCCTAAATCAATTACAACGTCAATGGTATCTCCATCTACTACGTTCGTTACTTCATTTACATAATATTCATACATATTATTCTCCGTTCCATACCCAGACTTTTCCAGTGTATCCTAAATTTCTTAGCTTATTTTCTAGCTCTTCTCGAATGTTCCAAGCAAAAACTATTATATCAGTTGGATTCATTTTTAGCATTTCATCCATACTTATGATTGGAATGTTGGGTCCAGGGACATAGTGTCCCTGCTTCTCTTTTACATCATCAGCAATTGCTGAAATTCTTTTTGACTGTACGCCAGCAAAATTAAGAACCACTGTTGACTTTGCAGATGCACCAACACCACATACAACTCCACCAGATTGCCAGATAGATTCAACCCTGCCATTAAAACTATTTGCTGATTGGCGAATTCTATCTTGTGTCTCAGACCATTTGTTTCTATCTAAAAGACCATACTGCAGCTCTTCCCTGATTGCTACCCTAACTCCCTCAGTTGGCTCCCCACCCTGCTTGATCCAATACCTATTGGAACCACCTTGCGGAGGCACTGACTGAACGTTGAATAGAGATAGGCCCATCTTATTTGCAAGCTTTGCAACAGCGTGTGCAGACAAATATGAGTAATGTTCATGGAAGATCACATCAAAGTGGTCATGGTCAATGATGTTCATTATGGTCGGATTTTCCACAGTAACAATCGTATCTCTATCACATAGCATTGATATGCCTGCCATAAAATCTTGAATGTCTGGTGTGTGTGCCATAACATTGTTAGCAATAATCCACTTAGGTTTACCCTTTAGCCTGACTACATCTTCTGCTACCTTGGTTCCAAAAAAGTCTGTGATTACTGGAACACCATCACAAATAGCGTACCTAGAGATATTTTCTGCAGGATCTACGCCAAGGACATCTATTCCATTTGATTGCAAATATTTGAGTAAGTATCCATCGTTGCTTGCAATTTCCAAGACCCATTCACCTGGGTTAATCCTAGGAATAATATGTTTATCAGCAAACTCATAAATATAATTTAGATAGGACTTACTTGTTGATGTTCTCCAGTTATAGTTCTTGTACAATTCGCTTGGCTTGATATCAACTGATAACTGACCCAGTCCACAATCACTGCAAACCATCATTTTGTTTGGATACAGATATGATGGCTCTTTTTCTTTTACAAATCCACCAGCTAATGGCTGTATGCCAAGGTCAATAGCTAAAAATAGTTTAGGGCTGTCGCATGCACGACATTTATTTCTTATAACCATTCTGGATGCTCCAAATACCAATTAACAATTTTTTCTAATGCCTCGTCTAAACTATATGGCGGTTTCCATCCAGAATCGAGAATCTTGCTATTATCTAGCCCATAACTTGAATCATATCCAGGCCTTGATATAGAAGAATCAACAAGCCTGTAGTTTAATGGCTTACCAATAATATCTGCAATCTTCTGTGCCCACTCTAGATTAGAGTATTCTGCATCTCCAGCAATATTAAATCTAAGTGGACGATTTGTCTCTGATGGCAGCCTAAAAGGCTGATCAAGTGTATGAAGTAGTGCTGATGCCTTATTTCCAGCATATAGCCAGTATCTTCTTCCGATCTTGTCGCCATCATAAGTGTGGATGTCTAGAGTCTCACCGTTGACAATTTTTTTAATTGCCATTGGTGTAAATTTCTCTACGTTTTGACATTCGCCTACAATATTCATGATATTCACAATTGCTACTGGAATGCTATAGGTTCTCCAATATGCAAAAATAATATCCTCTTGTGCTGCTTTAGATGCACTATATGGGTTACTAGGTAGGTGTGTGTCCCACTCAACAAAGTTTCTATCTTGGTACGGACCAAACACTTCGTCAGTAGAAACATGCACAAATTTTTCTGGCTTTGCCTCACGAGCCCAGTCAAGCATATGGCAAATAACTTGAACATTGTTGACAATAAAGGGGGTGGGTGACTGAATACTTCTATCAACATGGCTTTCACTTGCAAGATTAATTACATAATCAATATGCCCAATCTCTTTCGATGTGATTGGTGAAATTGGTGCAGATAGGTCGCATGTGATTAGCTTAATTCTGTTTAGTTTTACATCATTGCTATCAGTTGCCCAAACTATTCTGTCCTGCCATCCATGATGCTGAAATGTTTTTAGCAAAACAACTTCCCAGTCAGTGGTATCAAGAATACGCTTTAGCACATGGCTTCCAACAAAACCAGCACCACCTGTTAGTAAAATTCTTTTAGTCTTCACCTTTTGTTCGATTCTCTTGTAGACGTTCACGCTCATCAATAAACTCATACGCAAACTTCATCATCTTGTCATATCCTACTGCATTATCCATAATCTTATTATAGTGATGGCTGCAGAAGAGCAAAGATCCAGTTACTCCAGTAACCTGTACATATGCCTGAGCACCACAACTATCACAGCGATCATTGGCAGTTAGAACCCACTCTTTTACTGTCTCTTCTGTCATTATTTATTGTCCGTACGATAAAATCCACTACCCTTAAAATGAACTGCAGGAGTGCCTAGCACTTGCTTCATTCTATATCCACATTTTTCACACATATGCTCTGGAGATGGATCGTGGATGCTTCTAGTTTCTTTAAATGAATGGTCACAGGATGTGCATGCGTATTCGTATACTGGCACTACTTTACCTTCTTACCAAACTTAGCCCAAAGACGCTCATGGATATAATATCCAAGAGATTCCCAAGCAATGTAAATTAGTGCTCCAAGGCTTGCGTACTCCCATTCGCCAGTGAAAAGATAAATCACACCAGCCACTCCAACGAGATGGAATGTCTCCCAGCTCAATGTCTTAATCATACTTCTTTTATTGGATTCCATATTTCCTCCTATAAAGGCCACAAAGGGTGGCATACTATATAAAGTATACCACCCAGTGTAGATCTTGTCAACTAGCCAAGCTTAATTTTCTGACCAACAGAAATCTTGTTAGCATCTTTAAGTCCATTAATCTTAACAAGATTAGCAACAGTAGTTTTGTTCTTAGTTGCAATAGCACCAAGAGTATCTCCTGACTTAACAGTATATATCTTTGCTGCTGTCTTTGCAACTGGCTTAGCAGCTGGTTTAGATGCAGTCTTTGGTGCTGGCTTTGGCTTTTCCTCTGGCATGGCCGAGTGAGCTGGCAGTGGCTGTGCTGGAGCGTCAGCAGGAGTTACCTCATCAGCTGATGCCTTTGCCTTCTCTGCTGCCATAAGTGCTTCTACGAAACCAACTGGCTCAACGAAGCCCTTGCCATCTGCAGACCAGCCATGTTCTTTGCCCTTCCAGATCTCCCAGTGAAGGTGAACACCAGTTGACATACCAGTAGTTCCCATCTTACCAAGAACTGTACCAGCCTTAACAGTCTGACCAACCTTTACCTGAATAGATCCTTCTTCCATGTGAGCATATAGCGATGTGTAAAATACTCCATCAATCTTGTGTAAAAGCACTACATAGTATCCAAATCCACCACCTGCAGCAGTCGACTTCTGTGCCTTTAGAACCTTTCCATCTGCAAATGCTTCGATGTACCATGGCTTCTTTCCAAGCCCAAAGATGTCAGTTCCATTGTGGTGCTTTTTGGTTTTCTGAACTGGGTGGATTCTCCAGCCCATCTTACTGCTGATTTTCCAGCCTTTGTTTTTTCCTCCGTCAATCGGATATTGATACTTGGCCATATGGCCCTCCTTCTGTATAAATATATTTTAACACATTATGCTTCTAGATAATCGCAATAAATTTCCACTACCGAGTCTGTGTCAAAAGGTTTCTCTGATGCAGAAGTGTTAGATGCAAACTTTGGTCTGCCCCATCCAACAATAGACACCTGAATACCCTTTTTATTCTTTGCATATCCACGAATCTTTTCTGCAACCATTCCGCCATTTCTCTGGTCTCCCTTTGCAGTCCCAGATGTGTTGCCTTCTACAGTTGTGCATAGCCCATCTCTTCCAGCCTTAATGCAAATACCTACATGAGATATTCTATTGACACCATCTTCTGGAAAATCAAAAAACAGGATGTCTCCTGGCTGTGGTGATTCTCCACTCTTTGCATCAATCCATGCACCCATTTTTTCAAATGATGCTGCACCTGCTGGTGTGTAGACAGTGTTTGGCACCTTTACCCCTGCTTGATCTGCACACCACATAACGAAACTTCCGCACCAAGGCTGAAAGTTTACCTTTGTAAATTTACCATATTTGGTCTCATTATCTTTTGGTCCTTCAATAGTCCCAAGTTCTTTCTTTGCAACCTCAACTAGTAGGGCTGCCGTGTTTTTATTTGCCATAATACCTCCCCTAGGCCTTCTGGTATACTAATTATATCATGTTAGGAAAGCTGTGAAAAATAAGATAATAGTTCAGATATCTGCATGGAGAGATCCGTTTGTAATTAATACAATCCTATCTGCATATAACTCTGCATCAAATAAGGATGGGCTGGTTTTTGGCTGTGTCTTTCAGGGGTATGAAGAAGATAGATGGATGATTAAAGAAATAAATAACCTTGGACCAGAGGTTAGGTTTATTTGGATTGACGCAGAGACAGCTCCTCTATCACTTACCAAAATACGTGGCGATATAGCCATGACGTTAGTTAGGGATGAGAGATATTTTTTACAGGTTGACTCCCACACAAAATTTGCACCAAACTGGGACTTACACTTTATTAATGAGCTAGAAGATGCTAATCGCCAATTTGGTAAAAGTGTAATTGGTGGATACATACCAACAATATTTACAGACTGGGATGAAGACTTTAAGGGGTGTTTGTGGACAGCAGAAGCCGATGAAGAGTGGTTCAAAATATATGGCGGACCAATCATGGGCAGGCAGGTAGTCAAGCAACCAATACAAACTCTAGAAAAATTTATATGTGCTGGACATTTATTTGGTGAGACACAATTTTTACGTGATGTTCCACAAGCAGATAACATATTATTTAAATATGAACAGCCTATGATGATGCTTAGGGCATATACTGGTGGATACAATGTAGTAGGCCCTTCAGGATCATATCTCTGCGGTTTTGACTATGAGCATGCAGATAAAGACTCATATGTTAAGCACTCTAGGTATAAGGATCCAAGATGGAATAGTCTTTGGGGGAAAAAAGAAGAGCAAGACCACGAATATTTCAAGTCAATATTTGTAGAAAAGATATACCACCCAAAGAACGGTGCACTAACTAAAAGATCTATTGAAGACTATATTAGCTTTATAGGGTATGATCCAGTAACATGCAAATTAATTTAAATTTAGCATTGCTATAAAGGTATCTCTAGCATCGGAAAGTTCTTTTCCAGCTATTTGATAGAATTCTTCTATGTTTCTTCTCTGGTTTTTAACCTTAAACATTTTAGAATTGTCTAGCAAAACAAACTTTGATATCTCCAGTTTTTCTTCTGGTGTCTCAAACAAGGCCTGATATCTCTTACCATCGCTACCCAAGGTATGCTTATCTTTACCATAAATTGCCTGAGCTGTTGCCCTATCGTCATGTCCTATATGTACATACTCTGGAAGCATATAGTAATCCCATCCAGATAAGAAGCTACTTATTGCAATAGTATATTCCTCGGAATATGACCTTATTGTTTTATGAAACCCTACATCAGAAAGATAGTCTTTGTTTGTGAAAAAAAAGTGACTGCATGAGTATAGGGTATACTGATATCTCTCACCTTCCCAAGGAAACTGTGATGTCCAAGGTAATATCGTACGCTCAATACTATCTTTTTGATTATTCCAGTCAACGATCCAGTGCGATTTATCATTAATCAAACCGCTTGTAATAGCTTCTCCCAAACCATCCATGGTTGGTCTAGATATGATGGTTCTGTCACCATGCAATCTTCTAAGATCTTCATAGTCATTTATTAGTTTTGCATCCCAGTATTTAGAAAATAACATGTGAGAGTCAATCATCAAGAAGTAATCTTGGCCCTGGTGTTGCTCAGCCATTTCACGTCTAATCCAATAAACCCCTGGCCTTTCTTTCACATCATAAAAAATAAAATTGAAATTAGGGTTATCCAAGTATTTAGAAATATCTGGCATTTTATCTTCGTCATATTGCATACCAATACAAAAGAATACTCTTTCTGGAAAAAGTGCATTGTCTATGGCACTCTCTATAGTCCTAATAAGAGATGGATCATTGTATGCTGGAACAGTCATAAAAATTGTTTTATCTTTATTTATAAACATTAGTTATCTTCTTTCAAATTATAAATGTTTGGAATCCATTCCATATCATCTTCTGGCTCCAGCATGTCCTGATCTGCATGCCATGGAAGACTTGTCAGACAAATAACTATTGAAAATCTTTCTCCAGCAGTCATCTCTGATATTCCATGAATATATTCGTGTCCTGCACTTGGGAAAAAAACTGCTTCTAGTGGCACTGGATCATACACAAATTCTTGATTTGGAAAGTGTAGCTTTCCTCCCTCAAAATTATTCTCTGGGTAGGCAACAACACTCCATTCGATCCAAGGTTCTGGATTTACAGAGTCTGTATGCAGTCCACCAGTATATCCTATCTCTGTAGTATGATTCATAAACACCTTGTATACATATACTGGACGCTTAAAGCCATAAAGCTTTTTTACATACTCAGCAGCCTTTCTTCCGTACTTTTTATTAAGATATCTGGTGTTCTCATTATACTGAAGAGCTGTGCCACCAAATCTTTCCTTATAGTATTCTGGAAATGGCTCTATGGCTGATGGATGATCTGCTTCTTTTACATAAAGCTTAGCATCATCTTCTTCTAAGAAGTTACTTACAATTTCTATTCTATGCATTTTTTCCTCCATCTTAGTATACCGCCTTAGTCCCTGCTATAAATCTTCTTGCATCCACATCATGCATTTTTAAGTCATATGGATCATATAAAACATCATTTGTTTGATATGGCAGCTTCAGTATTTTTGCAGTGTCAATCTTGTGAAAATTAGCAAATCTATCAATTGCTTCATCAGTGATTCCATACCTATCGTTGTCAATTTTATTTAAAATATCTACAACTACATTATAGTTATGCTCAGATGAAAATGTATGATATGTATTTTCTATAGACCTATACATCTTATCTACATATATATTATCTGGGCATGAGAATATTTCATACCCATTAGACATAAAGGCAAGAGTCCAATATTCGTCTTCTCCGTAGTATTTTAAGAAATTAGGCATAACAATATTATTAAATGCTTCTGATTTTGCAAATATGAAATTTTTATTTATAAAATTTGTTTTTGAAAAATGCTTTGATGGGACATACTTTGCCTCAAGCGAGAACAAATCCTTATGTGTTACAGATATTAACCCACCACCAGAAATTACTACATTGTCATTGCTATTCATGAACTCAAGCAACTCTTTGTCCCATCCATAAGAGAGAACAGAGTCTGGAGTTATAATGCATATATGTGTTGACGAATCTAACCTTGGTTCAATCTTACTTATTTTTTTGACGGTTAGTCCAGCGATATCATCCCATATTTTATGTTCATAAGAGCATTTAGGTATCTCCCAGAAATCTTTATAGTGGTCTACTGGGTGCTGCTCAAATACCTCAATTGAATGATCAGAAATAGTGTTCTTATCTAGATTATTTACAAAATCAAAAAGATTCTTATCTTTATAAGACACTACAACTATTGTAAGGTTTGTGCTATTCATCATGGGAAACTTCTTTTTCTTTTTTGCCAAAAATACCAAATATCTTTTTACGCCAAGCTGTCTTCTTATAGTATCCATATAGCATAGATCTTCTATTTTCTCCACGGAACCAGTGTTCATCAATCGTTTCCTGTGAGCTATCAACATCTAACTCCCAGTTGTCACGCTTGAATGGTATCATCTGAAAAATTGGTGTGCCCTTTGGAATTACACCACGGAAGTTACGCTTTAAAAAGAATGCGGTAAATACGGGTAGTCCCCAAATGTCAGCATCAACTATTCCAGAAAGAGTATAGAATGGAAGATCGTGCCTATTCATTGGGTGTGTAATTAGAACAGAGTATCCTGGAGGAGTCTCATAGAACCAATTCATTCTCCAGCCAAAATGTATTGGGTGGCAGTTGTCTGGTAGCGGAACGTCAAAGATTGGTCGTGTATCAACCAACATAACATTACCCTTCCAATGCATAATAGGATGACCATTCTCATCCATATCAACATATAGATCATCCTCTAAACAGTACTGATACCCTGCAGTTATTGCATCAAAATAAGGCATGCACATTTTTGTAGATACCTGTGCACCATCAGTGCCAATATGATTCTCTGGCCTAAGAGTTATATCACTATTAGACTTGTCATGTCTTGCCAAAGACCTGTACCACTCAGGAATATGCCTTACAGCTGGTTCTGGTGGGCTCATCTCTTTTAGCCTATACGGCTCTGCGTGAGCAGGTATAAAAGTAATCTTTAGCGGTTCAGACATTATTTATATTCTTTACGGCTTCTAAACTTATTCTTATATCCATTATTAAATGTACTACGCAGAGTTAGTCTTTGTGGAAGAATATCCTTTTGCGTATCTTCTGCCGTAAGAATTTCCATCTGCCAATCATCACGTCTGAAAGGAATTACCTGTGCAATTGGTGTGCCCTGTGGGATTGTGCCCTTGAAACCTTTTTCAACCCAGAAAGAAAAGTGCCCATCAGTAGCAAACCCATCAGTATCAACAAGACCATGTACTGCATATAGCGGTGATGAATCTCCATGAAATGGCTGAGTGATCAGTGTGCTAAAGCCCTTTGGTGTCTTAATGATCCACATAGGCATGATTCTAAGTAGGTCTTGGTGCCACTTGTCTCCATATGGATACTTCTCATATTGTCTACGTTCATGTGTAGCAAAAAGATCACCCTTGAACTTTGACATAGCTAGTGGTATTTGATAGGTTAGTTTTTCGCCAGTCGCATCTACATAGACATCCATAGGCATTCTCAAAATATATCCTGCAGTAATTGCATCAAAGATGGGCATGCACTTCTTTACTGTACTAGCTGGCTGACCCATTTGTGCCATCATTTCACCGTTATCAATTGAACCAGGTGTGTCCTTGTACCACTGTGGTAAGTTCCGTGAAGCTGGTACTGGCTCTGGGACAAAATTTCGTACCTCTTCATTCAGAGGATAAAAGCTAATTATGTTTGCTTTGTTTTTCATAGAATTCCTTTACTCTTTCTATTATTATATCATCTGCGTAGAACATTATGTCATACATTGCAGATCCTATTGGTATTTTACCAAACTTATCATCAATCATGTGTGGCCCCACCCTCTTAAATCTAAAGGGAACGAAGTGTGGCTCTACAAACCTTGCATCATCTGGAACCCTGCCATAGTTTGCTATGCTTGAATATGTGTGGAATGGGGTATCTTCTTTTGGTGGATGAAAATATGCAACAACTGATTCATCAATAAACCATGGTACATAGAATTTAAATGTTCCAGGATAGCAGTTATCTGCATCAAAGTCTAGTGCAGAATTATAGTATTGTCTTTGCCATGGTCTATCAACGTTATAAAATGATCCATCTTCTTTTTCTAATAGAAAAAACTCAGCATGGTTACGTTGACGAAGTGTTACTATATTATTATTTATACTTATCAGATCTGGTGGCGGTACCAGTCTCTCAACATATCTATTAATTGGCTTTATCACTGAGTCTTTGTTCTCTCCAGAAAGCACTGTTTTGTATGCAAGCCAATTAAATGGTATGTTTGATTTCTGAGACAGCTCTGTGAAAAATGGATCTTTGGTGTTATACCAAATATCAAAATTATTAATCTCGTGCGTTATTATAGGAGGCTTTTCCATATCCAAACCTTTCCAACCTATTATAGCATTAATCGCTTTATCTTGCTCTCCCCCGTGGATTCGAACCACGATTCCTAGGGCCAAAACCTAGTGTCCTGCCGTTGGACGAAGGGAGAATAGTGCCCCCACTTGGGATCGAACCAAGGGCCTACGGATTAAAAGTCCGCAGCTCTACCGCTGAGCTATAGGGGCATGGCGGAAACAGTAGGATTCGAACCTACGGGGCTGTTACACCCACGGTTTAGCAAACCGCTGCAATGGACCACTCTGCCATGCTTCCGTGCCCCCAGATGGATTCGAACCATCGCTGAAACGATTTTAAGTCGCTTACCTCTACCACTGGGCTATAAGGGCTTTGTGCTTCCCATAGGATTTGAACCTATACTGATCAGGGTTTGAATCTGATGTCTCTACCGTTGGACTAGAGAAGCTTGGCGGAAGGAGGGAGAGTCGAACTCCCAAGGGCTTTAACACCTCAACTGTTTTCAAGACAGGTTCCGTCGCCAATCGGATTGTCCTTCCGTGCTTCCCGTGAGATTTGAACTCACACTTTGTAGCTTCTAAGACTACTGCCTCTACCGTTGGGCTAGAGAAGCGTAGTCCATAAGAGAATCGAACTCCTGTCTACTGGATGTAAGCCAGCTGCTCTACCATTGAGCTAATGGACTGCTGTGGATCTTAGGAGAATCGAACTCCTAGCCTTCTGGATGCAAACCAGACGCTCTCCCAATTGAGCTAAAGACCCTGGGGTGATACGAGGGAATTGAACCCTCATTCCTTGGACCACAACCAAGCGTTCTACCATTGAACTAGTACCACAGTGGAAGTGGTCAGATTCGAACTGACTCAGGTGCACCCAACGGTTTTACAGACCGCCTCGCCTCTCCAACTGCGACGCACTTCCTCGTACCAATAAAAGGATTCGAACCTTTGACTCATGGCTTCGTAGACCATTGCTCTTCCGCTGAGCTATATTGGTATGGTAGATGTAGCTGGATTTGAACCAGCGATCCCTGCCTTATCAGAGCAGTGCCTTAACCACTTGGCCATACATCTATCGTCTAGATAGCAGGGATTGAACCTGCGATCTCCTGTTCCCAAAACAGGCGTGATACCGCTTCACTATATCTAGTTGGTTGCGGAGGTGGGATTTGAACCCACGACCTTCAGCTTATGAGGCTGCTGAGCTGTCCGAACTGCTCTACTCCGCAATGTATATTATATCTTTTCTATATTTAGTTGTCAAGTCCTAACACTTGGAATCGAACCAAGAACCTTCTGTGCTTCAAACAGACGCTCTACCAATTGAGCTATATCAGGTGGCAAAGTATGTAGGAATCGAACCCACGCCAACAGGTTTGGAAGCTGTTGTGCTACCACTACACCAATACGATATGTTATGGAACTAACTGTTTGGTATTGTATTAAATTGTGATTGTTTGGATTTTTATTAGATAATCTATTTGTTTAAGCGAGTTAGATTAGATACTCGGCTGGAGACTGGCTAAATGCCAAGAGTACGCCAGACTAAATCGCACATGCGATTGCTGGTTTGAATACTTCATAGTTAGCTCCATAGTTATAGTATAGCATACTTTTTATGCTATAGTAGCCCCAACGGGAATCGAACCCGTCTTGCCAGATTGAAAATCTGGAGTCCTAACCGATAGACGATGGGGCCATCGAGCTCCCTGTCAGGTTCGAACTGACGACCTATCGCTTACAAGGCGATTGCTCTGGCCAACTGAGCTAAGGAAGCATTTGCCAATCGTGCTCACCTTTTGGTTAAGGAAGTTTGCCATTGGCTGTTATACCTAGTGGGTTAGCAGAGCAATCTCCATCGGGCTGAACCCCTTCGTATGATGCGTCCACAGTGCAGGTTTCGGTATAACAATCTCCACATAAGTTGTTCAGACTTATGCTTCTGAGCGATCCCAAGGGGACTTGAACCCCTGACCTCCACCGTGACAGGGTGGCGTTCTAACCAACTGAACTATGAGACCAAGTGGGATATCAGATTAATCAGATCTATATCCCTGAGTCGTTTCCTAAGACGAGTGACTAGCTCCGAACCTATATCGTGAGGTGCCTACACGCCAGATTAAACCAATGCCTGGACATTCTCAAGTGTTGAATTTTTACGTACACTTGTACACGTATAGGTGATTAGCCTATAGAGCGAATAGAGAGAATCGAACTCTCACCTTCTGCTTGGAAGGCAGAGGCACTACCATTATGCAACATTCGCAAAGTGAGTAGGTGGATTGCATTTTACCACCAGTGCCTAGTCAATACGGCTCGTCAAGTACCGCTTTGAGCACACCTACCGTTTGTCCGCTAAGACGATCCGCTAAGATCCGATAGTACCTTATTCCCCCCATTTGACTCTGGGAATTATTCGGTCATACTCCACATCAACCGTCGTTAATGTGTTTGCTGCCCCACCTGGGATCGAACCAGGGACCTGCCGATTAACAGTCGGACGCTCTGCCAGCTGAGCTATAGGGCATTATTAAGTTGTATTTTATTATAACACGTTATCGTTTACATGTCAAGTCTGGAAGCATTTTAATAAAATCTTTATATTGTTCAACATAAAACTTATCTGGAGTAACTCCAAATGACTTTTCAAATGCATCTTTCCAATTACTAGTATAACGCATCTGTGTATAGAAGTCAAGCATTGCTTTGTGCCCTCCATACTTTGATACTAATTCTGCTACAGCAATAGCACCGTACCCATATTGTTTAAATGAATGCCCTGCACCAGTTTCTATCTGCTTCATCTCAGATGCTAGCTTTTCTGGGTTTGGTAAATCTGAATAGCCTGGAACGCTGCATGCAAATCCGTTAAGGTGGCCCTTTATATGTGCAGAAATGTTTTTATCTTTTATAGATCCTAGCCACCATCCATAGTATGTTGCAGCACCCTCATTGAGCCAAGAAGGAATGTCAAATGCCCTTTGGTAGTTGCTAACTGCACCAGTCTTTGTTCCTCCAGTGCTATAGATTACGCTATGAGTATATTCATGTGCAAGCAATTCCATTCTGTACCACTCTGTTTTATCAGACCAGGTGCATGAAATTGAACTCCACTCATTTCCGCTATTACCGTTTTCACAGGTATTGCCATATAGTCCAGTAAACCTAGAGTCAATCTTGTTGATTGATGGTGATGCTGCCCACTCACGGTCCTTTTCTGATGTAACTATTGCATAATAATATGATGGAGAATAAAAAGTAGAGAACACACTTGCAATAGAGACAAAGGCCTCAGTACCATTAGACACAATTTTTGGATCAAGGCTTGGACCAAATTTTATATTATTAGTTGGTAGCCTGTAGTCATTAACAAACAGATACTTATCAACATCGTCAAATGATGTCAGCAGCACTGAATAGTCTGTTGCAGTTATTGGCTGTGCCGTTATAGTTGGACTTGGCTTGGGTGTGGCAATTGGAGCCTTGCTTTTTGTTGGTAGACTAACCCACCTATAAAAAATTCCAACCTTTTTGCATATCTTATTATTGCTTACTACATTTACTTTTTTTGCAGAGCAAGGCTGGAATACAGCAGCTTCAGACGCATTAACGAATCCAGTTAGCAAAAATGCTGTTGTTAAAACAGTTGCAAATTTTTTCATACCCAAAAATCCTCTACTGAATAAGTTTAACTACTGGTGCACAAGGGTCTCCGCCCTCTTCCCATTCTTGCTGCTCTTCTTCTGTCATATATGGGTCGCCATCATGTGTATAGCAAAATGGCTCAGTTACCCATCCCTTATCAATGCCTACCTGTAGCCATTCCCACATGTCTTGCTTATCTAAAATAATAATGTCGTTATTGTTTTCCATAAATATATTCTATCACTAGGTGCTGACAATGTCAACTGGACCTTGGCAAGAAGTTGAGAATTTAATAGCAGCACTAACAGCTTTCATGACACGCTTGCGTGTATCTTTTAAATTTTCTGTAGAATACATAGAACCATATGCATATTCTGATCCAGACCCCATTGCTATATAGTCATGCATGTATTGGTTTAGTGACATATCAACAGCATTATGTTCATATATCTTTCCACGAACACCAATGAGCAATCCAAAGTCTGAGTCATTTGATACATCTACCCACCAATTTTCATAGAATACACGTAGAGCAATTAGAAAATCAGTATACATAAACTTATCTACGTCATCGCCCTTTGGTGCAGGTGGCTTAAAATTATACTTCATCCTATCGCCATCCATTGAACCACAATATCCAAAAACATATTCTCCATGCTTCCAAACTTTTGGACTTGTAAGAGACATAATTAAATTGTTTTCAGATGCACCACGGTCACCTGCCATATAAATTTTATCTTCGTGACGTGCTGCAACTATACATGTCATACAAAAATCCCCTAGCCTTAGATACCTACATATAAGTATACACTAGCTAGGGGATTCTGTCAATTGACCCCAAATAATGACTATTTAACTTGTTTCTTATCGACTGTAGCGAATGCGTCATTAATTTCAGTGATTGTGAGCTTGCCATCATCAAGAAATGCTCTTGCGAGCTTCTCTACGACTGTGGCTACGCCCAGCAAACCTGCAAGAAATACTGCCTGTGCTGTATCAATACCAACAACGGCTCCTGCACCAAGAACTCCAAGACCGTTTGCAGCGAATACTGCTACGATTCTCATGAGGACATTAGACAGAGCCTTTTGGCCCTGGGGTTTTGCTGGCACTGTTCCTGCTTCTTTTTTAGTTGCCATTAGTCTTCCTCTCTGTTTCTGATAGGATAGGTAACAACCCATGCAAATAGGGTTCCTAATATCGCATACCCAACGATTGTTTTGGCACTACCATCAAGAACTACCCAAGCAATAAACATGCCTAGGAGCGTCCAAAGTTGGTCTACCATATCTTTAAAGAATTTAACCATTCTTATGATCTCCTTGTATTGTTAGACCCACCTGTAGTACCACCTGATGATGCAACAGAAACTGCGTTCATCGCTGCACCTGCAGCAACTACTGTTGCGACTACCATGTGTTGAGCCTCTTCTCTCTCAGCAGGGCTCATATCTGCACCAATAGAACCAAGGGCAGCAATGGCTGCTCCTGGATCAGAAAGCAATTCTCCTACGAATGCTCCTGGGTCAGAAATCAATTCAATGTCTGCTGCTACCTCAGCAGTAATTACAACAGCATTTCCACTCTCATCTGTTCTAACATCAACTGGTGTTGAAGGTGGTAGATCAGAGTAGGATATTCCTGCTGCCTGTATCTGTTCGCTAGACAATGCTTCTCCTGGCTTTAGCTCTTCTATTAGAGATGAGACAATAGCCTCTTTCTCTTCTTCTGTAACTACCCCGTCTGCCTCAGCATCTTTTACAACGTTTTCAATCTTTGCAGCTTCTTCTGCAGCCTTTTGTTCTGCCTCTAACCTTGCTTTTTCTTCTGCCAATCTTTCTGCCTCTGCAAGTGCTTCTGCTTCTAATCTTTCTGCCTCAGCTTTAGCAGCTTCTTCTGCAGCTAATCTTTCTGCTTCTATCCTTGCCTCTTCTTCAGCTTTGGCAAGTGCTTCTGCTTCTGCCTTGGCCTTGGCTTCTGCTTCTGCAGCTAGTCTTGCCTCTTCCTCAAGCCTCAGTCTTTCTTCTTCAGCTGCCTTGGCTTCTGCTTCAAGTCTCAATCTTTCTTCTTCTGCAGCTTTTGCTTCAGCAGCTAATCTTTCTGCTTCTGCTTTTGCAGCTGCTTCTGCAGCAGCTTTAGCCTCTGCCTCTAGCCTTAATCTTTCCGCCTCTGCTCTTGCTGCAGCTTCTGCTGCTAGTCTTGCTTGCTCAGCAGCAATAGCTGCCTGTCTAGCAGCTTCTTCTGCTGCAGATTGCTGAGCAATAACTGTAGACAAATTAGATACGGACTGCCCTGCATCCTCAACAGCCTGTGTAGCAGTTGCAGATAACTCTACTGCAGTTTGAATTGCTTGATTAGCATCCTGTATTGCTGCTGTCTCCGACTCCTCTGCTTCAACTACTGCAAGCACTGCTGTTGCAAGAGTGTCAGAGGATGAGTTAAAATTATTTTGCATGCTAGTTTCAATTTGCTGTAACCCAGCTAGTGCTGTTTGATCAGATTGCAATTGTGTTTGTGCACTTGAAAGTGTACTCAATTGTTCTTGTGTAGCAGTTCCTGTTGTAGTGGTGAATGCACTTGCTGGAACAATAGACCAACTACCACCTTGAGTCCACATTAGGTTAACATGTGCTCCACCACCATTTTCATAATAGTATAGTGTTAGCGGAATTGGGTCTCCTGCCTGCACATTATATGTAACAGCAGTTCCACCGCCACCCTTGTCATACCAGTCATTAATAACTGTTTGTCCATCTAGCTTAAGGATAACTCCATCATCAGCAGGGGCGTATAGCCCAATAGTTCCAGTATATTGAGAGGTAATGTTACCACTAAACTTAACTATAAAGTCTTCGGACAATGCATTGAATGCTGTACCCCCACCCCAGTCAAAACTAATCTGAGTTACTGTTGTTGTAACCACTGGAGTCTTGCCAATTGTTTCTGGCAGTGGTGGTGCATTATTGTAGCCAACCATATTATATACCTCAGCCTTAAGGCCAGGGGCACTACCAATAGCTTGATCCACTGCAGCTTGTGCAGCCTGTACATTCTGAATGTCTGTAGCTACTATAACCTCTTGAGCATCAACATTTGCAGTTGCCTCTGCTAGGTCTGCTGTTGCATTTACCAAATCTTGCTGTGCTACACTTAGGTTTGCCTCAGCCTGCTCTACAGTTGCTGTAGCTCCATCGGCTATAGAAATCTTTATATTTGCTTGCTCAACAGCTACCTCAGCTTGATCTACGGCATCTGAGGCAACAGATATGGCATTAGTTGCTGTAGTTATAGCATTGGCAATTGTTTCTGTCACTGAAACAGATCCTGATTGCTGTACCGCAGCATCCATATTTTGAGAAACAACAACCAGGTCTGAGTTGGCAGTTTCTATTGCAACAACCACAGTAGTCAGCTCATCCTGCTGAACAACAGTTACGGTAGCACTATTTACCACTTCATCAGCATATGCAGAAAGTGGCCAGAGTGTCATCACTCCTGTGAGTAAAAGTAGGGCAATTATAGCCCAAGACTTCTTCAAAGTTGGGGTCTCCTTTGTGGGGTTAGAAGCTTAGTAGTTTAATTATACACCACTTTAATAATAGAAAAGCCCCTCCGAAGAGGGGCCAATCTTATTTAGTTTTAGAAGTCCCAGTCATCGTCCTCGGTAGCTTCGTGCTTACCGATTACGTATGAAGAACCAGAGCCAGAGAAGAAGTCGTGGTTCTCATCTGCGTTTGGCGACAAAGCAGAAAGAATCGCAGGATTTACATTGCATACCTCTTTGGGAAATAGTGCATCAAATCCAAGATTCATCAGAGCCTTGTTTGCGTTGTAGTGTAAGAACTTCTTGACATCTTCGGTTAGTCCAATTTCGTCATACAGTGCTGCTGTGTATTTAATCTCATTATCATACAGTTCCATTAGTAGGCTATAGCAGTAGTCCTTGAGCTCTTCTTGACGCTCGGGAGATGCCTCACTAAATGCCTGCTGGAACTTGTATCCAATGTAGTAGCCGTGTACAGCTTCGTCACGAATGATTAGGCGAATTAGGTCAGCGGTGTTGGTCAGCTTTGCTCTGGAAGACCAGTACATAGGAAGATAGAAACCTGAGTAGAATAAGAATGACTCCAGAAGTGTTGAAGCAATCTTACGCTTTTCTGGATCATCTCCATAGTATCTTTCTAGAACAATCTGTGCCTTCTTTTGAAGGTATGGATTCTCCTCAGACCATCTAAAAGCATCCTCAATATCCTGTGTAGAAGTTAGTGTAGAGAATACACTAGAGTATGACTTAGCGTGAACCGATTCCATGAAGGCAATGTTGGTGATTACTGCCTCTTCGTGCTGTGTACGTGCATCTGGTATAAGTGACATTGCTCCCACTGTACCCTGGATTGTATCCAGCATAGTCAAACCAGTAAACACACGCATAGTCAAAAGCTTCTCGTGGTCCTTTAGGGTTGACCATGATTGAATATCATTTGACAATGGCACCTTTTCAGGCAGCCAAAAGTTTGCCGTTAGACGGTTCCAGACCTCTAGATCGATTGGGTCTTCTACTTTGTTCCAGTTAATTGGTCTAGTAATCATTTTTCTCCTTATAGCATGCAGCTTACGCAGTTGTCGATTTCAGTACCCTCTAGTGCAAGCTGTCGGATTCTGATGTAGTAAATGGTCTTAATACCTTGCTTCCAAGCATAAATTTGTGCCTTATTTACGTCACGAGTGGTGGCGGTGTCCTTGAAGAACAGGGTTAGCGATAGACCCTGGTCAACGTGCTGGGTTGCAGCAGCGTAGACATCGATGATCTTCTCAGGACCTACCTCGTAGGCATCCTTAAAATACTCAAGGTTATCGTTGGTTAGGTATGGTGCTGGATAGTAAACACGCCCCATCTTTCCTTCCTTACGGATCTCAATGCGAGATGCGATTGGGTGGATAGATGATGTTGAGTTATTGATATATGAAATTGAGCCTGTTGGTGGTACAGCCTGAAGGTTCTGGTTGTATAAGCCAAAGTTCATTACATTGTTCGCAAGCTCTTTCCAGTCTTCTTGATCAGGAATGTGAATACCTGCATCTGCAAAAAGTTTAGCAACCTTGTTGGTCTTAGGCTTCCATTCATTTGCAATATACTTGACAAAGAATGTGCCATCAGCATACTTTGATTGCCAGAATCCATCAAATGGGCTGCGTGTTTCTTTTGCCATTCTATTAGAAGACTTTAGAGCATTGAACAGAATAGTATAGAAGTAAATGTTAGTAAAGTCAATTGACTCTTCATCACCATAGTGCATACGCTCCTTGCCAAAGTAGCCATGAAGGTTCATCTGACCAAGGCCAATAGCACGTGACTTCTTGTTACCCTCTGCAATTGACAGAACAGAATCTATATATGACATATCAGCAACTGCAGTCAGTGCTCTAATTGCAACATCAACAGACTTTTCAAAGTCTGGACCTTCCATAACCTTAGCAATGTTGAGTGAGCCAAGATTACAAGAAATATCCTTACCAATTTCATTGTATGATAGGTCATTATTATATGTGCTTGGTGTGTTGACTTGAAGAATTTCAGAGCAAAGGTTTGACATGTTAATGCGACCAGCGATTGGGTTTGCATTATTTACAGTGTCTTCGTAAACGATGTATGGGTATCCAGACTCAAACTGAAGCTCAGCAATACGCTGGAATAGGTCACGTGCCTTAATCTTAGTCTTCTTAATTCTAGCATCGTCAACCATTTCCTGGTACTTCTCAGTTACTGACATATCTGACATTGGAACACCATACACACGCTCAATGTCGTAAGGGGAGAATAAGTACATGTCTTCGTTGTTCTTAGCTAGCTCAAGCGTCACATCTGGAATAACTACACCAATAGAAAGGGTCTTGATACGAATCTTCTCATCAGCGTTCTCACGCTTGGTGTCTAGAAACTTCATGATGTCTGGGTGATGTGCGTTTAGGTAAACAGCACCTGCACCCTGACGAGCACCTAGCTGGTTGGCGTAGGAGAAGCTGTCTTCCAAAAGTTTCATAACAGGGATTACGCCAGAAGACTGGTTTTCAATCTTCTTGATTGGTGCCCCTGCTTCACGTAGGTTGCTTAGGTTGAGTGCTACACCGCCACCACGCTTTGAAAGCTGTAGTGAAGAGTTAATTGCACGTGCGATTGATTCCATATTATCTTCGATACGAAGTAAGAAACATGAAACAAATTCTCCACGCTGTGCCTTGCCAGCATTTAGGAATGTTGGAGTTGCAGGCTGGAAGCGACCTGAGATGATTTCTTCTACAAGGTCAAGAGCAAGCTTCTCATCTCCCTGTGCAAGCATAAGGGCATTCATGCAAACACGATCTTCAAAACGTTCCAGATAACGCTCACCGTCAAAAGTCTTAAGTGCATACTGAGTATAGAACTTGTATGCACCAACGAAGGTTGGGAACCTAAAACGCTTTCCATACGCTTCTTTAAACAAAGACTTAATAAATTCAAAGCTATACTTTTCAAGAACTGAGTTATCATAATACTCATTCTCAACTAAATAGCTAAGCTTTTCTTCTAATGAGTGAAAGAACACTGTGTTCTGATTCACATGATCTAGGAAGTATGCTTTAGCAGCAGCCTTATCCTTATCGAACTGAATTTGTCCGTCTTCGCCATATATGTTTAGCATAGCGTTTAGCTCATGATAGCTATAATTGTCCATTTATCTCTTCCAACCTATCTGTTACTCTTTGCACATCTTCTGACGTGCCAAAAATTTCTACTCTTGCAATTACTGGTGCCCCAGTTTTTTGAGATATCAGATCTGCAGCTTTGCAGAAATGTTCTCCAAAATTCGTATTTCCGAAACCTATTATACCAACTAAATTTGATCTATTTGCTGGAACATTTAAAAACTTTTTGACTTGTTTTGGGATTGATGTATTGTCATTTCCACCACCATATGTTGGCACACATAATACATATTTAAAGTCAACAATAAGTGGGTCATCTTCATTCCATCTAATTGGAATTTGCTGTGCCTCGTAGGCTAGCTTCTCAACGAACCTTCTGGTATTTCCAGAATGGTTAGAAAAGTATACCAACTTTATTGACACCTTATATGCTCCTACCATATTTTGAGACAAGTAAGGGGAGAGATTTTACTCCCTCCCCCTACAAGTTATGCTTTAATTACTTAAGCAATGCGACCTTAGTCTTTGGGAACTTCTTGTTCCACTTTTTAGCAAGTGCATTGTACTTTGCCTTTGCAGATGCTGTATTCTTAGCCTCAGCAATAGCCTTTGCCTGCTCAAGAGCAAGTTCAGCCTTTACCTTAGCAAGTTCAGCCTTAGTTGCATCGTGTGCAACCTTTTCAGCAGCAAGTGCAGCCTGAGCGACAGTTAGTTCTGCAGTCTTAGCAGTTAGCTCTGATGCAAGGTCACGAACTGTAACATCAGCAACACGAACAGCAACAGGAGTTGCTAGACCAGTAACAGCAGATGCGACAGTTGCAGTTGCGATCAAACGAACAGTGCCAGCAGCAGGAAGTGTTACATCCTGAGTCTTTGTTCCAAGAGTTGCAGTTGCAGTGTCAGTTGTTAGTGCGTATGTAGTGGATGTGGTGTTTGTAACAACCTGAAGGCTGATTGATGCACCACCCTTTGCATTGCCAAAAACGTCAACACCACGTACTGATGCAGTATATGTAGTTCCTGCAGCACCTGAAGTTGCACCAGCAAGTTCAATTGCGTTTAGTGCACCAGCAGTACCCTGGAAGTAGTATGTAGTTGTGTTTCCACCGACAGTAACTGCTACAGTACCAACTGCAGTGGTTGTAGTAAATACGTAGATATCTGCAGTAGTTCCAGTACCAGTGTTAATTGATACATTTGAAACACCTGCAGAAGCAGATACAGGAGCGTTAACAGCAGCAAGTGCAGTAACGATCTTACCATTAGTTGCGACAGCAGAAACAGTTGTTCCAGTGTCAAGGCCTGTTAGAGCAATCTTTAGTGCATCTACAGCATCTACAGAGTTGTCTGCAGGTACTGGTAGTGCTACTGGTGCTGATACAGCAGTACCGCCAACCGCAGCGTTTCCGCCAACTGTTAGAGCAGTAGATACTGCAGCACTTGCAGGTGTTGCAATTACTGATGTTGCAAGGGCAGAGGCTGCAACCAATGCGAATGCGATCTTCTTAAGTGAAGTCATATATATGTTTTCCTTTTCTATATTATTTAGATTAAATTGAACCTATCCAAATAGTCTTTTACCTCTTTTGGCATAGGTTTATATTGTATCACACTATCTTTTTGCTTGTCAAGTTCAGTTTTAGGTCTATCCCTAAAGGTATGCACCTCAACTTCAAGGTTTAGATCCCTTGGTGTGTGACTTATAGCACCAAAAATAGAGCCACACACAGCGTCAGCTAAGTCCTTGGACAGCTTACGTGGGTGGTCAACATTCTTACCATTCTTAGTGATCTTTAGCTCTGTCAGCTCTTCGAACAAAAGTTCGACTGCTGGCATAGCAAGTCTTTCTTCATATACTAGCATAGCCATATCTTCATAATGCTTTTTACCAACAGAAACAGTATCAGTTCTCATACCAATCTGTTTTAGCTCATTCTGAATGTCAAATGACTGCCAGCGGTCAAAAGATACAAGCCCTATGTTGAAACCAATTCTTCTTAGGTTTTGTATCCACTGTTTTACTTCAGACAAATCTACTGGGCCTTCTACTTTTGGTTCCCAATACGCTACTGCATCTACAACTACAATTGGTGCAATTTGTTGGTAGTCTTTTACTACCTGAACATTTACCCACTTTTCAACGTGAGCAATAGCTACAGCACATTTATCATGCTTCTGTGCAAGGTCAGCATGCACATAGTAAATTTTTTCTGGATCTGGTTCAAATGAAGGCTCAAACCTTCTAAATGAATCTAGTGGGTTGCGTACAGTCATTGCTGCACGAACCTTGTCTCTCTGCTTAAAGAAAGCATCTGACATGTATGTTGGAACACAAGCAAAACGTTGCATAGCATCTCCCATGTCTGTAAAGAATGCCAACTTGAAGTCATCAATCTTACGAGTAGGATTAACTACCCAGGTAGGACGCTTAAGTGCAAACATTCCTGGATACTTATAAGAAACAATTGTGTCTTCATCCCATGAAATTTCAAGCGAGTTTCCTTCTGCATCTTCTGGAAGATCTTCATTCATAATAAATTTATGCTGCTTGGTTACTACTTCTTTTTCTGCAATTACTGCATCATATCTTGTAGAGATGAAGTCTCCAGGGAAACGTGGAAACGAAAGAAGTGCTACTTTACCTAAGTCTGGGAAACGTGAGTCAACAGACGCACGAAACGCTTTGTAGATATTGTCAGCCGTCTTACCCTGATCATTTCCTGTTCCAATTTCTGTAGCAAAACCAGAGATCTCGTCAAGAACTGCAAGGATAAGGTTAAGACCCTCATGCGACTCTCTTTCTGAGTGACCTGAGTATACTGTGATAGATTTATCAAATTCAATTGATTCCGCTTTTGGGTTATATTTTCCAGCAAACCAAGACGATTTCTCAATCTTAGTTTTAAAGCCTTTAAAGAATACGTTCTTCGCCTGTTGTGCGTTGATCGCAACGTTAATGATATCAATGGCATCGCCACTAGGCTTACCAAAATAACGTGCAGGATCTTTAAGGCAAAGTAGCTTATAGACAATATAAGCACACGCAACCGTAGAAGTAAAATCTTTTCCAGAGCCTTTTCCGAGCTGAAGAATGACTTCGTTCTTGGTATATTTCTTGTAGTATCTTCTTCCATCTGTTTCTCCCATAAGATCAATAAGATCTTCTAGTTTGTAGATTTGGCTCATAGCCTCTACAATGTCGTACTGAACATCAGATAGTGGTGGTTGGTTCAGATAGTCCTCTCCTTCAACGAAGGTTTTGGCATCTACTGGACGCTCATCAAAGTTATCGGACTTCAGTGCATCTAAGAAATCATCAAACATTATTATTCACAATCACTACAGTCTCTTTATCTTTACTAAGTCTAGAGAGTCTTCTCATGATTTCATCACGAATTTCTGGATATTCAGATGCGATGTCTTTTAGGATTTGGATAAGTGCTTCCTGCTTTTCCTCAATCTCAATCATTTCTTCTGCTAGCTCTTTATTTTCAAGTAGTCCAGCTTTTTGTAGCATCTCAATTCGTGTCTTTTCTAGGTCCATTACGAGTTTAATGCCCTGCGTTTTTGCACTAAGATTTGCAGTAGTCGTGGCCTCTTCAATAACTTCATAAGCTTTTGAAATTAGCTTGCTGTAATGCGTATCAGCACCAACTAGTGCCTCTTTGGCACGAGCACGAATAGCTGCATTATCTGCAGCCATCTGTCTCCATTCGCTAATGTATCCAACGACAGTCTGTCTTGACATAGACAGTTCTTTTGAAATCTGTGTTGGATCGCTACCAGCAAGGTATTTTTCTACAACCTTGTTTACATTATCAAGGTGCTCTATTAGCTTATCTTCCATATTTAAAGGCCGTTCTCATTCTTTCTTCACTCTTAGCGACAAGCTCTGGATTCATTTTCTGCTCATCAGTGAGTGCAAACTTTGCTCTTGTTGGCATGTCTATACTTTTGTCAGATTTAATGTAATAAAAAATAGCGATGCTTTGTCTGTTTTCGCCATTAGGTGCAGCAATCATCTCTGGAAGCCCATGCCAAAAATCTCTATCTGTTTCAAACAGTACTGCACGATTAAACTTTGGTTCGACATAGAACTCTAGCTCATTAGGCTCTCCGTCTTTATCACTCCAGAACTCTAGCTCTCCACCCCATTTATCTTCCCAGTTTTTATTTAGATAAACGATTAAGTTTAGCTTTCTTACTAGGTCAAGTTTCGGATGCACCTTTGCATCCTGGTGTAGATTAAGTCTGCCGTTGCTTGCGTGTAGATGCATTCCACCAGCATGTAGGCCATAGTCTGCGATAAGCCCATCAATACCAGTTAGGTCTTCTAACTCTTTTGTAAAATTAACAGATGTCAAATCAAAAAATGTTTTATAAAAAGATTTAGGGTACCAGTCCCAATGTGTAGAAAGAAGCTTTTCCTCAAACTCTGAGTTGTTTCTTGTTAGCCATCTTTCATCTTCATACTTATAGAATTCGTCAGAAAGCTGTGTTGCAAGCTCTGTACTCAAGAAGTCGTCAATAATCCAGACCCTTGTTGGTGAGTCAAGATATTCAATCTGATGAGACATTCTTTTTTGCCCTCTTGCCCTTCTGCGGTATTCTTTTGACCTTGTCCAAGGAAAACGATCTGTAGCTATGGCTTTGCCCTCTGAATAGTTCAAAGCAGTCTACCCAACTAGATCCTGTCTCCATGTTGGTTACTACAGCATCGAATTTGAACTTGAGTCCATATTCTCCACTAACTTTAATTATATCACCACGAACTATCTCAAAGCCATTAACTAGCATTGAATGCTCTCTAGTAAATTTACTAGGAGCTACTGGTGCAGCATTCTTCTTACGACCCAACTAAAACTCACCCTTAATACGCTTGATCTCGTCCTGAATATAAAAGATAGCCTTCTCAAGATCCTCAATGTGCTTCTCTTCGCTCTTAATTCCAGCTCTCCAGATATACTTCATTGCATTACCTAAATTGAAGTTCATGTGTCTAGTAATCTGTAATGCCTCAATACCGCTTGGATGGCTGGTATAGTGTGTTGGGTGATTTACCTGATCAACCGTAATCTTTAACTTATCACTCATCGTCTGCTCTTTCTTAGTCCAAATTTTGCAAGATATACATAGATAGTCTCTAGACTAACTCCGCACTCCTTGGCAATATCTTCTGGAGACTTCTTATCCATTATAAAACGTTTACGAAGCCATGCCTCACTAGTATACAGCTTTGCCATTAGCTTGTCAACCTTTCCCAGTTGTTTATTGCATAATGCCCAATGCCAATTGCGTCAGCAACGTCATTATCGCTAACCATCCTGTCATATTGAATATTAATATAATTAATAGTTTTTTCTTTTCTGAGATTTCTTTCATATGTTTTAAGCCATGACTCAGACTTTTCAGGATTTTGGTTACGAATAGCAAGCTTTTCCTCTTTAGTTAGTTTCTTGTTGCCAATGTAGTTTTGCCATGTGATTGGAGCTACTGACTTAATCTGTGTTACCCCAGCCAAACCAGCTGCCCCAAGCAGCCCACCCTGAACTAGAGCTAGGTCTGCTGCAGTTTTAGGACTATTCATAAATACTGTGTGCTCAATCACAATGGCACCAACAGGGCCATAGATGTCTAAGAAAGCCTTAGTTTTCTTGCATGCATCTATGACCTTGTCGTATGTTGTAATGCCACTATACTTTATTTTACCGAAAGATACCAAAGACTTTGAATCAAACAGTGCAAATGCAAGACTATTTGTGCTTGCATCAATTGCCAGAATTTTGGTTGGCTTCCCCACTATCGAGTTCAACTTTACCATTTGCCATTCCTTTTATTTGTCTAAGTACTCTGTTAATTTCTTTTGGATCAACCTTGCATGACTCACATGTCTTTTCATCGTTATAAAATGACAAAACATTATTGCAAATCTTGCATCTACGATCCTTATTCTTTCGTCGCTCACGCCTTGTTCTCTCGTAACGCTGGGCTATTTTTTCTTTTGTAGCCTGATCCCTACACAAGGAAGAGCAATATATTTGATAAGAAGTTTTTGGACTAAAGTGTGTATCACACCATTGACAGTGCTTCATCTATTGGCTCCAGAGATTTAATTTTAATATCTCCCTTACCAGCTTCAGCACATGCAGCCTGAATAGGACATGTCTTGCAAATTTTTGAATTAGACCTATAGTTCTTTTCTGGCAAGGTTCTATCTGTCCATGCCTTTCGAACAGTTCTCATCCAATCAAATGCCTGGTTTACCCACGATACTAGATAACTTCCTGGTTTAACCTCAATAGGCAATACCAACAAGTCGTGGTTATTCTTATTCTCATATATAAGAACACCCTTAGTTTTGCCAAGAATCTTCATATAGATAAGAAGCTGAACAAGGTGGCCAGTCTTTGGCTTACCATGAGCCTTTCTATACTCAAATCCTTCGCTTGGCATGGTTTTAATTTCTCCAACAACGTCTTCGCCAGCCCACTCCAACATTGCATCACCATATCCAAAGATTGGTGGATCTTGACTTACAATCTTAAACTCTGTAGTTTTCTGACCATTGTCATCAACAAACTCTTTAGCGAGGCCAGAGTTAAGCATTGCAGTCTGAATTCTGTCATGAGACAAAGTTCCAGATGTCATATTTGCTACACCATAAGCATCTGCATTGTCTTCAAACATGGCACCATCAAAAGCTAGGTACCAATATCTTGGACACTCTCCATGAGAGTATGCGATTGTACTAGGAGCAAAAGTCTTCTTCTTTTGAAACTTTGCTACACGAGTTACAGTGTATCCATGATGAATTTTTGCAATCAGTTCTTCAGGCTTGATAAACATGTTAGGCTTTTCTTCAACCTTTTTTAACATTACCTGACTTAATAAATTTTTAGCCATAATACCACTTAGCGAGTAATATACTTTAGTGCAGCAACCAAGTTATTGATTGATTCTGCAGCGGTAAAGTATAGGTTCTTCTTCGCTCTATCTCCCTTATCTACGTTAGCCATCCAGGTTGCCTTAAAGGACATTTTAGCAGCAATTGCCTGTAGGCGTACGATCTCAATTGTTGCGACATTCAGAGGAATGTCTGGTTTTACTATTAGTTTTGCAATAAATGTAAGTGCTGTAGTAAGCTCTTCATCCTGCATATAGTCTGCAACTTCTGCAAGACCATTAATCATGTCAAGAGTTGTCTCATTACTCATTCACAAATCCTGCAATCTCTGATTGATGGATTCCGTCTTTTAGACCCATTTCATTATAGATATCCCATGCAGCCATCATTTTTGGATGCTTTGCTACCTGATCACCATATGCTTCTCTCTCTTCATGGCAGAACCTTGGATCAATAGGGTTAAACTGACCAGTCCAGCGATAGTTTGTTACTGGGCAATAGTCAAAGCTTACAATTTCTACAAACTCTCCCTCTTTCCACTTTCGCTTTGGTCTCCAGTGTACCTGGTTTACAGCACTAAAGATAAGGGCATCACCTTTCTTAAGATTATATGGCTTGTCTTCTACCCAAACTTCCCAGTCCTCAATGTTCTGGTCAAGACAGTAGTTAAAGGTTACTAGATTTTCATCTGCATCTAGATGTGGTGGTAGTGCTGGTGCATGCTTTCCATCCCCATACTTAATATTATAGTCAATGTAATTGTAGTGGGTAAGCCTGATTGGGTCCTTATGAAGTGGCTTGGCATAAGAATCCATTACCGCTTCAATTTCTGGTGGGCAGTTAAACTCGATAAGAAGTCTAGACATATGAACAATCTTCTTTGGATGGAATCGTGTTTGACCGTAGTACTGCTCCTGACTACCCTGAAGTCTATCATACTGACCTTCAGTCATTAATGCACGATTGGCCTCAATTACTGATCTAAGCTGCTCAATCTGTTCATCTGTAAATGGCTTCTCAATATAAATTGGAAGCTTTTCATTGTATTTGTCAAAGTCTGTTAGCCACTTGTGCATTGGTGCAACATTTAGCGGAAGACCTGTTTGTGGATTAATTTTCATTTTTATCTCCTGTTTCATTTTTAAAAGTCATATTGAAAAATATCATTTTTACTACATCTCCGTCTTTAAACTCTTTGTCTATTCTACCATGAATTAGCTTTGAAGGCACAAAGGTTATTGATTCGTTATCCTGAAGATCATAAGTTATGTCTTCTATGTAAAGTGGCCAAGAAATATTTGCCTCTAGCTGGTAATCCATCAAACAAAAGTTTTGGAAATCTGTATGCGACTCAAGATTTGGCCTACCATATTTTGCAGAATATTCGGTGTATGTTGCATCAAAAAAGTCTACATCAAACCCATTATTTCTGGCAATTTCAACAACCCTATCTTTGATATCTTGTCTAAGTTTTAGCTCTAGTATAATTTTTCCAAGAGAAACATTGTTAAGATATTTAGACGTATCCATAAATACTTCTTGTGGAAATGTCTCTTTGGTTTTATGTTCATCCCAGACATAAACCGTTCTCTTTGACAGCTCATCTGCTATATACTTTTTTAGGTATAAAACCTGTTCTTCTGAGAAAACACCTTTTACATATTTTTGCATAATAATATTATACCTCATCAATTAATTGTTCTAGTAACTCTAGCTCAACAATAGCCAGCCTTACCTTCTGGTTACCCTCGCCAAGAACAACAAAGATTGCTGGGTCATTACCATTCCTGATTGCATCTGTAACTGCCTTAGCCCAGTTGTCCTTGTTTACTGTAAAACCCTTGGGATACTCTTTGAAGTCAACAGTGAAGTTGTGCCAAGTGGCATCGCCCTTCTTGGTATTTCTACCAGAATTCTTATGCTGCTTAGCTCCTATTCTCTTGCTCTCACTTCTCTCGCTCATAGTCCCTTTTCTTCTTTGTTGCTAGCGACACCCTACTAATGTGTCCATCCTTGCACATCCAAGTTAATTCTTTTGTTTCTGGATATGATCTTAGAGATGTAACCTCTGCCTTGCAGGTATGACATTGAAATTTACCGCTATATACCGTGTACTTAGCCATTTAGCTTTGCCTTGATTGATTCCTGTAGATCTAGATCTTCCTTTACCCTTGCGATAAAAGCCTCTCTTCCCTGAACCTTTGTTCCATCCTCAAGCTGATACCATGCACCAGTTCTTGCTACAATGCCTAGAGACTCTGCAGTATCAACCAAATCGCCAATGGCATCAACACCAACATCATCTCCCCTAAAATAAAAGTCATATTCGCCACCCTGAAAAGCAGGAGATGTTTTAGAGAACTGTAAATCCCAACGAACTTTTCTACCAATCTTTTCCTCAATGAGCTTATCTCCAACATGGATCTTCCCCTTTATTGCTTGATTATCTGACTCGGATGAGAACAGCTTAATGATAGTAGACGAGTAGAACTTAACTGATGTGCCTCCAGTTGGTTGCTGGCTAGTATACATTGCACTAATATTGTTTCTAGACTGACTAATAAAGATTAGTAGCGTAGGCTTAACTTTATTATTTGCATAGTTAAGCATCTTTACTGCATTGCTAAAGTCTCTGGCTTCTGCACCAATCTGCTTAGTATTCTCTAACTGCTTAAGCTCATCAGAATCTTTCTCAAAGTAGATTGCAGGCAGTAGTGATGTGATTGAGTCAACAACAATTATATCTACTCCAGCATTCATAAGCTGTGTACCAACATCAACCATGTCATTAATCGTACGTGCCTGAGACACAATAAGCTTTGATGTATCTACACCCAAACGTTCTGCCCATGACTTATCATATGACATTTCAGCATCAATCCAGGCACAGATCTTTCCATCTTTTTGTGCAAGAGCAATTGTCTGTAGGCATACAGATGACTTTGCAGATGACTTAGATCCCCAAATCAATACCTGACGACCATATGGAAGTCCACCATTTAGTGCTCTATTAAGACCAAAGCTTGGTGTTGGCTGAAACTCTGTCTCTGGAACTGAATCTCCAACCATAATATTCTTACGTAGCTTTGGATTAAGCTGTGCCAATACATCTTCTACTGTTACTGTCATTAGAACTTTACCCCGTGCTTTTCTGGTCTTGTCTTGTTAAAGCTTGTCTTCTTTTCCATAGCATAGTCTAGAGAGGTTCTGGTATATCCATGCTCCACTAGCCCTGCGTATAGATCAAAGGTTCTAATAAGGATATCTGCCATTTCGTCAGCGATTTGGTCTTCTCCCTTATCCTTTCTAATAGCCTCCATGACCTCTACAGCCTCTGACACAATCATCATCAGCTGCTTTGTAATGAAGATATCATCTACGTCTTCTGGCCAAAATCCCTTGGCTACGGCAGTCTTGTGTAGCTCTTCTGCCCAATCATCAAATTGCATGTGCATCCTCCATAATTATTGTTCCATCCTTTGTTTTACCCAAATCAAATTTGTATGCAGACCCTTCTTGAATCTTCATATAAGCCTTAGCATATGCAGTAGGGAATACTGTCACAGGGTGCAGTTCTCTAGAGGCATCTGCTAAAGTTAGTGTTGCCATCTTCTTGCCAGCCTTTGTTATGCGTGACTTGAATGAGACAACAAACATTTCTTCATCTTTATAAGGCAATTGCTTATAATTAAGATACTTCACAAGTGCCGAATCAACCTTACCAATCTCATCAATCTGGATGGCCTCAGTAATGCGATTATCGCTAGCCAAAATAAGATATGTCTTTCCAGTTTCGATTGCAGACTGCTCATCATCAAAGATACCTACGCTTCCTGTTTTATCTAGAATCTCTACACGTGACCAACCCTTGCCACGCTTAATCTCTTTTGCCATCCCCATTAGAATAAATGATCCCTTTTCCTCGAACTCTTCTACATCACTAACAAATGCGTGATAGTGTTGAGGAACAGAGATATTAAACTCTGGAAGGTTTAAGTACTCATATAAGTTCTCACGAATTTCTTGGTCGTTTCGTGGTTGATCGTGGAATGTTGCAGCACCAACAACTCTCATTGCTTGCAGTGCACGACTATTTACTCCATTGCCCTTGCCGAACGTAAACTCTTCAAGTTCTTTATAGCTATTAAATGGACGAGCAGCCATATACTTAGATGCAATATTGTCAGAAATATACTTAATTCCAGTTAGACCAAACCTTATGCCTTTGCCCTCAATCTTAAAGTCAGCATCTGAATCATTAACGTGTGGAAGCTTGATAGGAATTCCCATACGCTTTGTCTCAATTAGATATTCAGTACGTGCATCCTTGTCTTTTTCGTTTTTAAGTATTGAGTACATAAACTCTAGTGGATAGTGATACTTTAGCCACGCTGTCCAGTATGAAAGTGTTGAGTAGGCAACGGCATGGGACTTGTTGAAAGAATAGCCTGCGTGTGCTTCAAAATCGTGCCATAGATCCATAGCAGCGTTAGGAGAAATGAACTTACTAGCCCCATCAACAAACTTATCCTTGAATTGGTCAAACTCTTTAGCATCTTTCTTCTTACCAATGATCTTACGAACCTTATCGGCCTCAGCCATTGTCATGCCACCAAGCTCTGTACAAGCCTGCATAACCTGTTCCTGGTACAAGATGCAGCCATAGGTCTCTGCAGTAAAAGACTTCATAACTTGGTGCTTATAATCAATATTCTGTCTACCCTGCTTACGTGCAATGTAGTCCTTACCAATTGTATTTGCAGCACCTGGACGAACTAGAGCATTAGAAGCAGCAAGCTCATCTAGGTTCTTTACACCCATCTTTACCAAAAGATTTGTATATGGTGTTGCTTCACACTGAAACACACCCTTTGTATATCCATCAGATAGCATTCTATATACATTTGCATCATCCATATCAATTGACAATAAGTCAATCTTCTTGTCATGACGTTCTTCAATAATGTCTAGAGTGTCTCGTAGAACAGACAATGTCTTGAGTCCAAGTGCATCAATCTTAATTAGACCAATACGCTCTGCTTCTTCCATGTCTACCGCCACAACTGGGATACGCTCTTTGTTTCCTGGTGAGGTACGAGTTTCTAGTGGTGCGAACTTAAAGATAGGCTGCTTAGATGTTACAACACCTGCAGCGTGAATACCAGTACCACGAATACGACCTCGTAGAAGATCTCCGTAAGTTTCAATCTCAGGATACTTTTCACGGAACCATGCTGACTGCTTTGAAGAACAGTAGTCGTCCCAATCGTCAACAACCTTTAGAACCTTATTTACATCTGCAAGTGGTACGTTGAGTGTACGTGCAATATCACGAACCATACCTTTGCCACGGAACTGTAAAAATGTTGCAATAGACGCAACATGCTTATATTGACGTACTAGGTAATCCTTTACTTCTTCACGACGTGAGTCCTGAATATCAGTATCAATATCTGGGAAGTCATTACGCTCTGGGTTGATAAATCGGAAGAACAATAGTCCATGCTGAATTGGATCAATGTCTGTAATTCCTAGAGCATAGCAGAGCAGTGAGCCTGCTGCAGAACCACGACCTGGACCAACCATGATTCCTTCTTTTTTAGCCCAGGAAATCATTGAGCGTACAACAAGGAAGTATGGTCCAAAGTTCTTTGCTTCAATCACTTCTAGCTCTTCATCTAGACGTGCTAAGTATTCTTGTGTTTCAATTCCACGTTCTTTTAGACCAGCAAGAGCAAGCTCTTTAAGCTCTTTGTTTGGATTCTGGTACTGAACTGGAAGTAGATCTTGGTGATCCTTAATCTTGTAGTCTTCTACCTTGTCAACAATTTCACGAGTAGTGTCATACATATCTTCACGGTCAATACCTTGGGCCTTCATGGCATTGTGCATTTCTTCATCAGATAGCAGATGAATTTCAAACTTGTTAAATGACATTTGACGATCTGCACCATAAAGATAATCTAGACGGTCCATTAGATTGTCATACTTCTTTGAGCCTTCATATGTAGCACCCTTCTCAACCTTATTTGAGTATGAGTTAAGGATTAGCTTAAGCTCCTGAATCTCTTTCTGAGATGGGTCAGAGTGGTGACAGTCTGGAGTTACAACAGGCTTTACACCAAATTCATCTGCAAGATCTAGAAGAGCCTTATTAATCTCTGGTGGGTTATGTGGCATTACCTCAATGTAATAGTCATCACCGAAAATAGTCTTGCACTTTTGAATGTGCTCTTTTGCATAGGCAAATTCATTAGCCTCAATGGCCTTAGCAAGAACACCAGATAGGCATCCAGAAGTAATGATAAGTCCATCCTTATACTCTTCAAGGATGTCCCAGTCAATACGTGGCTTCTTGTAAAATCCTTCTGTCCAAGCAATCTCATTAAGCTTATTTAGGTTCTGTAGACCCTTAGCATTCTTTGCAATAATGATTAGGTGGTTATAGTTTAGATCAAGAGGGTCATTCTTTTCCTTCTTATCTGTGTGGTCAAAACGGTCTTTTGTAATATACCCTTCGATACCAAGGATTGGCTTGATGCCTGCTTCTTTAGCAGCACGATACATTTCACGGTGACCAGATAGAGATCCGTGGTCAGTGATTGCGATTGCTGGCATGCCCAGCTCTACGGCACGGTCCACATATTCCTGTGGTGTTGCAATTCCGTCAAATAGCGAGTAGTGTGTGTGGACATGTAGACCAGCGTAACTCATTTATTTCCTTTTTGTTAGTTTTTCTTTTAATAATTTCTATAGGATAGGATGAGATGGGGGCAACCGAAGTTACCCCCACATCAAACTTAATTACCAATCAATATTGGTTGATGTAACAGACGGAGTGTCGAATCCAAAGTAGAATGCTTCCTGCTCTGGGTATGGGACTTCTCGTACAACCTTCTCAAGGTTGTGGAATTCGTAGTCTCCCCATACGAATGGCTCTGAGTCTGGCTTGGTAGGAAGAAGTGTATAGTTGGTTTCAGTTCCCTGACCATTACGCTTTAGCTTCCACTCAAGGTTTGAGATTGAGCCAGTCTCTAGTGCATACTCACGAATAGTATTGAATGCGGACTGCTTGGTAACACCCTGTGACCAAACTGCAATGTATGGTGCCTCAAGGCCATCCTCTACCAGCACGTTGCAGTAGAAGCGAAGCTTTGAACGCCAACCAGCCTTTGGCTCCTTACGTGCCATCTCACATGCGAAGCAGCGACCTTCAGTCTCCATAGTACATGCAGCCATACGCTTGTAGTCCTTTGGATTTGTGTGCTGTGCGATTACTACAGAAAGGCCACGAGCCTCGTCGTAGTGTGCTGAATCCTGATCCAATTCCTCTACGAAACGAATCTTTGCAGCCTGTCCGTCAGCTAGCTTTACCCAACGAACCTTTGTTCCTGTGCTTTCATACTTTGGCTTATCAAGAATTGCATTGATATCCTTTAGCCCTTTAATTACACCCATGGTGTTCTCCTTATTTTTGTTTGTTGTATTATTGTAGCATGGCCATTATTGATTTGTCAAATGACATATCTAGCCTTTTTATATCTTCATCTTGCATATCCCCAATGTCTTTGTAAGCAGAGTCTAGCTTGACAGTTGTAACCATTGCTCCAAGACTTTTGATAATCTTATCTCTCATGTTACTTCCTGCCTCATCATTATCTGCAATAACAAAAACAGAGTTGAAATACTTACGAAGAAGCTCTATCTGTTTTGTAGATACCATTGCACCTAGTGTAGCAACAGCTGGAATTCCAACTTGATCTAAACGAATAGCATCGAAAGACGATTCTACCACATAAACCCTATTAGATGTTTTAACTCTATGCAAGTTAAATAGAATTTTTGACTTTGGCAATCCAGGGGTATTTTTAAAATCTTTGCCCTCGATTGACCTGCCAACAAAACCAACCTCCATGCCATCTGGTGCAGCTATTGGTATTGTAACCATATCCTGTTTTTCTGAGTATCCAAGCTGAAACTTTTTAACAGATGCCTCTGTTATGAGTCTACCAGAATAATATCTCATCGCTCTTGGCGACTCTAATGCTTGTTGATTAAGTCTCTTAATAATTACTTGATCATACTGGATATACTCTGGAATACTAATAAGCTTTTTCTCTACATCACCAATAATTGAAGATAGCCCTTCTTTTGATTTGATATACCGTGCTGCTTCAAAATAGCTACGTGCTGTTGTATGCATTACTACTTCAATCAAATCTGCAACATGGTGACAGGAAAAACAAAAAAACTTTCCAGTAATCTTGTCTACTTCTCCTGCTGGAGTTCTATTGTTGGCATGAAAAGGACAGAAGATTATATAGTCAGAGTCAATTTCTTTTTCAATGGTTAGCCCTGCACCAATTAGCACTTTTTTAATTTGGTCGGATGTATATGTGGCCATTAATTGTCCTCAAAATCCTTGTACTTGTAATATCCTCTATCGAAGTCTGCCTGAACTAAAAACTCTCCCATGAAGCCATTACGATTCTTTCTAAATACACATTCAATAATATCAGAATTAGTCCCACGACCAAGAGCAAGCACCCAGTCAGCATCGTAAGCAATCTGACGTGACCATGCTGTCTGTCCAAGTGTTGGAACTGTGTCAAGCTTAGTGACATCATCAGGAGTAGCAGATGAGATAGCAATAATAGGAACTTCTTCTGAGATAGCCATAAGCTTTAGCTCACGAGACAAGTTCTTCATACGCACAGTTTCATTATCTGACTTTTGGTTTGGAGACATAAGTTGAAGGTAGTCAACCACAACAAAGTCTGGCTTATACTGGTCAATCTTACCACGCAACACAGATGGCGTAACTTCTCCACCAGAATCATTAGAGATAATATGAAATTCTGGCTTACCTTGAAGTGCCTTTTGGTGCCACATCTTTAGGTCATCAATCTCAATTTGTCCAGCAGAAAGCTTTCTGTGTGACCAAAGCCCTTCTCCCATAATTGCAAATACACGGTTACGGACTTCTGTCTCACTCATTTCAAGTGATACAATCATTGGTGACTTGCCTTGCTTCCATGCCTGTACCGCAAAGTATAGAGATAGCCATGACTTACCAATACCTGGATATGCAAGCATTACTCCTAGTTGTCCTGGCATAATTCCTGCTGGAAGATAGTTGTCGAATCCTGGCAAACCAGTCTTGATACCAGCCAAACCTAGCTCTGCCTGCTTCTTTACATTTTCATAGTAAGCAATTGCAGACTCAAGATCTGTAGCATCAATATCACGAATTGCTGCAGTGTTCTTTCTGAGCTCAGATGTTTTTGAAATTAGCAACTCAAGGGCATCTAGACCCTTATCTGCCTGAACCTCTGCAGCAGCAGTCCTAATGATATCCTTTAGGCTATCAGTCATAAACTCTGCTTGCAACTCTTCTAGGTGGTGTTTTGTTGCACCTACACCAGATTCTGGCTGAAAGTCACGGAACTTCTCTACAACTAGTGATTGCGGAGGAGTTGAACCATTCTGCTCAAAATATAATCTAATAAAGTTCCAGATATCTTTATGGGTCTTGAGAATGTTATCAACGTTTGCCTGTAGCAGTACGTGAATCTGTTTATCTTGCAAAACAGCAGAGATTAGTTTAGACTCTGAATTACTCACTTAGCCACCTCTTTGCCATCTCTCTTCTCTTTGCCCTTTCTTTAATATCTTCTTGTAGTTGTGCTTTTTTATCAATTATATCTTGTGCGTAGTTGGCAAAGTATTTCCAACTTGGATTCTGTGCAACATCAAAATAGTGTGCCAGAAGATCATAGCATTCTGATATGCCATATGATTCAATTAAAGCGTCTGCAGCCCATTGCTCAACGTTTATGTTGATCTGTGGCTTCTGCTCGTATTTTTGAGTGTAAAGCTTTGAGTAGCGACTAAGCAAAGCCATACGGTCTTTGCGTTCTGCCATTATTCTACTTCTGACTTAGCTTCTGTAATCTTTTCGGCAAGCTTGGTCTCTACAAAAGAGTAGACACGATCAAATGCCTCATTGATGCTTTCGCTCTCACGCTTATTATCAATTACGTTTAGGTCAATCCTTAGTGACTGGAAGTTGCCTAGATTTAGAGTGTAACCAAGAGTTACACCAACTTTAGTGTTTTCGTTTTCCATACCCGTTTTCCTTACTATATAGATTCAGACCACACTGGAATGAATCTGCCATCTTCTGTTTTGGTATATGTAAGTATACCATCTCCCATACGCCTTGTCAACTCTTGGCGTGTTGGAGTAATATTGTTCGTTATTAACTTATCTTTTCGTGGACCACCAATGTGGTATGAAGCTAGTATATCACGAAGTTCAAAAACTTGCGACTCTGAGTAGTAAGACCTTACCTGCCACCCAGTATCTCCGCCCTTCTGGGAGCCAGTAGCAGGAGGAACAATGCCTCTCCTTACCAAAGACGGCATATACTTTTTATGACGATTAACTAAACTAGCAGTCTCGCCAACAGTGAACGCTCTTTCCCTATTTTTCTTAAAATCACTAATAAGACAACTTTCTATTCTGTCCTGTGTAATATTATAAACAGACATAATACCATTAGACTTATTTAGATGATGTACCCTAACAAGGTCACCATTCAAAAAATAAACCTTTTTACTTCCAGGTATAATCGGGGCATTATTGTAGTCCTCAATAGACATTGCCCCAAGGCGATGTTGCTTCTTTTCCATAATATCCTAGTTAGGAATGCCAACAATGATTAAGTTTAAGCCAACAGTTAGATTTCCAGTACTAGCAAAAGTCACAGTTCCACTTACAAGATTTTGACCAACAGACTTGATCATAACGCTAACGCCAGTTCCTGCATCTGCACCAGATACGCTAATTGGTGTTGCGGTAACTACTGGAGGATACTTAAAGTATGATGGGAAAGAGTAGTCCCACTTAACTGCAGTTCCTGCTGCTACGTTACCGCTAGATACCTCAACGTATCCGCCAACAAAAGCTGCTTCGGATGTTTTTACTGTTTGCACACCTGCTGATGGTGTGTTGATGCTTGTCAGCTTCATGGTTGGCGAAGTTGATATGTTACTTGCCAATGTGTTGATGGCGTTAGCCAATTCTAATAAATAGGTAGCGTCAATTGGCTGACCTGCACTTGGTGTTCTAACGATGTTTGCCATAATATCTCCTAATTAATTATACCATTACCAGCTGACATTACCCTCAAAAACCAAAAGCTTATTTGGGGTAGAAACTTTCTTGCTGCTAGATGCTGCCTGAATTAAGACATAAATCTGAGATGCCCCTGTTTTGGGTATGACCGAGTAGTTATTTGCGGTAGTTGTTCCATGATGCTTATAGCTTTCAGACAGATCATACTTGACAAATATATCATAAGATGATAGTCTATTTGTATTATCCCAGATAACATCAATTACACCGCTGGAGTATCTTACCACCCCATTTACTGTGACGATGGCAGGTGCAGACAATGCATATATATTTGACCAGTCTGATGATTTTGTTTTATCAAAAACAATTTTGTATCTAACTAAGTGTTTATTTTCAAAATTGACTAGTGGTAAAGACGACTTTTCAATTCTAATCTTTTTATTTGCCACTATATATCAACACCAAATCTAAACTCTATGTAGTTTGTAGTATTTTCTAGCTTTTTCACAGTAGTTCCGTTTGTTGTTTTAACAACAGAGTATCCAGACATTCCATATAATGGATTTATTGTTTGAGTATTTTCTAGTCTAAGTGCATCTAGACAGATATAGAACAGGTCTGACACTGCACCATCTGTATCTTTTGCTGAGGCAAACACCTTAATAGTTGTTACCTGCCCCCATGAAAAATACTGAGATGTGATCAACTCACTAATTTTTTTAGAAACTACAAAATATCTATTGTTAGAAAAATTGTAATCTGATGAATTTAGATGTACTTCTAGCTTTGCAGATTGTGTAGCGTTAGAGTCTGCATTTGAAAATTCTATAATAAGATTTACTTCAGATGGGTTTTCTGAAATACTTCCTCTTTTATTAATAACAGAAAATGCAAGCTTGATCTCGTCTGAAGGAGAGTTTCTGTCAAAATTTAATTTAACATTGTTTAGGTGTATGTGATCTCCAGAGTTATATGAAACTCTTTTTGTGACAGAATCATAAGACAAATTAGACAAATTGCCACGCAAAGCAACAATATTATTTAAATATCTACATGTCTCATATCTAAGAATTCTATTCTCATTTGCAAACAATGTATTGTCAGCATTTGTGTGCAATGCCTTGCAGTCTTTTTGCTCACCATTTACTGTGTATATTCCTTCAAGGACGTTAGCCTGATTTGGATCTAGCGGTGTATATACTACTGGAATTGGCTCAATGTTTACCCCGTGATACTGCCAGTTTTCATTTTGAGAAAACGAATATATAGTTCTACTATCATAAGAACCTGCATCTGGGTTAGACTGTGCAGAAAAAATTCCAACTTCAGTAATTTCATATCTTTCTTCAGTTGGCAGCTCTGCAGTCAAAACTATGTCTGTATAATATGTTTTTGCAATTCCTCCAGAAACATAGGTACCAGACGGAGACCCTTGAATAGAAAAACTAGTTGGTGATGAGTCAATAATAATCGCATCTGATATATTAAATTGTGAGGGATTTACTCCAGATACGGTTACACGGTCTCCAGTCAAGAAAGAATTTGTTGATGTGGTATACGTCACAACATTGTTTGCCACCGCTACTCCGCTGATTGATGCAGATCCAGATTCCTCTGTAACATATCCACGAGAAGTAATTGGTACACGAAACATCTCAAAGTCTAGGTTCTGCTTAAGTCTTTGTGTAGCAATTTCTGCTTGCGTAACAGATGACTGAGCATTGTATGGCATTGGTCCACATCCAACTGCAACATGTGAAGCATATGAAGATGCCTGACCAATCATATACTTGGTTATTAGCTGTTGACCTTTATTAGTTATCATGTTTTTACCTCAATATATTATATCATTAATGTCTGCTGCCTGGAACTCTACCTCTATTTGGTATGAGTTGTCTATGTTGATTAGCTCTATCACCAAGTCTCCAGCAGCATCAAGGTAGACATGGCTATTTAGTCCAGATGGATCATCTGTGACTGTTGGTATAAATTGATATCTTCTGAGTGGATATTTACTAAACACTTGTTCAGATGTGTTTTGTAGTGCAACCAAGTTTGCTCCACCATACACAGCCTCAATCTTGGAAAGATTTGATATTTGCTGATATTTTATATCTATACCACTCACAAGGTCATGCCTTGCTAAATTTAAAATTTCTGTACCGCCAATATCCTCAAACAACAAGTCTGTAATAATCTCTACTGGAAATTCGTCTTCCTGTAACTGAATCAAATCTGGAGTAGCAGGCTTATAGGTCTTTACACTTTCTGCTTCTGAAGTAACTCCTGGAGATGGAGACTCTGGGGTAGCAGAAACTACAGGATTTTCCGTAGCATCAACTGGGGACGTAGTTTGTGGCAGTGTAGAATTGTTACCAGTTTGTGGTTTAGTAGTTTTTGGTTTTGTGGTCTTTGGTTTTGTAGTCTTTGGTTTTGTAGTTTTTGGCTTTGTTGGCTTGGTGTTGACTGGATCACTCTTTTTTACTGGTTTCTTATATCCAGTTATTTTGTTAAGGTTAGCCTTTGCTTTTGACTGTTGATTTTGTGCCCTACCAAGAGTACGCATCCTATCTGATTTTTGCTGAGCAGTTAGCCCTGGAGCATTAGCAGAAGCTTTTAGTTGATCAACTTTTTTATTTGCAGCTATTACGCTTTGAGTTGCTTTATTTCTTTCTTTCTTTGCTGGAGAAGCTTGAAATGCAGCTCGTGATGCTGTTCTAGATCTATCAGACTGTTGCTGTAAGGTCAGAGCTGGCTTTTGCAAAGACTTTGGTACGCCAGTTGTAACTGGTTTAAGTGTTGGCAATAAAGCTTTTGGTGATGCCTTTGGTTTTTCTGCCATTAGATTACCTCACTAACATATACAGTCGAAGTTGGCCCATTTGGACTAATCGTATAGTCAATACTATACACCACAAACTTCTTGTTTCTATCAAACAGCTGATCTGTTCCGTCATCATCAGTCCAAAAAATCTGAACAATATCTCCCAATTGCAGCACAGATCCAGCAAACACATTCATACCAACTGATTTTCTAGGCTTAATAGTTTTTGAAATCACCCAACCCATAAGATCACGAGCAGCATCTTCTGTCTGAATATACTTAGCATTAAGAGAAAACTCATTCGTACCATATGTTGCACGACTTGCCTTGATATCAAAAAATTCTTTCTCTGCCTTAAACGGTGAGTTTGTTCCTGATACAACATGGTCAACATTTGATAAGTCGCTATTATACTTATAATAGTCGTCTAGAGTTAGCTTTCTATCTGAGTTTTGAGTAAAGGTTACGCCCTGAATTCTTAGATAGTTTCCAGTAGTCTCATCAAGACTTATAACACTATCGGTATGGTTAAATACTAAAAACTCTGCACCATATGCATTTGGCATAAAGCCAGAAACTGTATATCCCTTAACCTTATTGAATGTTGGAGATATTTTAGCACTTAGTGCTGGATATGCCTTGTCAAACTTAATATTAAAGTATGCTGCCTCACGCATAATAGTACCGAACTCTTCAAAATACATGTCGTATCCTGGTCCCTGTTGTCCATTAATGTCTGACAAATATGTCTTTTGCACTGCACCAGATAAAGCATATTTTCTCATTGACTCTGATACATCAACTGAACTATCTCCAAATACTGAATTAATTGGTGTTGACAAGCTACCAGCAGCATCTACAGAGTATTTCTTTGCAAGGGCATAAATGTTTTCAAACATTACTCTTGATGTGCCACGAATGAATGGTGCAATATTTTGATATGCTGGTAGAGGGTCTGTATCATCAATAATTGCCACACACTTATTATTTATGTATAGGTAGAATCTTCTTGCAGATCTTTTATCGACTTCTTCGTACTCTATAGCTAGGTCATATACTGATGGATTTTCTTGTGTGTTTGTTCTTGACTGCCCTGCAAAATTTCCAGAATCTACTACTATATTTGCAATTCCAGACCATAGTCTAACTGGAACAGCATTGCCACTAGAGTCAGACTTAATCTTATAAAAAACTACGTTATTGAGAATAACATCTTCTTCTCCAAGAACTGTGTCTCCAGTTAGTGCCATGATTTCAAAATAGTATCCGTTGTTGGTGGCTGAATTTAACATAACTGCTAATCCGCCAGAAGCTCCACCAACCTTACCATCTTGGTAATATCCCATAGATCCAGTTGGGGTTTGTAGCTTGTTTGTGCCATTCTCAGCCCTACCAATGATTCTCATTCTAGTTCCAAAATGAGAATATGTTCTATTTAAATTTTTTGGGATATAGCTAATGTGGTCTGTAGCCTTTACATCTGTTGTAAAGTTTGGACCATTAAACACTAATGCAGAAGACTGAACGGTTCCAAACTCAGTTATTTTTAGCTGATTAATTTGTGCATCTGTCTTATAGTTACCACTTAATGAGTTTCTGATAATTCCGCTTCTGCTTGCACTTACAACTGTAGAGTTTGCTACACCTGCAGCACCAGTAGACAAAGACTTGCTCTTAGTCTGTGCTGTAGTCTCGTCAAATGAAAGCAGTTCGGAGAACGACATTTTGCATCCACGAGTCGGATTTGATCCATCTGAATTAGTCCACACAGATGACAGGCCTGCCTCGTGAGCAACTATAGGAGTTCCAAACTGACCACGACCATGTTTGTTTACAGCACCATCCTTAAATCTTGTTACTCCATTTACAACCTCATACTTTGGCTCGCAATATATTCTTACACGTCCTGTTGGGTACATTGTCCCACCAAACTTGAGCTGCTGGAAATAGTTTGAGTATTCTTGTGTACTTTGAATCCAAACTGGGGCAGCTTGGCCAGTCATGCTATATTCTACTGCATCGTATCTTACAATCTCACCATTTGCAAAGAAGTATCCATTGTATCTTGTTGTAAAATATACGCCTTCTCCAAAATCAATAATGTTATTAATAATTGACCCATTAACAACTGACGGGATAGTGGCAGGAAGGGTGGAGTTCAATGGTATAGCAGCTAGAGAATATGCTGACTGATTTGTTAGCTGTCCATTCTGAGACTTTGTGTTTAGGGAGCCAGATGCTTCCCATAACAATGCTGGCTTATATATCCATGTCTTATTTCTATCAATCATTGATGATTGTTTGATTGACCCATATGATCTTTGAATATACTTTTCTTGATAATTAATTGTTCCACCATTAAATACCTTAGATTCTTGTACAGCAATATCCTCAATATTTGCATCTATTAAATTAGTTTTTTCTCCACTAAGAATCATATCTGTAGCCCTAGGCAAGGATGAACTTGGTAGCAAATAATCTTTAGACATAACTATTAGATTATTTTCTTCATCTAGAAATATTGCTGATTGTGTGGACACTGCAATATCTTGCAATACCTCCATAACAGACTGTTCGCTACTTGTATAGAAATATGGAATTATTAAATCTTTCTCTCCATCCATGCGAAGGAATTTATAATTTGAAAAACCTATTGAATCCAGCAAAGTAGATATAGCTACACTCATTGAGACATCAACCATAAAAAGCTCTGGGGACATTGATTGTTCAAACCAGAATGTTAGATCTCTAAGCTCAATAGACAGGTCTCTTGTTGTGGCTGAAAGCGATGGCTTATTTGCAGAGTACATAAATTTAATTGGCACAAGATACTGATTTCCAGACTTATCAGTTATTCTTTCATATATCATAAACTTAATTATTTGATCTAGATATTTAGATATTACGCTTGTCTTGTTGTTTTCATTGAATACTTCATTATAGTCAAACATTGAAAGGCTTCCAACAGAAGCTAAAAGTTGACCTACTGGCATACCAGCATTTCCAAGGTCAGACATGCTTTTTGTAACGTTGCATGACTCAACCATGCCTGTAAAATCTAGAACAAGCCTTGGCGACATTTCAATCAAATCAAATGAAGAGTTTGTAGTATTCATCTGATCTACGACAACACGGATACCATTTATATGTTGGTATTTTGAGTAATTCTTTTTTCCAGAAAGTGGGTCAACAAAATATTCTGAAGATGCTGTTGCGTCTACAGTATTTCTAAAATCAAGTACCTCAGTCTGTGATAAAGACCATCCATATTTGGCAGCAAATGACTGGTAACCAGATGATGTGTATATGTAGAATCTTCCAGGATCTGTAGCAGAAGACTTAACCAAGTAGGCAGATCCAACATCTGGAGATAATGGGATCATTTGTGCAGATACAAAGCTTCTTTTATAATTAAAAATTGATGAGTACTCTGATGGAATTATTGCACCATAATATACCTCGACATATCCGTCTGGCCCAACGATTGGTGTACCATCTATTCTTTTGTCTGTTGGCAAAAATACAGCAGCATCTACCCATGTATCATTCTCATCCAAATACTGTATTCTCCACTTTGTTGGAGTTTTGCTATTCTCCTGTCCATAGAATGGATCAGCTAGAGTAGTTCCAGCAGGAGAAAGGAATGGCCCCTTATTAATTGTGCCAATGTGGGTTTGCATTTTTACCACTATCCTATTTGCTGGCACACTTTCTGAATATACTATAAATGGTGCTGCATCATCAATAAAATAATTAGTAAAGTTTCCAACTCTTACTGGATAGGACACACCCCTGATTCCATCCTCAGTTCTATCTGAAGTCCAGTACTTAAATGCGTCTCCCTTGGTGGCAACATAGTACCTTGGACGCTTAGCCATATCTTTATCACTATAGTGAAAATATCTGTCTGCAAAATATTTTGCCTTATTAATTCCTGATCTTGGTCTAAACTTATTAAAACATTCTTCAAGAGAGAAGAGAAGCTTTGTCTGTTCTTTTGGAGAAGTGAATGCTAGTGGCTGGTCATCATCATCTATGCCACCGTCTATTGTTATGTCTGCATCAGTTGCACCAGTATAAAAATTGCCAGTATCGTATTTGTCATATGAAGACAGTATAGTTTGGTATATTGACGAAGATGTTGGTCTATATCTATAGTTACCAATCTTTGCAAAATTTTGTGGGATGTTCATATTCCACTCAGCAAATATAGCTGATGAAATACTTACATTGGATGATTTTTCTAGATGAGAAAGAAGTGTTTTATTACCAAACATTATACCTCTTCTAGAGAAATTGATATGTTCCACAGGTCATGACTACCGCCACGCTTTACAACGTCATAGTCGAAAGATGCGATATACATTTCAAGTGCCTGCGGATATTCTCCAAGTCTTTCAAATCTAAACTGATCTTCAGCAAATTCATTGTACTTATCGTATGAAAGGTAAACCCAAAAAGAACCTTGATTATTTTCATACCATTGCAACATATCAACGCCACCTGCACCGCCATCAGTAGTTATCATCTGAGAACTAATTAGTGCCTGGTTTGGTTCTCCAGTTGCAGTATCAAAATTTGGGTATGTAGCAAATCCACGAGATGGCAGCATGCTCCAAGATGTAGAAATATTTAATTTATCAGCAATATGGTATGAACGCATCTGTCCGTTAACCATACGCTTTCTCGTCTGAATTCTATCTGTTTTAAAGGCTAGTGGCTCTCTGTTATCGTCAGACAAAATTAAGAACTGATCCTGTAGCACTGCATCAACTTGTGACTCTACATAGTCGTTAACTTCGAGACCATATGGAACATATTTTCCATTAATAATAAGTGGGGCCTGCTTTGACCACATCATAGCATGTGGACGAGAATACTTCTTGCGTCCATCCATATATGTTTGTGTAGCCATTAAATTCTAACTCCTCTTACTCGCTGTGAATTGACAGCTTTAATTCTTCCCATTACTGCATTTGCAATTTCTTGTGCACCTGCATTAGATGAAGACACATTAACGCTTAGATTATAATTATACACTGCTGAGTTGTTATTTGTAGCAGATACTCCAGAATTTGATACTTCTGGGGCGTTGCCACCATCTGTAGCTGGCATAGAGACTGTTGGTGCTGACATAGAAGGTACAAAACTTCCAGCGTTAATGGCCCTCATCATGCCAACGCCATACTTACCAACGGCTGATCTGTTCATAACAAATTCTCCAGGTGTTAGCATTGAAGGAACCTTGTCATAGTCACCTATTCCTGGCACTGAACCACCAGAGTTAAGGTTAAGATATGCTCTTTCAGCAGCACTGAATGATGAAACTGGAGCACCGCCCGTAAGTCTTGCTACAAGTGCTTGTCCTTGTGCAGGAGTAATTGTAGATGTGGTAGGCTTTGTAGTTGTAATAGGTTTTGTAGTTGTGGTAGAACTTCCTGTAGATCCAGTACTCGAACCATTTGTTATTGTGTTGATAACATGTGTGGTTGTTACAACCTTGCCATCTAGGCCACCCCATTTTTTAACAAGATCATTGACAATATCAAGGGCACCTTGTATAGCCTTAGCATATTTATCTGAATTAACACGAGCAATATCAGCTTTATTTTTAATTGCCTCCCACTCATCCTTGTTCTTGCCAAGAACAGTTATGCTATCGATAGCAGCTTGCTTAATTGCCTCTGCTTCGGATTTTGCCTTTTGAGCTGGCTCAAGTGTTTGCTCTTCAATTGTAAAAATTTGCTTTTTAAGGTCAAGAATTGATGCCTCAAGCTGAGCACGTGTTCTGCCCTGAGAGTCTGTAAGGGAAGCAAGCTCCTGCTCTTTTGCTGTATCAAGTGCCTGCTTTTGTGCATCAATTGCTGCAGCTGCATCTTCTGCTCTTGCATCTTCTATTGCACGTGCAGCAGCAGCGATATCTCCCTGGCTAAGAGCATCCGCAATAGTTAACTGAGCCTTATTTTGTCTAGCAATATTCTCATTAACCTTTTGAATCTTATCTAGAGCCTTACCTCTAGCATCATACTTCTTGTTAACTTCATCTTCTTGCCAAGCAATTTCTTGAACGCCAGCCTCGTAATCATCAATTTTATAGTTAAGACCATCAATCTGTTCTTCAGCATTCTTGATAGTTTCATCAATAGCTTTAGTGTTGACCAAATCTTTGTTTTGTCCGCTAAGATTAGTTCCAAGCTTAAAGTCAAGCTCAATTTGTGTTTCTTTTGCAGAGAAAGCTTCTTGTACCTTGCCGTAAGCCTCGTCAAATATTGACTGCATTCCTTCTGGAGTGGTCATCTTAATTTTCAGCTCAATGTCAGAATTTGCACGAATTCTCTTGAGAGCTTCTTCTAGCTGTGCTGCTGTTACTGTTCCAGCCTTAAAGCCTGCTGCAAGACCTTCATCATTTATCAATGCGTCAATTTCTTCAGCAGACGCACCAACGTTACCAAGAATTGTTGCCATCTTGGATTGATTCTGCAATGCAATCTTGGCATCAGCTGTTTGCTTTGAGAAGTTGCCCCATGCATTCTTGGCTGTTGCCTTTTCTAGCTCCTTAATGGCAGCAACAATTTGTTTAACTTGCTTAGCTGTTTTTGCTGAGGCTAGACCAGCTGCGACAGTTGCATCATTTGCGTACTTCCAAGAAGTTGAAACATCAATATTTGCCTTTCTTAGTTTACTATATGCTGTTGCTGCATTTAGAATATTACCTCTTTGTTCCTTTAGTGACTCTAGTGCTTCCTGAAGAGGTGTCTTTTTGCCACTTCCGCCACCGCCAGAGCTGCTGATCTTATTCCATTGTGCCACTAGGCCAGCATACTCTTTAAGCTTTACCCCAAACTCGCCCAATTTATCTGCTGCACCTGCAGCTAAAATTTCAGACCTTAGAGTTTCATCATTTACAAGTGACAAAGCAGTGGCAGAATCATATCCTGCATCTCTGAGAATGTTGTATGCCTTTATCTGATCAGAGACGTTAACAATTTGCTGCTTAACATATGCAGCATTATCTGCAGCTTCTTGCCTTCTTTCCTCTGCCTTACGTGCATTTTCTGTTTCAAATGCTAGCTGTCCAAACGATCCGCTAAGCAATGAAGTTGCAGATGTACCCTTTTTAATCTTATTAACTTGCTCATCTGTTATTACACCGCCAGCCATCACATACTTAGCCATATAAAGAACATCTGCATAGTCCTTAATATCTTTTGTCTGCTCTTGAAATTCTGGACCAAGCTGTTCTGCCAATATTGGAACAAGTCTTGCTTGTGCTGTTTCACTAAGACCCTCAATTGGAGCAATCAATCCATTAACATTGTCAATTAGTTCTTGTGCACCAATAGATGATGCCTCAAAAGCTTGGAATAGTGCATCTGCAGAGGCAGCTGTTTCAGATGCAAGAATAGACTGCTCCTTAGTAGCGTCTGAACTTAGTGGTGTTACAGTGTTGCCCTTAACTCCTGCAGCATCCAACTGTTGCTGAGTAACTTTGCTTGGATCGTATGTCCCAGCCATCCATGACTCTGGATCAACCGATGATCCAAAATCGGTTGCAAGTCCCAGGTTATATGCTTTTTGATATGCCTCTGCAGAGGCAGCTGCTGCATCTTGAATTGCCTGAAGTGATCCTGGCTTTGTTGGGTCAAACACTGTTCCAATAATCTTGCCAGCATCAACCTTTTGAAGCTCTGGATTATTTTCTGTTGCTTCAATTAAAGCTTTAATTGTTGCATCTACAGCTTCTTGTGTTGCTCCAGAAGCATACATCTGTCTAGCTGTGCTAGACAAAGCTCTTGTGGCCTGCTCTGCTGTTGCATTTTCTAGACCATTAATTTCTGCACGGTAGTCATCTTTAAATTTGCTAAACTTGTCTTCTATTGTTTCGCCTTCGTAACCAGACAAAAGCTTTTCTCTACCAGTTTGTGACTTGCTGCTTCCAGAAGTAGAGTCAGACGTGCCAATTCTTGAACCAAAATCAGTAGGTTTTGCTGGGTCAAAACCAAAAGCATTTCCAATTTTTGAAAGCTTTTCTGCTGTTAGTTTTGCCACATCTCCAAGACCAGTAATCTTTTCATTACTTATCTGAATCTGATTTGAAAGGAACTTAAACCCTTCAAATGCCAGTAGTGCTAAGCCAATATATGGAATAAATCTAAACACAATTCCAGATAGTCCAGTTAGGGCACCACCAAAAGTTCTTATAGATGAAAATATAGTTTTAAAGCCATCAAGGAGTCCCTTGCCCTTTAACAATCCACCTATATTTGCAAGTCCAGAAAGATTTAGTGCACTCATGACCATTGTGCTTCTTGCAGCTGCAGCGGTTGCCATAGATAGTGCAAACATTGAGTTAGTTAGTGTAGTGACAACATCGCCAATACCCCCAAGATTTATTCCAAATCCTTGCAGCAAGAATGATACAGAGCTTAGTGCACCAGAGACTGCCATTGCTTTATTTGCAACAGCACCAATATTAATTGCAGCTTTCTCTGCCTCTACCCCAGCAGATGTCATGCCAGATGTTAGTGTAGATAGCACCTCTGGGGGAATGTTTTCAACTGAACCAAATTTTCTACGTGCTGACTTTAGTGCTGGAGTAGCCTCAAGGTCTCCATACGTAGCAGCTCTAGATGCAGCTGCTCTCGTTAGTGCATCACCAGTCTGCTCTCCAACTGCTTTTGCATCATCAATCTTTGATTCCGCTCCATCAAGGTACCCCTCACCTGTTTGAGCACCACGAACTTCGGCTTCTTTTGAAGGTGACTGAATATCTAACTGTTTCTGTAGACCTACCTCAAAGCCTCTCTGTAGTTCTGCCATTGCAGTCTGTGTGAGCTTAATCCCATACTTTTCTGCAATAGCAGAAAGCTCTCTTAGTCTTGCCTGTGCATCAGGATTTTGCAAAACCTGAGTGAAAGCTTCTGGATCAACCTCAACAATTTGAGAAATTGCATCCTCTAGAACTCTAGCAAATTTTCTCTTCTGTGTCTCAACAAACTTGTTATCTCTACCCTGATCTGCATTGATCTGAGACATATTTTCATATGCCTGACCTCTTGTGTCCGTATAGAGTTTGGTTCCAGTGCCAGTAAATCCTTTTCGGTTTCTTGACTTATCTTTGTTTGGATTTAGATCTCCAGCAAGAGCATAACCACTAATCTCAGACATCTCTTCATATGCTGCCTTTAGTTGGTCATTCTTTTCAGATACCGCTTCGTATGCTCTCTGGATAACTCTATCTAAATCTTCTCCAGACATCTTTATGTTGGCAATAGCCTCTTCATATTCTTGCTTTGTCAAATCAGAAACATCTGAAACACCAGTAGCAAGTTTTACCTGATCGTCAATAAAATCTTGCATTGATTGCTGCACTGCAGCATCTAGCTGTTCTATTGCAGCATTTTGTTGTTCTCTAGTTGCACCCTGAGTGCTCATTGTTAATGCTGCCTGCATGTGTGCATCTGTACCAGCAGACTGCAAAGCAGATTGAACTCTTGCTACAGGAGCAGTTCCACCGCTTTCACCACCACTTCTACCCAAAATATTGTTTAGCTCTGCATCAAGAGAAACTACACGATTATCATACAGGTCGAATGTTTCATTAAGTATTCTTAGCTCAGCTGCTGCCTTATCGAATACAGCCCCTGCCTCTAATGCCTCTTTTTCTAACCTAGCCATAAGGTTAGCAAATAGTTTTTCTACGCCAGCTGCAAGTCTTGTTCCAGCAGCCATTTCTTGTAGCTGAGCACCAGACATTTCTGTATGTCCAGAGAAGTGTGCAGCCTGATAAGTATTTCCAGTTGGTGCATAGAACTCTCTTATTGCAGACTTTCCAGCAGTGCCACTTTCAGCATATCCAGGAATCTGTACCTTTTGTCCAGAAAGAAGTGCTTGAACAACTGCTGGATTTTCTTCTACTGTTGCTACCGATAGAACAACTTCTCCATCAGAAAGATTTGCAGGAATTTTGTCTCCCTTTGGACCTCCAGGACCAGCAACAACCATTCCTCCATTTGCAAAGTTCTTTGGCTTAGGAGCATTTCCAGCAACTCGAACTCCACCAAATCTTGCTTGTGCAACTGCTGCTCTTTCAAGTGCAGTTCTTAATTTATCAATTGCTCCTGCTTCAGATGTGAATGTCTGAACTAGCTTAGAGTGTACCTGGTCAAGAGATGCAGCAACTGTGGCAGCCTCTAGCTGCTCTGTTGACATATATTGAGTTTGTAGTCCAAGGTCAGTTGTTTCTTGCTTTGCACCCTGAATAGCATTCTTGATAAATAAGAACCCCTTCATACCGTTAGCAATAGCGTTAGCAATAAGACCAAATGTCATAATAAAGATTGGGGCAATACCGCCAACAATACCAACAATTGCTGTAACAAATCCCTTTGCTCCGTCAGACATGTTGTTAAACATGTTTAGTATTCTTGTTCCAAATTCAATTAGAGGTGTGACCATCTTCATAAACTGTTCTCCGACTGGAGCTAATGCAGCATTAAATCTTTCAATGGCAGCTTGGAACTTGTATAGAGATGACTCTTCTACATTCCTTAACTCTTTTCTTGACATTGCTGCAAGCTGAGCAGTTGTCATATTGGTCAACTCTAGTACACGGGAAGCCTGGGTACCTTCTTGAATTACGTTTTGAAATAATGTTGATAGACGTGAAAACTGGAACTTACCAAATAGCTGTTCGATTGCCTGTGCTCTAGTTGTTGGATCAAGTGAGTCCAGAGCCTGAGCAAAGTCAACAACAATTCCTGCAACATCATTATTGTTTTCAGCAACAATATTTTTAATATTAATACCCATACCAAGAAGCATGTTCGATGCCTTTTCTGTTGGGTTGATCAAGGATGCTAGACCAGACTTCAGAGCGTTGGCACCTTCTGATGCATTGATTCCACCTTCCTTCATTGCTGTAAGGAAGAATGCTAGATCTTCTACGTCTCCACCAAGCTGCTGAACAACTGGACCTGCTTTAGGAATTGCAGTTGTCAAGTCTTCAATGGATACTACAGTTTGGTTTTCTACTGCGTTAAGGAAATTAACTTTGTCTGCTAGTTGCTCAGTGCTGTAGCCAAATGCATTAGTAAGAGATATAGTTGTTTCTAGTGCTTGCTCTTGGCTTACCTGACCAAGTACCCCCAGAATATTAGCTTGGCTAACCTGACCCAACAGATCTTGCCCAGTTTTACCCATTGCTGCTGCATCTGCAGCCAATTGCATAGTTGCTTCCAGAGCAACACCATATTTTGTAAACTCTAGACCAAGTGTACGAAGCTGCTCAATCATCTTGTCAGCTTCTTCTGGTGTGGTCATAGCATCGCCATATACACGCTTAAATCTAATTGATTGCTCTTCTAGCTTCTTAAATTCTTGTGCAGCCTTTGCACCAAAAATAGAAAGAGGAATTGTGAAACCAACCATGAGCTGACGACCAGCCCACTGAGTATTCTTACCGAAGTTAAGAAGATTAGTTGATCCTTGTTTTAGTATTTGATTAAAGAGCTGAGTTCTTTGTGCAGCTATTTGTGCCTTAGTCCCAACATGCTCAAGATCAAGAGCTAGTGGGCGTATTGCAATAGCTTTTGTGGCACCAGAAGCATCCTTGCCTAATGATATGTATTGTGTTTGAAGATCTTTAACACGCTCACGAGCAACTTTATTTATTGTGTTAAATTCACTTTCAAACATACGAGAAAAGCTCTTGCTTGAAGCCATTCCATAACGGAAATATTCTCCAAGCGAGAGCTTATTTTTCTCAAGTGACCTTGTGAAATAGTCTGTTGTTGAGGTAACAGTTTTGATGCTTGCAGCAAACTTTCCAGTTGCATTTATGTCATCAATTAAACCTTTTTGTAGATTCTTGGCTGCAAGAGCATTGGCTGCTGAAGAGCTAGCCATCTCCTTTTGAAATGCTGATATCTGTGCCTGAAGAGCCTTGATAGACGCTAGAGCACTAGACGTATCAATATTAACTTGAATATTAGACTGTATATCAGCCATTCAACCTTGCACTCCCAGTTATCCTTGAAGTGAACTCAATCCTTGCCCACCAAGATCTGCTCCTGATGCTTCTTCAACGATTTTGTACACTGTTGGTAGGTCAATGTTATCTTCAAGCTTTGCCTTGTCTTCGGCAAACTCTGGTGCATACTGCTGCATTGCAATTTGTACGCATTCAATTAGTAGATCCATTGACTTGTCATTGTTATCAGCGACCTTTGCAAGGCCCTCAAACTTTTTCATAAATTGACGCAGTAGAGACACCTTTAGTGGTCTGATTTCAATTTCTGTTCCGTCAATAAGAGTGATTGTTTTCTTTTCTGTAGACACTGTTCCTCCTTATGAACATATACGATGTGGTGATATTATTATATCACAGCAAGTCTTTAATTTGAACGTAAATCTTCGTAGTCTAACCCCATACCAATTCCAAAGCCTGCTTTGCTTGCATTGGCACCCTGATATGCCAAAATACTACTAGCATCATCTGTTTTGCCACCACTAAAGACTCTTGCTTTCATTGCTTCCCATGGGTCCTCTTCTTTTCTGCCACTTTGCTCATCTAGATCAACACCCTGTAGTGCTGCTGCAAACTTTTTATCCTGATAATCTTTTTCTCGTTTTGAATCAAGTAGTGCTCTTAGCTCTGGCATTGATATTGAGCTTTCTAGCTCCTCAAAGTCCTTCCAAATGCCAAGCATGAATATCTCTGCCTCTAGTGGAACTAGGTCAAATTCTTCCCAGCTTGTACCTTCTTTGTCATTTTTTGCTTGTTTAGCTAAATCTTCTTCTTCTGGATTAATGTTAATACCAGCAACAATCTCAAGTATCCTTTTTACAGTCTGTAGGTCAAACCTATCTTCCACATCTCTGACACTCGATATAGTTGGATAAAACTGCTTCATGGCTATCCTGACGCAATCAGACATAAATGTAAGTGCCATTTCATCATTTACAGATTCTTTTAAAAATCTAAAAGACTCCATAAACTCTCTTAGATACTTAATTTTGAGTGGAGATAGTTCAATATCTATTCCATCAATTGTCTCGACAGTACCCTTTTCGTAAACGCTAGTAGCCATTAAACTATTATAGCAAAAATAAAACTGCCCCAGGAGTTTTCTCCCAGGGCAGCCTTCTCTATATTAAATTATTAGAATGTACGGTCAACAATCTTTCCGTAAGATGCTGAGTCGTTTGGAAGCAGACGGAATGATACCTCGAATTGGGTAGCTTCGTCACGCTTTGCTGCTACTGTAACATTCTCAATTGAGAGTGCACGGTAAGCAACATAGATTCTTTCCTCATCTGCTGCACAGTCACCTGTACCAGGACCAACTGCAACCAATCCACGCTCAACTGGGCATTCGCCAAGTTCACCTGCAGATAGGTTGAGGGTCTGTAGGCCAGTACCTGAAGTAAGGTTTGTATCCTTGCTTGCGAGAGCAAAGAGCAAATTCTCAAGTGTAGCCTCAGCAAAAGTGGTATTTAGGTTAACCTGCATGCCTTGCTTGTAAAGCTTAGCAACGTCAAGAACCTGGTCTACCTGTACTTCACCGAAGTCAGGCTGGAACTGCAACTCAAGACCGTTACTGGTATAACCAATATTACGGAAGTCAGTGTCGGAAGTTAGATCTTCCTTGAATGACTGACCTGCAGTATATGTTGGCAAAGCAGCATCTGATAGTGTGCCCACTTCGTATGTGAAGAGAGCAGCAGCACCAACGATGATGTTTGCACTTGTACCACGTGTATATGCCATATTTTTTCACCTCTTATTTTATGGATAAGTGGGCGTTTGTTTCCTCGTTATAAGTATACCGCCCTTTATTATAGAATTACGATTTATGCCAGTCGTAATCAATAATTATTTTGTTGCCTGCGTATGTTCTGGCAGTGCCAAAATCAATCAGGTCCCTTGTTTCTTCTAGCTGATATATTCGGATTTTATGAAAAAATGGCATTGGCAGTGGTTCTCCTGCATCGTCTGTTACTGGACTATTTGATGCCTGCTTTGCCTTAATCCAAGCATTTAGCTCTTGAGCTGATTCATCTTCTCTATCTAGTAGGTCTTGAACAACCTGGGTGGCCTCTATGAGATCTACTGGATCTCCTGCCATCTTATAAAAATAATACAGTAGCTGTTCTGACTTAGTATGTGGAAATGGACTACGTCTCATTTTTAGCATTCTGTCATACACTGCAAAGACATTTGCTGACGCATCTGGGAATGTTTCAGTTAGTGCCTCTATGTCTGTTGGGCTTGCTGGAAAGAACTTCATTAAGCCATTCCCAAATCTTTCTGGACCTAAATCTGCAGGAATTTTTTCTGCTAAATATGCATTAATGAATGCTGGTGGATAATGTATTGACATTATTCGTTACCTGCCTTTGCCATCCAGTTATACCCTGCAGAAAGTCCAACAGAACGACCAACCTTCATTCCAGTAACTAGGTATTTGTCATACAGTGTTGGTGTCTGTAGGTATTTGTTAATTCCACTTCTTTCAAGGAAAGCTTGTGAGAAGTAGCTATTAAAGAATGTGCTCATAGTTTGCTCAAATCCGCCTTGAACCTCTCGCCCACCTGGATTTGTGATTGTTACTGGCTTCTTAGTAAATATAGTTTCTCCATCTACTTCAAAACGCAGGGCTTTCTTTCTTGGTGTAATAGTTATTGGTACACCATTTTCCATAATAGATGCTTTATTATAGAATGGTCTTGTTGCTCCAGCAGCAGCTATCTTAGACTGCGTTAGTGTTGAGTTGATGGATAATCCACCATTTGCAACTGAGTATCCAATTTCAAAAAGTCTGGCTGATGGATTTCCTGTCTGATTCCACTCATATACATGGTGTAGCATTTGGTGGTCTACTCTTGCCATTGAGTCAACAAAATCCTTTAGTGCCTCTACAGTCGATCTTCCAAGATTATTTAGAAATGCATTTTTGCCAGACTGAACACCGTCAAGGTATCCAATTGAATACTGAATAAGATTATTCATCTCTCTATTAAACTGTTTATCGTCCCAAGTTATTGATAGCATTAAACATCTACCCCCTGGTTTTCAGATCTACGCAATACAACCTTGTAGTATTCAACTGTTCCAAATGGGCCAACGATAGGTTCTTGTGATGCAATTTCAAAAATGGTTGCCTTTCCATCACGCACACCAGAGGTCTCGATATAAATACTTGCTCCAACAGTATCCTTGATATTGCTAATAACAATATTGGTTATTGCTTGACCATCTTGCTGAGCATTTACTCTAATGTCAGATTTGACCCTACCAACCAAAATTAGCTCTTTTGTAATATTTACATTTGGGATAACTTCTTCTTTTGCTGCACCTGCAGCTGATGCAAAGTAGCATGCGACAGTTTTATTATGAATCCAAGTTTTCTTTACATTGCCATAGGCACCCTGCTCAACAGTAGGATAGAAAACCTCTGCAGTCATTGGAAATACGAAATCTGTCTTTTCGCATACTACCATTACAACACCCCAAGTTTAAGAATAGACTTGTTATACTTTGAAAGTATTTTGTCTACTATAATGTTTCCAGTTCCCTCAAAACTTGACTTATCAAATTGAATTCTGAATTGATCTGTATTGTATGCAGTAACAAATCTCTTGTAATATTCTAACTTTCCACATGCAAGGTCGTCAACCAACAAACTGGTTGCTCTGACAATGTCTGACGGTATATTTTTGTGTCCTATCTCTAGAACAATCTTATAGTCTGCATTCTTCACAAATCCACCAGTAAAGTAAATTACAGAACCATTGTCTGATGCAGCAAGTGGCAAGATAACGTTTGGACCTTCTGATCTATTGACCATGCCAGGGTAGTCTTCAACTACGGCAGTCTTATCTTCTGTTATCTTAAATGAGCGTTGGTAGTTTGCTGCATCATCCGCATCGTAAATACATACATTGTTTTCATAAACTTTTAAAACCTTTTTTGCATCTACCCATAGTGGAATATAGTCAGAACCATTTCCAACTGTATCTAGTACATACCTCTTGTAATAAAATCCAGGTGCAATGATTGAGTCAATAATTGCTCTAGCAATTTCCTCATTCTCTGCATATGCCTGTATTTCAGAAGCAGTGTCTCCCTTTGTGTTTGGATCTACATATGGCCTTACTACTGATACATCATATGTTTCTCCATCAATTGTGATTTCATAGTCCCCATCGATATTTGATGGCAGTACTACGGATAGCGAACCATCACTATCTGCTGTTCCTGTTTGAGAAAGTACTGAGTGATCCGCCAAGGTTAGAACAGTGTACGAATACTCTGCCCCTGGGGTAAGCCCAGTAACCTTATAGGCAATAACACTTGACGGAACTCTCAATATCTCCATTATTATAGACCGTATCCCTTAGCAACTTCTTTTGGATCAGCTGCTCTGACACCATCTCGTGTAAGCCACTTGGCTGCTGCATCCTTAGATACAACATTAAAGCCCTTTGAAAGTCTTCCAACGCCTTCCCAGTGAATATTCTTTGGAGAATATACTGCGACTACATCGTCTCTCTTCTCTTCTGCCTTCTTAGGTGCAGTAGCTTTCTTGACTGACTTAACTGTTGATGTTCCAATCACACCATCTGACACTGAGCCAAGAGCTGGCTTTTCAGTAGCTGCAGGAGCTGCGTTAGTTGTAATAACATCTTCTGCTGTCTTTGGTGCTTCTTCAATCTTTGCTTCAGCAACGATTTCAGCTACAACCTCAGCTGCCTTTTCTGCAACTTCTGGTGCAACAATCGGTTCATCTGCTACAACTGATGCTGGGACTACATCTTCATTTTTGATTTCTTCGGACATAATTCCTCCTTAAATGTCTATGTATATTATACATTATTATATGAGATAAGGGGCAGGAGCTTGGATGCCCCTGCCCCCTAAAAAGGTACTGTTTACAGACTATGCATCTGCAGCAGCGTCAGCGAACGCAATAGCGTCCTGCTCTTCCCACTGAATACCAAAGCGAACGAATACTGTGTATTCAATGGTGTCCTTCTTTGGCTTGTATTCACGGTTTACAGTGATGTCTCTCTGCATACCCCAAACACGGTTAGCTGGGAATGTAAGGTCAACGTAGCCTTCTGGGTAGTATGGAACTTCCTGAACGTCTACACCGAGAACACGAGTTGTACGTGCTCCACCGAATGTTTGACCAGCACCGTCTAGGTAAGCCTGACGGTTTGCAGGGGTACCTGCTGGAGTACCAGCAAATGCTTCAGCAATTGCGTCAGCAAGAGTACCATTGTGCTTTACGATACCCTGGAATGCATCAGTACCAGCGTAGAACTTAAGGTTGTTCTTAAGTGCACGGTACTTACGTGGCATAGCAAGGATAATCTTCTGCATGACTTCTGGAGTCCATGCATTGTCAGCAACAGTAACTACTGCCTCGTGTGCATCTCCATCATTCTTGACCTTGTTAACGAAACCATTCATGATTGACAAGAATGAATCGCTACCTGTACCTGTACCATTAATGGCAAGGTCCTCAATGTCATTGGCGAATGCGTTGGTCATTAGACGTACTAGGTGATCCTCAAGAGCACCACCTTCAATACCATCTTCTAGAGCTTCAGCAGAAACTTCCCAGTCAAGACGAATCTTCTTGGTTGTAAGTTCTACCTTAGAGAATGTAGCACCAGTGTTTGTGTAGTCACCGTTTGCCTGTGCAGCTGCACGGATTACACGCTCACCAACGTTTACCTTCTCAAGTTCCATGGTGTTAGCTCTCATTGTTACACGACGACCATCGTTAGCAAGAACAGTTGCGTCCCAAACATAGTCGATAAAACGACGTGCCTGCTCAGGGCGTAGAATACCACTGCCAGCCTCACCTGAAGGATTTACTGCGTTAGCTCCTGTAGTTACTCCAAAGTTAGCTGTTGGGATGTTACCAATAGCACCACCATCAGTGTAGTTACCTGGAACATTAGCACCAGCTGTTGAACCTGAAGCGAAAGCACCTTCTCCGTTAAAAAGACCAGAGTCAGCACCTGCAGCATCAGGGTTGTTTTTCTTAATTTCTTCCGACATATTGTCACCTCCTAAGTGATTTTATCTGAATAGATCGGCAGTTTTGAGGAAACGTCCGCCCCATATTGATTTTTCAACCTGTGTCTCAGGCTGTTCCTGCACGATATCGCCGATATCGCCAGACTTGCGGAAAGCTGTGTCTGCTTCTACAGCATCTACTCTCTTTCCAAACTCGTTAAATACACTCTTTGATTCAGAAACCTCATTTTTTACTGAATCTAGTGATTTGGTCAATACTGAAATTTCTTCTTGCATTGACTTAATTGTTGATACAAGATCGCTAAAGGCTGATGTTACAGAGTCTTTCATTTCGGCAATTGCCTTTGAAACCTCTTCGCCATCATCTGACTTCTTAGCCTCTTCCTCTTCTTCCTCTTCATCAGACATATCATCTGACTTCATAGTAGCTTCGGCTTCTGGCTTGTCATCTTCATCTTTGTCATCGCTCTTCTCAACAACGTCAGACTTTTCAACGTCTTCTGCTGGAGCATCTGCCACAACTTCTGCCTCTGGAGCGACCTGTGCATTGTCAACAACGGTATCTGCTGCATCAGCTTTTTCTACTGTTGCATCAATTGTTGTCTCTTCTGTCATAGGACTTACCTCCTTTGTCATCTTAGCAAGATTAATGCCTTTAGCACTATCAACTAAGAATTTTATCATTTCTGATTTTTCGCTGTCATTCTTTTCAACGAAACCTATATTCTGCATTGGCTCACCTGATATTGGACTATTGGCTGATTCTTCTTCAGACAGGATTGCGATGCCAGCCTCTTTATCATAAAAAACATTTTCAATTACTGTGTCTACTGCGATACCAGTAATTACACCATCTGACTTCTGTACAGAAAGAATATTGGCAAATTGGTTAGCTGGATTGTCAACAAGTGATAACTCTGTTAGGTCGTAGTCTTTGATAATACGAACTGCAGAATCCATCTTCTCATCATATGCATCATCCCACTTGTTCATTCTACCGCCGATAGAAAAACCAGAAAGGGTGCCATCAAGGACCTTTTCCCAAGTGTCCTGAGCACCCTTTGAAACATATGCAGAAACATAGATGCCGTTATACATCTTCTTTGTCTCTGGATCAAAAAACTTTTCTTCTTTAAATGAAACCATCTTGCCAACTGAAATTGGCTGGTGCATTTCACGAATATTTCCACGGAATCTCTTAAATGCGTTAAGGCTTGCTTCTGGGGTTACGATATCTGCCTGCTTATCTAGGTTGTCTAGTGTGGCAAAACCAGAAACGATACGCTTTTCTTCGTCCACCTTAGAAAGGGGCATTGACAGGCGGATGTCTGTGCCGTCTGTAGTCCAGTTTGCCTTAGAAATAGTCATCGTAGTATAATTATAGAGCCTTTTTTTGCAATATTACGTTTTTATAACATTTTGTACTATTATATCACATTTTATTATTGACTGGCTCTTCCTTCACCTTTTGGATTTCTTCCAGCAATCGTTGCCGTACTATCAGATGCATTATTAGTTCTTTCAGCATCTCTTGCATCATTGCCAGTGCTGTTTGGAGCTTCTTTTGGCTTTAGCTCTAGTGGCTTGTTTCCATCTCCATCAGGTCTTGGACCCATACCCAAAATGTCACGTGCTTCGTCTGGAACAATAATCATGTTCTTTACATATCTTTCAAGGATCTGTGACTGAGCAATTTCATCAGTAAGTGTTAACTCATTAAACTTAAACTCAAGGATATCTGTCTTCTCTTTGATCATTTTGTTGATCATTTTCTGAATAGCATCTTGTCTAGGACGAGCTACCTGCTCCTTGAATGTACGATCTTGTGCAAGAGCAGCAGCAATCGCAGCAGAGTCACCTCCACCAATCTTAGAGAGTGGGACCTGGTGTGCTACAAGAATGTCATCACGATTGCGAATTCTGTATTCATTAAAAGATGCTTCCTGAGTTCCAGTCTCAACTGGCTCCATCTTAAATTCTACCTTGTTTGTATCTGAGTCTCCAGGAAGTGGGATGTAAAGAGTTCTGTGGTGGCTACCCTTTAGATTTGTCTGCAAGAATCTAAACATCTTGTCTTCTGCATCTTCAGATAGCCTTGCACCCTTTAGGGTTACAACATATCTTGGAACACCCTTGTTGCCAAAATAATCAATGTTGTACTGTGAAGCAAGCTGATCTCCATGTAGAGAACCAATTGCAGAAATAATATCTGGAACACCATAAAAAGTATTTAGTGGCGAATATGACTTAAAGTGAATGATCTCGTTTGGTCTTGGATCTGCAGTAATTGGGTTAGGATTATTTGCACCAAAGTTACGGAAGTATACAACCCTTTGACCAATAATCTGAACATATCCATCACGCATTCTACGAACACGCATAGTTGTCGATGGTATGTGTCCAACATATCCGATCTCTCCAGTTACTGTTCTTCCAATCTCAAGGTATCCGTTTCCAGTAGCCTCAAAGTCTGTCATTACTTTCATCATAATGTTAGTGAAAGATTCATCTGAATTTAAACCCTCTAGCCAATCACGAAGCTCTACCTTCATTCTTTCAATACGCTTCTTTGCTTTTTCTAAAGCACTTTCATTGGCTTGTGCATCAAGTGTCATCATTGTTCTTTTTGATACCTCAAAGTCGTAGCCAAGACCAACAATGTTTTCTACCTTTGCGTCAATGGCAGCGTGATTAGCAAAAGATGTGTCATAATAATTTGCTAGTTCATATAGGTTCCATGGTGGAGTAATTACATCAAATATTCCGTAACCATTCCTAAATACCGAACCAGGATTGATCTCTTTTGATCTTGCACCATCTTTTCCAGATCTAACGGCTAGTGCTGAATCTTGATACCCCAAAGATGTAACATCTACATTAGTATTAACTACCCTACTTTCTAGAAGTGGGTCTGCTGCTTTAGACATTCTGTCTGAACGACGCTTAAAATTCTTTTCCAGGCCATTAAATAGCTTGAGGTCTTCCCAAGACTTTGAGAATGGGTCTTGTGCTTTAAACGCATCTACCTCTGTAGATTCTTCTGGTAGCGAAGCATTAATATAAAGAATTTCGTCTGACATTATTCGTCTCCATAAAGCTCTAGAGTTTTCTTTGCAGCAATAACTGCACCAAGGTCATTCATAGATGGAATTAGACCATTGTTCATTCTATCTACTTGCTCAGAGTACTCTTCGTCTGAGATCTTTCTCATGTTTGGATAGAATACGGCACGTCCTTCTGGCTGCCCCCAATACTTTGCTGCATCAGCTAATTCTTTAATTTTTGCCTTGTCATCTTTAAGGCCTTCAATGGAGAGGGCATTTCCCTGGCCATCTGTAAATGCTTTGCCATTTGGCTTTGTCCATACATAGGTACCAAATAGAGAGAAGTTTTCTTCAATTACCTGAACCTTGGTTTCTCCAACCTGACCAGGAAAACGTGGTTTTTGCTTTTTCATAACCACTAGTATACCATATTAAACAGCATTAATAGTTGTAGTTTGCCTATTAGAGTTTGTTATTGCCCTATACTTTGACCTTAATAGCCTTAATATTGACTTGTCATCAATAATTATTCTGGTAGTTCCAACGTATGACTTGTATATATCGGATGGGTCAATACCGTAGAAATTTCTAGACGAAAGCACGAGCACTTCGAACCACTTGAATATTCCGTCCCAATATCGCCAATCAAATTTGACTCTTCCAGACTCTTTTACTAGGAACCATGGTCTAACAGAGATATTTTGAACTTGCTGCAATCTTACAGAGTTATAGTGAGATATATTATTAATAAGCATTGGACCTGTTATTCTAATTGATCCACCATTATTAGAAAAATCTAGGTAGTTAGAAAAACCTATACCTAATGATGCCCATTGCTTTATTGTCAGCACTGGGTCTTTAACAACTTTGCCATTAATGTAATATCCAACACCATTTTCAAGCTGACCAGTTTTGTCATTGATAGCATATATTTTACCTCTTAGTCCGTCTGGGTGTGTTGCCTCAATATAGAATTTTAGGTGTGAGGTATTTGATATTATCTCAAAAATTTCTGTCGGACTATATGGGAAAAAGTCATCATCATACATTGCAAACATTTGCATAGCAATCATTTTATGATTATTTGTCTTTTCACTATTTACTGGGATGTCTATGCCTCGAACATTTTTATTATTAAATGCACCCTTTAGCCTTATACCACTATTTTTAGTCAAATATAGGTATGGTGTGCTGCCTTTATATATTGAAAATGGATTTGGAGACTTATAGTCATAATAAAAGCCATTTTCTGTAAAGGGATAGATGTCAGTTCCGTATCTAGTTCCAATTGGCGTTGGAGTTTCATCATTAAGTGCAATTGACGAAAGCTCTAGTGTGCTGATTGCCAAAGGCTTATCAGATATATGCTCCGCTGATACAACTATCTCTGTAACCATCACAGTTTGTGCAAAACTAACATTGGTAGGTGGATAGATTATCATTCCATCTACAATCTCATACTTGGTGTTTATCCATTCTTCTCCTGGACTTAACATTCCATCTTTTGGTGCCATCGCAATATTTGTGTAGTATGAATCGTCCTCAACATCTTGCGAGATATCTTTAAAATATATATAGCTTTTTACAATTGACCCCGAAGTATCTAGTTTATATGTTTGTCTAGAATTATTCTTTAAATCAGTGTAATCAATATATCCAGTATATAGATGGTTATCTAGGTCACTATACTTTTTCTGAGATGGGGAAGAAAATTTAAGTGCTAAGTCTTGATAGCTCCACGAAGCATCGGTTTCTGTAACAGCAATCGATCTTCCAGGTGATGGATATCCAATATTAAACTGTATAAAATCAAGATCGTAGTACTGGATACCCTTTGAGTTAGTTACATTTTTTCCGAAATATGAAAGTGGTAGGGCAGACTTCCAAGAACCATTCATTACTCCATCTAGATACATAGTAGAACTATTTTCGTATGGTTTTATGGTATAGCTAGTGTTTGCATTATCGATAAGACCTATGCCTGCATATTCTGCAACCTGTCCACCATCCAGAACAAATTCCCAAAATGTTGTACTATATAGTCCAGCATCCGCATCTGCAAGCATTGACTCAACCAGCTCTGCATCCCACACAATTCCATTTGGAGCAAAATAATCCTCTATTTTCTTGGTAGCAAACTGATTGTTAAAAGATATAGAATATATGTTTCCAATAAAAGAGTCTGAAGAACCAGTACCGCCAACATAGAGTGCCAAAGAATCTTTTTTACTTAAAAATGTTGCTGCAGCATTTCCAAAATAACTTGCAAATCTTTTTATGTGAAGACCTATAGAAAATTTTTCTCCTGGATAGTATTGCTGAGTTGTTCCAAGAACTTCGGTTTGTCCAAGATACCTTAGCTTGTACTCAATGCCAGAACCAGACAACGACACTGATAAGTAGTCTCCAGTTGTTTTATCTCTTAGCTCTATGAGGGTCTGCCTTAGTTCTGTTGGTGCAGATATAGACTTAAAAGTTACATAAATAGACTCTACGCCGTCTTTTAAAATATTTAGATTTTCAAAATATCCATATGCATTATTTGGCAAAGATATAAATTTTGAATCTTCGTTTTGGATACTCTTACTATTTTTTAAAAACTCTGACTGTGTTTGTTCGGGGACCACCAGCTCCATACTCTTAAAGCTTGGAATCTTTAAGTAGTCCGTATCGCTTGACAAGTTGTTAGATATTCCGCTAGACCATGAACCAATTTTTGGATAAGAATAGTTTGATGAATATTTGGCAAATTGGTAGTCAAAATATATGTTCTTTCCACCATATGCAACATTTAAAGTTTCTGGATTGTCTACCCCTTGCCCAAATATCCATCTTCTCTTAGCAATAGCATTTGAGATAACATATGTGTATATTGACACTGGTCCAATTTCAAATATATCGATTGAGTCATTAGAATAGAATCCCAGCCAGTCTTGCTCTTTTCCATTTAGCACTTCTTCTGGAAAAACAAGATCTGATCTATTTACCAATATCTGACCTACCTGCTCACCATTCAAAAGCATAACAATTCTGTCTGATGATATCGATATGTGCACCAACATTGGTCTATACCATTCAGAGACATAGTGTGAAATTGAATAATCCCCCACCTTAAGCTTTAAGAATGGTCCATCAACATATATTCCATCAGAAGATGCGACTGGTCCAAATATCTTTGACTCAGAGTATCCAGATGGGCTTATCTTGATCCATGCCTCGATAGTGTAGTTCTTGTACTGACCAACTCTATTCATAAAACCCAAGCCAGGTATAACTATAGATGGACTAGATCCATTTGGATATATTGTCATCGAAGAGTCTGACCCATATACCATCGGCATACCAGAATTTCTTGCCTTTAGTTGATTGTCTGCGACAATTGCATATCCATCTTTAGTGGCTTCTGCTGATGCAAGAAGTTTTACTGCCTTAGAATTATCTGGCAATCCATATATAGAGCCAACTACGGTCTCTGGAACAACACCCGAAGATGATGAGTTAAACTCTTCTGTCCATTGGCCAAGAGAAAGTCCATTTAGCAAAAATAGCACTGGATCTGTGGTCTTATTAGATAGAAACTCAATTTCTATAAAAAGATAGTATTCAGAATTAATGTCATATGGTCTATCAAATGTTTCTGATAAGAATACCCATTTACCTGCAACTGACAGCGGAAAACGTTTAAATACACGATACTCGCCATAGGTTGGATCAGTATATGCAAACCCAATAGTTGCAGAGAGAATGCTGTCGGTAGAAGAGTATAAAAAGGTTGATAGCGTAAATGTAGCTAGATACTCGTTTATAGACGAAAAGTTTCCAATAACCTCGCTATTCAGCCTTACCATTCTTACGTTAGAGGCACCAACATGTGCTGAGTCAATTCTGTAAACTGGCTCTTCTGGAATTGGGGTTGTTAGTGTAGATGTATATGACATCTGTCCACCATCTAAGCTCCAAGAAGTTAAATCCCTCTGAGAAGAATTAAGTATGGACAGGTAGTCACATTTGTCTTGCAGTGGCCAAAGACCAAGGGGGTGTTCCTTGATGATTTTGGATGAGTATAGGCTGAGTGAGGCTGTCATTGTATATATATTTTATCATACTATACGTGTAAACCAGCGTGGAGTTGTATAACGAATTCCATCAGATATTGCTCTTACCCCATGCACGTAATCTGGATTGTCTGGAAAAGTTAAGAGGTCTCCTGGCTCTGGCTTGTGAGAAATTCCATATTCTGGGAAATAGATATCTCCACCAATATAATCATTATTTATATATATTAATGTTGCTATATCGTTTGGCTTGCTAGCATCAAAATGCTCATGCATACCCCAGCCTGGTTCAAATCTTGCAATATGTGATTTTGTCTCATCATATTCGTAGAACCTTGGACCATATGTGTCTAGCACAAAGTCATACACTTTTTTGCCCCACTCTGTTACTAGATTTTTCATGGCCAGTGTTTCTTCATCAGACTTTTTAAACACATTAACCCTAAACTCTTTTTCTCCATTGCCAAATTCATCAAAAAATTCATCATTTTTTACAGAATACTCGTAAATTGCTTTAGCTATATCAGCTGGCATGAAGCCCTTAATATACTTAATATCATCCGTCTTACTCATTGAAACATTCCAACCTTATCTACATGTTTTGGCATATTTGATCCACCACAAGTTATACAGTCTAATCTAACCATACCAGTTACTGGACAGGCGTTACCCTTAATAACCTTATGACCAGATATAAAACATTTTATTCTTAATATCCAGTTTTTCATTTTTCAAGCCTTGTCCATGCTTGTGCATCCTCGTCGCTAATATAGGCTCTTGGTGCAATATCATAAGCAATGGTTACTCTTGGACCATCAACTCTCCAGTTTCCCATGCCATGAGGATGACCAACTTCTGAAACAACTAAACGATTATTTTTATTTACATTTACTTTTATATTTTCTGGATTTTTAAATACTTGATACACGGTTACAGAAGGTTCTGCATTTACACAGTAGTATCCGTGAAACACTGGTGCTCCAACACCATTCATGTGTTCGTGCCACTTATCTTGATTATCAATAGGAGAGACATCCCACATATCTTCTTTAGCATTTTTGTTGAACCAGCCGTGTAGGTACCAATCTTCAGCATCATAATCTATTTCATAATAGATACATGCCTCTTTTAGGGCATCATGGATTGCATTTTTTAGCTTTTCAATTTGTGGGTTGCCCATCTCAAAAATATTGTAGTGTGAAAGAAAGGCGGTACCTGCTCCAGATGAACTATCCTTGTATGCATCAAGCATGGATTTGTCTAGCTCTACTAGATTTCCAGAGACTAGTCTTTCATTCAAATCTAAAGTCCACGACAAGAGTGACTCTATGTCATTATCTATGTCACGAATAAAAAATTTATGATCCTTCATACTATCCCAACTTTATCCAATGGCTTCCAACAAAATCATGATTAATAAAATCCTTGTTCTTTGGACTAATGTCATAGGCAATAGTAATTCTTGGACCATCCCAAGACCAATTGTCAATTGCGTGTGGATGACCAGTTTCTGAAACTACAAGCCTATTGTTTTTATTGACATTTTCAAACAAATTGTTTCTATCTTTATTTATATGATAGTAGGTGGATGAAGGCTCTGCGTTCACACAGTAGTATCCATGAAATACTGGAGCCCCTATGCCATGCATGTGATCGTGAAACCATTCTGGATGATCTAAAGGAGACTCTCCAGAGTAAACTGTACCATTTTCATTTACATTAAACCATCCGCAAATATGGTAATCAGCTTTGTCAAAGTCTATTCCATAGTAATCGCATGCTTCTTTTGTTGTGATGACTAAGCCATCGTAGAGCTCTTTAATAGCTGGATTGTCCCATGTAAAGATATTATAATAGTCTCCAAGCATTGTAACTAGGCTATCGCCACGTTCACGCTTTTCCTTAAAAACATCTTCTGGTGCACCAATGCCGTTTTCATATATCCACTTTCTCTTTTCTAGAAGATACTGTGTCAGGCTTTCCAAATCATTATCTAAATAACGATCAAAGAACTTGTGCGGTGGCTTAGTCATTGCAATCATCTAAGTGGAATCCAGTGCTGCTCTACTGCAGATCCTCCACGCTTTAGGTACTCTAAAGGTGTAACATCATATGCTACTGTAATTCTTGGACCATCCCAGTCCCAATCACCCATTGCATGTGGATGTCCCATTTCAGACAAGATGGCACGATTATTCTTATTAACATTTTCTACCTCGTCATCGAACACGATATAGTGTGTAGACGATGGTTCTGCAGCTACAGAATAGTACCCATGAAAATCTGGTGCACCTGGGCCACCGTGCTCATGCCAATTAAGTTTTCCATTGCCAGAGTGGTTAATATTAAACCATCCCTGAATCATAAACTTTTGTTCATCAAAGTCAAGCTCGTAATGTTCGCATGCCTCTCTTACCATATCTCCAACGGCTTTATATAATTCATAAATACCATCGATATGGAACTGGAAAACGTTATACTGTCTCCACTTCATTGTTGAGATACTGTTAGAGTCTTTCCATGCCTCAAATGGGCTTACTGGTGTTACACCTGGAAGTTTTGCCTGTTCAATAAGTTCGTATCTAGCCTGAAGCTCTTCTGTTAGCTTTGCAAGGTCATTATCTAGATAGCGTTCAAAGAATTTATGTCCCTGAGTGGTCTTGCTAATGCTTCTCAGAGGTGTTTGATCTTTATACATCTCATACTCCGTTCTATGTATAAAACTATTATACACTATAGGAGCTGTTTTTTATCTAAACCCAAATACCCCGAAGAATCCGAAAACTCCAAATGGAATAAATCCGAACACTCCAAATGGTCCAAATCCAAATACTCCAAAGAAGCTAAATACGCTAAAAGGAACAAATCCAAATACTGAGAAGAATCCAAATACTGAGAAGAACCCAAATACTGAGAAGAATCCAAATACTGAGAAGAAGCCAAATACTGAGAATGGCACAAAGGAAAATGTTGAAACCTGGTTAGATGCTGCTGAGGCAGCAGATCTACCATTTGCGTTATCAGCATATACCGTATATGTTTGAGAAGTTCCTTGCTCTTGGCTAATATCTATAGATGTTCCAGATGTATTTCCAGACTTTCCATCATCAGAAGTGATGTAATAATTAGTAATTGCTTTGCCACCATTGGCTGGTGCAGACCAAGATACTGTATCATATGATGCACCGCTTGGAGATGACGCACTGACACTAGTAGGTGCAGCTGGAACGGTTGTTGCAGTAATAGAAACTGAAGATGATGCAGCTGAAGATCCAGAAGCGTTAGATGCAGTCACAGAAATTGAATATCCAGTGTCAGACGCAAGTCCAGATACTGTGATTGGAGAAGAAGATCCAGATGCAGTCATTGAAGAGCCACCTGCGGTAGGTGTTGCTGTTACTGTATACGATGTTGCAGCTGGTGAGTTAGCAGGCAACTCAAAAGTTACTGTGGCAGCACCGTCATTGTATGCTCTGTTAGTTCCAACATCTGTTGCACCTACGTTAACTGGTGCATGTGGCTCTAAAAAGTCATTTGACTGCTGAGAGTGTCTACCTGCTCTTTTACCTGCTGCCATATCTTATTCCTCGTTTTCTATTAAGCTGTAAGGTCGCCGTAGACAACCCATGTGTTTGCTGCTCTCTTCATCAGAGTAGCTGAAGACCATTGTGTACGCAACTTGAGTCCAGGTGTTGCATTTACTGTAACACCAGTATCTCCAGCAATTGTTACTTGACCTGTTGATGTCTGAAGAATATCAAGAGTAGTGCCTACTGGGTAGTCTACTGCTGAATCTGAAGGGATTGTAAGTGTAGTTGCAGAAGAAGATCCAACTTCAATAAGAGAATCACGCTCAGATAGGTCTGAAAGTGTGTATGATGCTGTCTTTTGAGAGATTGGTGTTATTGATGGAACTCCCTGCTTTGTTTGAATGCCATCTGCAAACTCAACTCCGCCAAGCTTTAGTGTATCATAGTTAGCATTAGTAAAGTCTACGTGACTATCTGTTGGCTCTGGAGCATTTGAAACTAGCTTCCACTTTCCGTCAGTTGCGTCACGCAAGATACCTGTGTGGAAGTGTCCTGTTTGCACATCTCCATATGCACCAAAAATACCTATGTCAAGAGTGTCTGTATCAAACTGCTCTGCAGCAAGATAAATTAAGGAGTCTGTAACCTCAAGGTTAGTTGCAGCAACTGTTGTCGTTGTACCCTGGACAACTAGGTCTCCAGTAATTGTAAGGTTTTCTGCTGTAGCACTTCCAGTAATTGCAGCGTTTACCTTAGTAGCATATAGGGAAGCTGCTGTAGCTTCTGCTGCTGTCTGAGCAGCTGCTGCTGCACCTGCAGCATCATAATTTACAGCAAGACCATCTGCATAATCCTCTGCAGCCGATTGTGCATTATCTGCTTTTGCCTGGGCACCTGTTTGTGTCTCTAGCTCTGCTGTGTCAGTAATACCATGCACATTTGTTGTGTCAGAATTGTGGTCTGAAATTGCTGTTGATAAACCTGTTGCAGTTGCAATTGTAGCATCTGCTGAAATTGTAATTGTTGCTGCTTCGTCATCATATACTGAAACGATTCCAGCGGATCCAATAATAATTGATCCAACTGCATCCTGTGCTCTTTCTGCAGTAAAGTAAGTATTTGCTGCATCTTCTGCAACATCAGCTGTTGTGAGATTTGTAACATTTGTGCTCAAAGTTGATAGATCACTAGTTAAATCACTGATTGATGTAGTTAATGGTGCAATAGCAGTAGAAATAGCAGCATCACGAGCATCTTCCTCTGCAGATATTGCAGTTTGACGTGAGGCAGCCTCTACCGCAATCGCTGCATCTCTAGCAGTAATTTCATCGGCCATCGCAGTTTCAATTGCATCTGCAATAGCAGTCTTGACAAGACCATTAGTATCTGTAATCGATGAAGCAATCTCGTTTAGAGTATCTAGTGTGTTTGGAGCTGATTGAATAATGTTAGCAAGCTGATTTACTGGAATTTGTGCTGAGCCGTCAAGTGTGGCAACACCATTTGCAGCTCCTTTTTCGTCGTCCTTTATAAAGCCCTCAGTATCAAGATCTAGGTCTTCTAGGTTCATAAAATACTTAAGTGATGACCAGCTAGTGGTTCCATCACCAATCTTAAACTTATTAGTGTCGGTCTCATAACCGATTTCACCAGCTGAAAGTACTGGGTTGGCAGCTGTCCATTGTGCTGCTGTACCTCTACGTTGCTGCATTCTTGTTGCCATATTGCTTAGCTCCTCTTTATGTGGCAGTCTTATCTACCAAATACTTATATTATATCCTATGTTTTAGTTAAAATTATCAGTTACAGATCCACCATCAAAGATGAGTGTAAACTCAGTTGATGATGGGCTACCGCCATCAATTCCACTAGACATAGGGCTTGCTGGTATTGAACCACCTTCACGGAATGTTGTTGTGATCAATCCAGTTCCACCCACAGATGTATCGTGAATGTGCTGTGTCAAATTGAGAGTATCATCAACATTTGCTACAGTTAGCCATCCATCAGTTTCATCATAGATGTTAATTCTTTTTGTTGTGGTATCAAACCACATTTTACCTGCTGTTGGATTTTCAGGGGCAGTAGAGGCAACAGTAATGCCAGATGCGTTAGCATTAAGATATCCACGTGTTACGACGTGTGTATCATCAGTTGGGTCAGCAGCAACTATTGGGCCACCGAAGACACCACTACCTGCTACCTGGATTCCGTTTTTTACTTTGAAATCCTTGTTTACTGTTGCCATCTACATACTCCTTTTAATTATCTTAAGCGATAAGTGTTCCTACTACAGTAACGATAGAGTTATTGTTAGCTGTTGTAACAAGTAATCTTACGTTACCAGCATTTACATCTGCAGAAATTGTTGATGCAGAACCATTAGTTCCAACAACTGCATACTCAGTAATTGCTACGTTATCTGTTGAGTCAAGTGTAATCATTACCTTTGAAAGCTCTGTGTGAGTTCCATAGGCTACCTTAACTGTGTACTCAGCTGAGCGGTGTGTTGTGTTCGCAAACTGATGTGCAACTACCTGGCTTGCAGTGGCTACTGTTTGAGTAGCTGCAACCTGTGTTGCTACAGAATTGATATCAATTTCTGTAAAGTTTGGAACTACTGCCTCAAGAGCTGACACAGCACGAGCATCTGTAAAGTAGAGGTTGGAGGTTCCCTCTTCAATGTCGTCTGTTGTCAGCAAGTCTATAGCGTCACCAATGGTTCCACCTACGGCATCAATAGCTCTCTGATTTGTGAAATATAGATTGACTGTACCCTCTTCAATATCGTCTGTATCAAGTGCATTGATAGCAGTTGAAATTGCAGCGTCACGGTCAATCACCTCCTGTCCGACCAAGTTAGAAGCATATGCCTCTGCATTGGTCTGAGCTGTGCTTGCTGCACCTGCTACGTCATAGTTGACTGCAAGTCCATCAGCATAGCTATTAGCAGATGTCAAAGTTGCGGAATCCTGAGAATCTACATATGTTGTATCTGCCTTTGTTGCAATAAGATTTGTTACATCTGATGCATAGTTTGGATTATCAGCAATTGCAGCTGCCAACTCATTAAGAGTGTCAAGCATCGCAGGTGCTGAATCAACTAGGTTTGCTACAGCTGTATCAGTGTAAGTGTTTGCACTTGTAAGTGCAGCTGCTGCAGCTCCTGCTACATCATAATTGGTAGCTAGGCCATCTGCATATGCTTTTGCATTATTCTCTGCAGTAAGAGCTACGCCATCTGCATATCCCTGTGCTGCTGTCTGAGCTGCATCTGCAGAGCCTACGTTATCCCAGAGACCAGTGTTAGCAGTTACTGCTCTCTGTGATGTAAAGTAAAGATTTGTTCCTTCTGCAAGATCATCTGTGTCGTGATTTGCCAAGCTTGAAACTGTACCAGTTACATCACCAGTTACGTTTCCTACTACGTTACCAGTTACGTCACCAACCAAATCTGCTGTTACAGTTCCTGCTGAAAAGTCTCCACTTCCGTCACGCTTTACAACGGTATTTGGAGTATTTGCTGAGGTTGCTGTACCACCAATAAGGTTGACAATGTAATCTTGGTCATCTTGCTTCTTGGTTAGAATATCGTGGTTATTGACGGTAGCTGTAGCACCTTCAACAATCAGACCACTCTTAACCTTAAAGTCTTTAGTGACTGTTGCCATGTTTTATCTCCTTGTATATTACGCCTTAAGTCCCATACGTGCAAAACGTACAGTAACTGGTCGAATTATTGCATCTGGAGTTACAACCAAACTGACTGTATTTCCAGTGCGAGAGACGCTAACGGTGCCCATATTCCCATCATTGTCAATTGTTCCGTATTCTGTAACACTGATATCATCAGCATCACAAAGGACGGTCAACTCTGTTGCATAGAACTTGTTATCTCCGTTTGTTACTTTAGAAATTGAAACAAGATACTTGATCATTCTCCATGCAGTTGCATCGAAGCTGTCAACAATTGTTGAGCTCTCAATGCCTGTAATTGTGTTTTCATTATTGCCAAATGTTCCAAGATCAGTTGCCTGAGCTGTAGATGTGTCAATTAATGCCTCGTAATCACTCTGAGTAGGACGATCTCCAGTTTCAAAAAGTGTTTTTACTGCAGGGATTGTAGTTCTAGCCATGTTTATATTATACAGTATATTTAAGCATTTTAAAGAATGTAGTTGCTATATCCAATAATAGCTATGCCCACTCCAGCTGGATTTCCACGCTCATACGTGTCTAGCCCAATTCCAGAAAATCTTACCCTAAATGGCAGATGCTCAACAACATCTATTCTAGAAACATATTTTACATTTTTAGCATTTACAAAATTAACATAGTCTATTCCATCAACCTCAGCAATAGGGTTTAGGGTTCTTTGAATTAAAAGAAGATTGTCTGTGTACTCTAGAATATTTGTTAGTGCCATTATCGATCAGTTACCTCTGCGATTACAGTCATAATTCCACGGCATACCGTCCAAACTACGACAGCATCGGAGAGCTGAACGTCAAATACATCACCAGTCTGTAGCTGTTTACACTCTGCTGGCAATAGAACTACTGTAAACTCTCCAGCATTGTCAAATTCAGTTTTTGTAGGTGTTACATGGAATAGCTTTTCTGTTCCACGTCTAAAATCTGCCTTAATGGCATAAAGAGTTGGGTCAATTGGGGTTCCACTGTCATCTTCTACATAACATCTAAATGACGCATAGTCACCCTTTACAACGGTCCATCTAATAACTGGTGGGGTAGCACCGACCTCAATCTCACCAGCATCATTTACTGCCTGAGTTGAAGTAGTAGTTGTTGTACGAAGAACGGCCATAGTTTTATTATATCATTAAATTATGAAAGACCAGCTTTAAGTGATCCCCATGTTGCATTTGATTTAGAGCCAACAATAATCGCTCCACTAACTGCTGGATAAACAACTGTTGCAATTGCAGTTCCTTGGGTTCCATCATTCTGACTTGTCAACCCACCGTTTTGAGCAACATAAAGTATGTCTCCTGGATTATATGAAGATGTATTAATTGAGTTTATGACACCAGCTACAACAACAACTCCTGTAGCTGAAACAAGAATTTCTGTCCTTGTTAAGCCTAAGATAGATGTTGTAGTTGATGCTGTTGCTTTTGCAACCAATACGTTAGTTCCGTCATGCCCAGTTATTGTTACTGGGTATCCTGCAGGAATAATATCAGAAGATACATTTTTTACTGGAATATCTACATAAGATGCTTGTGGCAACACAGCATCTAGCCTTTCCGTTAGGCTTTTTATGTCTCCATGCACATTAACAGCATCTGCTGCTAGTGGGAAGGGTAGGTTGTAGTTGTTGGATCTTCCAGTTGCCATAACAATAGTATACCAGACTTGTTGTTGAAAAAGAGGCAAAAACATGTTATAATCTAATGGTACCTTTCGGGGTACTTTTTGTTCATATAGGCAAAAATGATCAAGCAGAGTGACAACAACGTGACAATCGTGAGAGACTATAGACAAGTATATTCAAGGCTACAGCTGTAAAGAATATTGTCTGCCAGGACCTGTGACAGGGGTCGTAACAACATAAAAAATAAGGAGGTAGTTTTATGAATAAAACTATTAAAATTGCTGGCTTTGCCACATCTACATTACTTTTACTAACAACTTCTATAGCCCCAGCTAAAGCTGAAGATCCAGTTCGTTACGAATACGTAACAGAATATGATTCTGTAAAAGCACAAAAGCTTTTAGCAGATAGTATTAAGAAGGCTGAAAAAGCTGCAAATTCAAAAAAGATATCTAATGCAATATCTAAACTAGAGAAATATGTTAACAAAACATACTATGTATTTTCTGGTCATACTCCGTCTGGATGGGACTGCTCTGGCCTCACCATGTGGTTCTATGAGCAACTTGGCATTAGCTTAGAACATAGAGCAACTGCTCAGGCCCTTGGCGGAGATAAGGTATCAGAACCTGCTATTGGAGACATTGTTGCATTCCATTATGAAAATAGTTCAAAGGCGTACCACGTTGGTATATACATTGGAAATGGCAAGATGATTCACTCTCCTGCCCCTGGAAAAAGAACAGCAATTGACGACATAAAGCGATTTGGTGGAAACTATAGCGATATCTCTTACGTGAGATATATTGATGCTATCTAAATCCAAATACTGAGAATGTTGGCGTAAAGTTAAACACTGAGAACGAGAATCCAAATACGGAGAAGAAGCTAAATACTGAGAAGGCAAATCCGAATACGGAAAAGAAGCTAAACACGCTAAAGAAGCCAAATACACTAAAGAAATTAAATACGCTAAAGAAATTAAATACGCTGAAGAAGTTAAACACACTAAAGAATCCAAAAACTCCAAATACAGAGAAGCTAAAGACTCCATAAACCAAATCTACTGGAGACTCGTATTGTGCAGAAACTCCAGCATCTGGTGTTTGATCTACAATCTTGTCATGTTTGTCTTCATCAGATGAATTAGTAAAGTTCTGTGGTGTTTCGGTTCCTACAATAAAGCCGTCAGACACAATCTGAGATTTTGCTGCATCACGAGTCTGTCCTACAAGGTTTGAAACTACTTTCATACCCTTGGAAGATGCCCATAAACCGAATGAACCTAGCATCTATCCACCTATGCCGTCAAATCACCGATGAGTAGCCAAGAGTTCGTATCAATCTTAGTTAATACTGCACCAGAATACTGAGAAGCGATCTTTCTATTTCCATTTTTACTATTTAGGGTTACTGCACCAGTTAGTGGTGCTATAGAAACATTTCCAGTTCCTAATCTAAGAACCTCAATCTTTTGGCCAATCTTGAATGAATTCGAAGCATTTTCTGGAATATAAATAGTTGTATCGGTTGTATCAGTAATCTTCAAACTATTTCCTGCATCTGCAGGTACAAGAGTATATGCATTTGCAACAATAGAAGGAGATACAAGAATTGCTGAATCATTTGATGAACGCCATCTTGTTCCATCATAAAATTGTATGTCATTAATTGTTGAGCCATCTTCTGACTGTGCAACAAATGCAACAAGACCAGTTACTGGAGATGAAAGTGCTAGATCACGAGCTGCTGGATTTGCAAAGTTATTTATACCTGCTTTATTCTTAACAACTGTTTCAAATGTTACTACTGACTCGGATGAGTATGTATGGTCTCCAGTCCACTGGTAGTCTGCAGATGGGTTTACAGTTCCTGCACCTGCAATTGGTCTCCAATTTGTTCCGTCAAATAAATATGCAACTTTTGCATCTGAACTAATATTTGCCATTAGCCAACTACCCTCCATGTCTCTGTTGTTCCATCATAAACTTTAAGAACTGGTGTAGATCCGCTATTGTCTATCCACAGAAGTCCATTTGACAAACCATTTGTTGGCTCTGTTGATTGATAAATTGACACTGCAGCAGTTGGAATTAGTGTAGAGTCTGCTGAAGACATCCATAGATATCCAAGTTGTGGGGAGACTGGTTCTGAACCATATGTAGAGCCAATACCTGCTGCCTCAAGTGCGTTTATTTCATCCTGCATAACCTTTATATATCTAGCAATAGATGGATTTGGCAAATTATTTATTGCATCTGGTGCTGCTGGGTTGAACGTTGTTGAGCCATACAAGAAAAGCTTCAGGGCAGCCTGAATATCGGCAGGATCTTCATATCCTGGAACCTTTGTATTAAATACACCACTTCCGTCAGTGGTACCGTCTATATTTTGTGCAGCCATATTTTCACCCTCTCAAAATTATACCATAGTAATGAATAGGTGTACTATCTTTTCTTCAGATACTAATGACCATTCACCACTTATGAACTCAGCTGCCTTGATTGTTATTGGTAGTGCCAAGATTTCGTCTGGAGACAAGGCAATATCTCCAACGTAAATAGAAGATGCGACTGGATTTTGTGACACAACTGTGTGCTGTACATTAAAACTACCAGATGTAATGCTTGAAGTTGTAATGTCTCCACCCGTAATGGAGACAATCGGAACCCATATTTCTGTAGAACCATTTAAAAATGAAAGTTGATTGTTTGAGCTATATGTATTTGGATTTAGCTTAAATAGTGCCTTCCATCCATATCCAGATGGCTGTGCAATATATTGATAAACCCATTGATACTGATCGTCAGAAGGTAATAGATTTATGTACATATCATATACAGATGGTGTCTGCGGTAATGACACAAGAGATGGCTTTCCCTCTCCATAAAGAATCAAACTACCACGATCACCACGCTGACCATAATCTACAGCTATCTCTACTGTTGATGGACCACCAAGAACATTAAGATCAATTGATGAAATAGTGCTAGATATATCTACCATTAGATGGCACCACTAACGTGATCTGTGACTGTTATTGTGCCAGTAACCAATGTATATACATATGGATATGGTGTTGCAGTTTTTGTTATTTCAACATCATAAACGTACTGAGTGTCTGGTAAAAGTTGATTGCCGACACCTGGGAGGATCGCACAAAGGATATAGCTAAGATCATTTGATGACTCAGCACTCATTGTTGCATATCCAGTAAGCTTGGTTGAGCCATCACCTCTTGCATCAGCAATAGTAAACTTTGCTGTATTGAATGTGCTTAGGTCAAATGCAGTACCTGATGCATTTTTAGGATATACACGAAATTCTAGCGTATCTCCTCTATAGTATTTAATATCGTATGTTGCTGGATATGCCATTATGCCTGCCTCTCATATGTTCCGCTAAGTATAAAAGTATCTCCTGTTGCAAGAACAAGAGGAGAGTTATAGTCTATATCATAGAATTGGCTACCTGCAGAATATTTTAGACTAGCGATAGGGCTACCAGATGTTCCGTGTACGCTAAGTGTGTATTTTGTTGATGTTGAAGCATCATTAATGACTCCATCACGAACTATGAAATCTGCTGCAGGAGAAAATGGTAGTGTAATACTGTATGCACCAGTTCCAAAATTTGAAACATACGTAAGTGGAATGTTTGCTCTAAAGAAAACAATATTGTTGATTACTGTGTAGTGTCCAGTTGCCTGATTGTTTGTAACGATTAGTCCAGTTCCAGAAAGTACTGGGGTATATGTTCCAGATGTTTGGCTTGCATTTAGTGATGCTAGCCATTCCTCTTCAGAACCAGTAAAACCATTTGTAACTGCTAACTGGTATGCAGATGCACCAGTTAGACCAGTATCACCTGCATCGCCTTTATCACCTTTGGCTCCTTGTGGACCAACCAATGACTGTAGCCATTGTGACTCTGACCCACTGAATCCGTGTGCAATAGCTGTTTGGTATGCAGATGCTCCAGCCATTCCATTGCTACCTGGCTCACCTTGTAGTCCACGTTCTCCACGCTCTCCTTGTGCCCCTGGACTTCCTGGCATAGGAACAATCTTAATTGTTGTCATAAACTTCCTCCATATGTAACATCACCTAGGACCACAATGTTGCCAAGGACTGGTGTCCATATTGTACCATTTTCCCTTGTAACCTGAAGATCAAAAAGTAGCTCTGCAATAACTGAGCCATAGCCTGTCCCCCACAATTTTGTGGTATTAGCACTTGCAGTTACAGTAACAAAGCCCTCTCCTGGTGTTACGTCTAGCTCATCAATAGTATCAAGCCTTGGATCGTACGCACTTGCGATATAGGTCCATGAGGATGTGTCCACAAAAGTGGTCTCATCTGGTTCTAGAAATTCTATGCGAATCTCAGCTGTGTCGCCACGGACGACCTGCCACTTAATAATGGCTGGGTCTGAGCCAAAGGTTGAGGGTTCATAAAGTGATGCCATAGTATAACAATTATACATCATAAAATGAAAAAAAGGACTAGTATCCAGGCATGGTGGGTATGAGAGACAGACCTGGATACTAGCCATATAAATTATATCATAATTGTACAAAAAGGACTTTTTGAAAAAGAGTTATAAAAAAGTTATAAAGATTTTATCAATTTTGGCCTCAAAGAATAGAACTCTGTGGTAGACTATTATATATATTAAATATTAAATAATATCTCTAAGTAGAATATATCTTATATCTTTATATTATATATATATTATATATATTATATATTACTTCTTATTAGCAATATAGTCGATAAGTAACTCATACATCTTGTCGATTTTTTTATTCATATCTCTACGAAGAACATCTGCTTCGTCAAGTCTGTTTTTAAATTCCTGATGCTGTATTTCCATACGATTAACCTGGTCTTTTAAACTTCCGCCACCATTAGGTTTGAGCTCATGCTTTATATCGTTGAAGTAGTGTTTTACAAGCCACCTCACTCCTGCTGCTGATAGCCCAATAAAAGTTCCGACGGAAACTAGGATACCTATGATCATTTGAGTGATTTCGAGGGTTGTCATGATAATATAATTATACTTTATTTTTTTACAGTTATACACAGTTTGTGGATAAAAGCGAAGCGACAAAATGGTTTTTAAGTCCAGCGGACAAGTTCGGCGTGATATAGAGGTTCCATCCCCAAATAAGCAAAAAGCCCACTAGATAACTAGTGAGCAATTGCTACCCTTTGGGATTTACTTGTAAGCTAATGTAAAACCAGCATCTACTACTGGCATTAGGTCTGATTCATTTGTATCTTGTGTGTAAGAAATATTTGTGAATCCACGATCTACCAACATTTCATTAATATCATCTTTTGCTGAACGTGCATGAACAACTAAAATAACTCCACCAGGCTTAAGAGTTTCTACAGCCTTATCCAAAAATACTGTTTGGACTTCTAGTCCCTTATAGCCACCATATACTGCAGCTTCTGGATCATCCATGTGTGAGTGAGTAACTGTTCCTAGAGTTTTTACAATATCTGCATAGAATGGTGGTGTTGAGATGATAGCGTCAAATTGCTCTGTAGCTGCGATATCTGCAACATCCATAATGCTAAGCTCTACTGCGTCTGCAGCAAGACCAGCGTGTGTAACCAAATTTTCTTCCACATACTTTTGAACAGCAGGATCATTGTCGTATGCCTTAACTGTCATTTCTGGATATGTGTCCTTTGCCCAAACAGCAAATTGTCCAGTACCTGTACCAAAGTCTGCTAGGACTAGACCATCTCTTGATTCCTTTGCCTCTAGAACATTTTTAATGACAGACCAGCCATAAGCTGTTTCTGTTAAAGGCTGATAGACATCTGGCCCTGTAGTAAGAGCAATAATATTTTGGCCATCCACTAGGTGTTGGCGTACTGAACTGTTAGGAATCGTCATACTGAAATTATATCATGTTTTATGATAAAATAGACCATTATGACAGAAAATCCAGGGGATGTCAAGTTTACTGATCTATTTGACCCTAGTAAGCCACGCTCAGATAAAGACCTTATCGAGATGCGTTTGGACATATGCAAACAATGTGAATTCTATAGGCCTAAAACTAATCAATGCAAGAAGTGTGGATGCTTTATGGCTTTAAAGACTACGTTGCTTCAAGCGAAATGTCCTATAGGTAATTGGTAAGTCTTATTTGAGATCAGCTACGCTGATTGTGTACCGTCCCAAATTGCACTAATTTCCAAATTGTGATATTATATATAAACTACTAGTAGAAAAGGAGACAGATATGCTACGTGATGAAGTCGTACAGCTCATGACAGAGGCTATTGACAACATGAATCGTCAAATGGCTATTCAGCAAAATGCTCCAAGCGATCAAGTTGAACAGGCTCTCTCTCAGCAGAGACCTCAGCTATTGTATGTCAATGGCATGCTATTTGATTTGCTTGTAGAGCATGGCTATATTAATACTAATCGTTAATATACCGCTCAAATAAAGAGACCAGGCTATTTAGCTTGGTCTTCTTTTTTATGATCATCAGATGACTTACACATGCAGCCATCACAGCACATTTCTGAAAAAATTTTCATAGTCCAGCTATCATTAACTGGAGTATCTCCATCACGTTGAATTTCCATGTATTTATTATACCTGGCAAAATCTGAAAAATTTTAAATTTTCGATTTGGAGAAAATCTGAATATTTTTTAAATATGTACGATGCATGTTTTAGGACAAATAGGACAAAAAGATAGTGTGGATGCCACCCCTGCCCCGTTATCAAATTGTTATAAAAAACTTTTGCGACACGCCCGAAATACACTTGAATTTGTCAGTGGTGTCTGTTAGTCTTTATACATAAAGAAAAGATAGTAATAAAAAGAAAGGACAATAAAATGTCACTAGTAGTAACAAAAGAAAACTTCGATTCAATCCGTATCAACGGAATTGGTTCTAACTTCTCAGTAGAAAACCCTGCTGATGGTTTCCGTAAGGATAACCGACTATGGTTTGGTACTTGCTCTGTATGTGGTGAGTCAGTAACTAACTCTGCTGTATCAGGTAGAGGTTGGGAACACAACATCTACTCAGTTAGAGGTTCATTCTCAAAAGAAAACTTTGAGAAAGGTATCTATAACCACTCTTCTAGCCGTAGTGTAGATTACTGCCCTACCGCAAAAGGTGAAACACACCCTTGCGAATACTACTACCAAGACAATGGTGTAAAGGTGGTAGTAGCCTAATGAACTATGACTCTATGCTACAAGAGATAGCAGAAAACCACTCTGCCCATTGGGGTGGTACCTATGAAGAGATGAAGAATAGTGATAAGCGTATAGAGGCTATTGCCCTACAGTACCCCGAACTATACGCCCAAGCGTTAGCAGACTATAATGAAATGCTAAGAAAAATGTAGCGTTTCTTACTTGACAAAAAGCTGATCTTAGGCTCGCCCCCAATGTGGTGTATATCACATAAGAATGTCCGTTTTGTCCCTTGACTTTTTGGCTTTTATATGTTAGGATACTCGTATCAAAATTAAATAAGGATAAATAAGGTAATGAGCCTAAGCAAATAAATGTGACTAGTATCACAGTGAGCCTTAGCAAATAAAGCCCCTATTTGTCAGACCCCCCTGATAGGATAGTCTTATCAGTTAATAAAGAAAGGTTGTCAAAATGATAACACTAGAAAAAACAATAACATGTGAAAAGCATGTCCCTAATAAGTCTGCTCAGTCATTCCACAATGACACTTGCTACACATTCTGTGAAGTGTGTGAAAATAATATTGAGTCATGGTACATGGACTATGACAGTGACCGCCTATCTGGTTGGTCTGATTGGAAGGTATCTAACTAATGTATAAAGTAAAACTTGAAACATTCAATGGTAATGTGTCTGTAATCTCTCTACCTAGCAAGGGTGCAGTTGCACAATTTATTGCAACATACCCCGAAAAACTTCCTGCAGGAATTGCAGTAAAAGTTGCGTGTGACGCACTTTCTATTTCTGGAACTTTGGTTGGTAAAGCCAAAATCTAAAAACAGAAACGCCGTTTTGAAAGCTTGACAAAGTGATCAAAATCGGCTCGCCCCGTTATCAAATTGTTATAATCAATATACGGCGTGTCGCTTGACTTTCCCGAATTTATGTGATTTAATTATCTTAGTTAAAAGAAAGGAAGTTCAAAATGAACGAAACTAGAAAGATTGATTCAGACCAAAGAATCTGCGTATACTGCTACGGCGTAACCTACGCTTATGTATGCCCTAACTGTAACGAGTATGACGGGCTAATGCCTATCCTAGACGCTGAGGAATACCTTGGCGAAGACTTGACAGAATACCTAGTTTAGTCTATAATAAAATCAAAGAAAGGATAACTAATGAAAATCACTTACTCAATCTGGCAGGGCTCTCTTCACAAGGGCTCTGGATTTACCGCTAAAACTATGAAAGAGGTTGTAAAGGCTATCGCTGAACTAAATGAAGTTGAGCCTAAGCCAAAGTTTGAATACTTTATAACCAAAATCGAACAGGAGTCTAACTAATGATGTTCTATAACGGATTCAATCTATTGCTTGACATTGTTTTTATCTATGTTGCTTACCGAATTGGTAAGTCTGCTGGATACCGCCAAGGAGAAGAGGATAACGCTCCGCCATTCTAAATGGTGGGCGTGTCCTATTGACAAAAGCTCCAGGATCGGCTCGCCCCCGTGGTCGGGCGTGTCGTTATAAGACTGTTATAAAAATTTCCCAAAAACACGGCGTGTCGATTTGACTTTTTGAGATATGTCTGCTAGTCTTATCTTATAAATAAATAGAGGAATTTAGGTCAAAATGAGCCTAGCAAATAAACCGAAAAACGGGTGAGCCTAGCGAATAAATGAGACCTAAATCACAATCACAAATGTGGCAAATGTCCGATTTGTGACTACCAATTTGTCAGACCCCTATGCTAGGATTTATCCTAGAAAGTTAAAGAAAGTCTCTTGAAAGGAGAACTAAAAATGAAAAAGTTTCGTACTATTGAAATCGGTTCAGCCGTTGCTATCTACAATCGTGCAGGTAGTAAAAAAATCGAAGGTTCAGAAAAGCCTAATGGTTCTTTTCTAGCCCGTAAGATGTTTTACACTAAGCCTGTTGCTAATGGTGTAGTAACTAAGATTCATGGGCATAATGCTCATGCTGTCCGTATCACTCTTGATAACGGAAAAGAAATTGAAATGGGTTTAGATACTCACTACCACCTAAATGGTGAAATCGGTGAGTGTGTTGCTCACCAAGATAATTACTCAATTATCTAAATGTCAGCCCCCTGTTATATAATAAAACTACTAAAGAAAGGTGACAACTAATGTCAGCAAATGTATATACAATCGAAGAAGCCCTAAAGGGAACCTACTACCGCTCTCGCACTCTTGAGGGCACTATCGAATACGCAGAAAAGCGTGATGATGTTTTCTACTCAAATGCAGAAGCGTATCTTGTAACTATTCGTCCAAACTATGGATACAAATCAGAATATCGCACTATCGCAGTTAGGACTAACTAATATGGAAATTTTTCTCTGTGACTCATGCTTTACCCTCGCAACTGTTGAAATGCGTGGCAACACGCTAGTGGTCAATGCTTGCAAATGTCAGACCAATACACTAAACTAATAATACAAACAAACGAAAAGGATAGAAAATAAAATGATGACTCGTAAAGACTATGTAAAGACCGCTCAAATCTTGAACAACTATGTTGATGAGATTGACTTTCTAGTGCTATCAGAAATTGCTGATGAGTTTGCTGGAATGTTTGAAGATGACAACCCTAACTTCAACTACCAGAAATTTATTGACGCAGTATTCGCAGAAATTTCAGAAGGAGAGGACAACTAATGTACCAACTAACTATTTCATATGACGGAAAACTAATGTCATCCCATAACTTTGCAGATGCACTTTCTGCAGTAGAAACTTTTCAAAAGTGTGTTGATGTTGGAGATGCAAAAGAATTTGCAACATATAATTTAATGGAGCCAAGTGGCAAGATGCACACTAGATGGTTTTCTCGTGATGGAAAGAGCGGAGGAAAATAAAATTTCTCTTGTGTGTGCAATGCTGCTAACTCTTTCTTTTATTTTAAATTTAATGCAAGCAAAAGAAATTGAAAAGTTAAAGCTTCAACTTCCAAAGTAAAAGCGATCCACCAGGAGGGCGACACGCCCGACTGCGTGGGCGAGCCCTTTATAACGTTTTGATAACATTTACGTAACACAATTAAGATGGGCTTGACAATTCCCCTAAATTCTGATAGCCTTATGGTATGAAAGATAGGACTAAGAAATATAGACCAACGGCTAACCCTGCTATGGCTGAGGCTATGAGAGAAATTAGGCGTAGTAACGCTAGTGGCACTCACCTTGACAAAAGGACACGCCGTCAAAGGACTAGACAAAGTAGTAACTATCGTGCTATTATTGACTCAAAAGAAGGGTAAAGAAAATGGGAAGCAACATGGCAACGGAATTGGCTGATAAAGACCTATTCCCTAATCTAACACTAGAAGACGCAATTGGTATGCACTTGAGAGGCAACCACTATCCACCTGTGCCACTATCTATGGTGCCTGTATGTATTGAGGCTATTAATGCTTACAATGAAGATGAAGGCTCCCGTATGATTCCCCTGCCCGAAGGCGTATCATGGCGTGGCAGCCTAGAGGCACCTGCCTATGCAATTATTGAGGCTCACCACCTTGACGCATGGCTTGACATGGATGAAGATTACTGATAAAATAGTTTAAAGAAAGAAAGGAACCCCTATGCTTATTCGTTCGAAAGATAGGAAAGTAACTAATGCAGTCTCACCTAACGGAAAAACCCCAACTATCGCCAACACTTTTGGACTACCTAGTGGAAAGGCTTACTCGTGCCCTGGTGCAACCACTGTATGTGAAAGCGTATGCTATGCAGGAAAGCTCGAAAAAGTCTATAAAGGCGTAAAAAATGTGTTGCTCACAAATTGGGAACAACTAAAAGACGCTGATTACCTTACCATGTATAACCTATTGGATGAGATGATCGTTTCATTCAAGAAGGATTGCGATAAGCGTAATGCAGAAAAACTATTCCGCTTGCACTGGGATGGTGATTTCTTTAATGAGACTTATGTATTAGCATGGAAGGATGTAATCCTAAAGCATGCAGATACTCAATTCTGGGCTTATACCCGTTCAGAATTCGCTGTTGAACCGCTAATGGGAATTGCTAACCTATCACTTTATTTTAGTACTGATAGTGCTAACCGCTCACTAGGTATTCAACTCAAGAAAAAGCATGATGTAAAACTTGCATACCTTGCTAAGACTTTTGCAGAAGGTAAGTTAGATTTTGCTAACATTCAAGAAAAGTCTGCAGTGCCATGCCCCGAAAATGCTAAGAAAATTAAACTTATTAGTGAAAGTGGCAGTGCCTGTGTTACCTGTTCGCAATGTGTGTTTAATCGCAATGACATTCTGTTCAGTGCAACTAAAAAATAAATAAACTCATGGCGTGTCAGCTTGACAACTGGCACGATCATGGGCGAGCCCATTTTTATAGATTTGTCAAATTACGGTGTGTCGTTATGATTTCGTTATAAATTTCCCAGATTTTTCGGCGTGTCGGATTTGCTTTTGTCGGTGGCTTGTGGCATACTTATAGTAGTTGGAAATCAGCAGACAAAAAGTAAATAGTTGTTACCAAAATGTTATCAAATAGACTTGACAAATGTCAGAGGTATCCACTACAATAGTATTATCAACAAAAGTTGGTATAAAACAATGAATAGAAGGGAAGCAAAATGACCGCAACTTACAAGATTGGTGATGTATTCACTACTCTAAAGAGCAAGGTTACTGGAACTATCGAGGAGATTGTTCCTAACGCATCTGGCTCGGTGCGTGTTCGCCTCAATGTAAATGGACAGCCACGCTGGACTACCTACAAGGCGTAACCAAAATGTGCTGGGTATCACTATAAACTACCCCACCACAAGGTGTAAAATGTCAGACCCCAATGGCATAATAGATACAACCCCAAAGAAAGAAGGAAGAAATAATGGCAAAATCGCTATCCGTCAAAATCCCAACCGCTTCACTAATCGCAGAGGTTGAGGCACAAATCGCAAAGGTAGAGCAGGACATTGAGAACTACTCTGGACTTCGCAAGCAGTATGAACTTGATGTAAAGCAGTATGAGAAAGATGTTATTGCTCACGCTATCAAGGCACTATCTGACCCAAGCAACATTGGAACTGAGAACGGCTCACTTGTTCGTGTAACAGGCAACTACCGCTACAATGGCGTGTCTGTTGAGTTTGATACTGAGGCACTTGGTTTCCCTAAGCGACCTGAAGAGCCACAGCGACCAAATGAGAAGACTTACTTTGGTAGGGACTACACCACTAAGTTGGACTTGCTAAAGAAGAACCTAAAGGTTCTAAAGATGACACAGCAGGAAGAAGTAAATGCTTCTACCTACAACTCCGTAATGGAACTTCTCTAAAGAGAAACCTGACCTGAGCAAGTCAATGCTAAACTGCTCACCCTAATAAACCCAACAAAGAAAAGGAAAAAGAAATGGCACGAAAGAAGATTGTAATCGCAACTGAGAAGTGGAACACCAAGTCTGGTGAAATCTACAAGGCTGTTGTTCGCACGGCAGATGGAAAGTTTATTGGTGCTACCAATCAGACCAAGAACATTCCCGTAAAGCAGAAGCGAAAGTCAGCATCAAGTTTCTTCCTTGTTGGGAAGTAACGGGAAGCACCTGAGCAAGTGTCTAAACTGCTCAACTTTCCACAGCTGATCGAAAGTTATCCACAGGGCGAGCCCCAGGTAACATTTTGGTAACAAATTAAGAAAAGGCTTACGACACGCCGATTTGGATTTGCATTTGTCAGACCCTATATGTATAATTATAGGTATCAAAAGAAAGAAGGAAAGAAATGGGTACAAGAGGTATCACACAGGTAATCGATTCAACTGGTAAGACTGTTGTCGCACAGTATGGCCAATGGGACCACTATCCAGATGGACAGGGTCTAAACATTCTATCATTTTTGACTTCAGGACACAACATTGTTGAGCAACTTGAGAAGGCACTATTCAAATGCTACTTCTCTACTGAATCAGAGTTGGAAGAGATGTACAAGCCATTCGTTACCCCTGACGGTATGATGACAATTGATAACAGCGATAAGTTTTCTGTAATGTATCCTAGTCTAACTAGAAATACAGGTTCAGACATTCTCAAGGTGGTAACCTATTCAACTGGTCGTGTGCCCCTATCTAACCAAATTGACTTCATTGAAGATGATTTGATGTGTGAGGGTATCTATACAATTGACTTCCAAACTAGACTATTTGTCTCACAGTATGGTGGAAGAAGGGTTGTGTTTGCTCTTGACAAATTACCTACCCCCGAACTATACTTGAATGAGTTCTCAAAGGAAGAGGTAATGGCATAATGGAAAAGCAACACTATACAATCCTAACAGGTGAGTCATACAGCGTTATGGCCACTAGTGAAGATGAGGCATTTGCTAAGTTCTTTGTCCTTCAGGGATTTGAAGATGAGGCAGACTATGAGGGTAAAGGATTTGATTTCTCTAACCCTAGCGATGTAGAATACAATGAAACCCTAACGGAGATAATCTAATGAGCAAGTATCAAACAATCACTGTAAAGCTAACTGGCAACGACGGTAATGCATTCTCTATCATGGGAGCTGTATCTAAGGCTCTTCGCAAAGGTGGAGCAACTCAGGATGAGATTCAGGAGTATATGACTGAGTCTATGTCTGGAGACTATGACAATCTTCTACGTACCGCAATGAAATGGGTTAACGTAGAGTAAGAGGTACTGCAGGTTTTATCCTTTCTTTCTGCCTGCATGCTAAGGGACCTGAGCACGTCCATGTAAACTGCTCACTCCTCATTCCCTGGCGATCTGGGCGAGCCCCCTGTGGATAACTTTGTGGATAACTTTGTTACGAAAACGTTACGACACGCCCAAAATTTTTGCCAATATAACTTGACATTGTCAGACCCTAGATGTAAAATAGTAGTAACAGAAAAACCCCTACGAAAGGATACAACATGGCCCATCTACTAGAACAAGGTGCAAACGGCGAAACTGCTTTCGCTTCTCTTCGTGAGCCTGCATGGCATGGCCTTGGTGAAGTTTTCACTGAGGAAGTTACTACTGCAGAGATGTTGCAGAAGGCACACCTTGACAACTGGAATGTTCGTCTTGAGGACGTTTCTATTCCTGATTCATTTGCAAGTGACAAGAATTATTTCTTTGTTACTCGCACTAACCCATTCGAGAAGTCTCAGAATGACGTTCTTGGCGTTGTTGGTGAGCGTTACAAGGTTTTGCAGAATGAAGATTTGTTCTCATTCGGTGACAACATCTTGGACGGTGGCGGACGTTGGGAAACTGCTGGTTCTATCAAGGGCGGACGTGTTGTCTTTGGTAGCATGGCTCTTGAGCGTGAAACAGTTCTTGACCCTAACGGCGTATCAGATAAGGTAAAGACTTATCTTCTAATCAACACCTCTCACGATGGTTCGATTGCAATTCAAGCAAGCATTACACCTGTTCGTGTTGTATGTGCTAACACTTTGAATCTTGCTCTTGGGGCACGTGGCAAGGGACCAAAACAGTCTTTCAAGATTCGCCACACGCAAACTGCAGAAGGTAAGATTGCGGTTGCACGTGAGACTCTTGGTCTTGCTAACAAATACATGGACGAATTCGACAAGATGGCACACGCCATGATTTCGCAAGAAGTCACTGCTAAGCAATTCAACGACATCATTCTGTCTGCATACCCTAAGCCTGACAAGGACACTAAGGGTGCTGTCAAGAAGTGGGAAAACAAGGTTGATGTTATCAACGACATCTACACTGGCACTTACAATGGCATGATTGCTGGCACTGCTTGGGGTGCTTTCAATGCTCTAACTGAGCGTTTGGATTGGTATCGCTCTGCACGTGGCGGTTCTAACGAATCTATTCTTGCAAGTGCAAGTGGATTTGACCCAATGATAAATGCAGAAAAGAATCGTCTGCTAAAAGTTGTGCAAGGCGTAATGGCTAACGCATAACAAAACATGCTGGGCAACATGTAAAACTGCCTCCCCGTAGTGGGATCGTTATAAAAGCTGACTTGACAAAATGTCAAAAATGGGGCGAGCCCCCAAATTATACTATTTGTCAAATATTTTTTTATTACGTTTGTATAACTTTTTCCCCAAATTCTGGATCTGAGCTTATATAACTAATAATATAAAAAGAATTACGACACGCTGATTGTTTTCCCAATTTGACAAATGTCAGTGGCAGCATGTAAAATTGAGGTATCAAAGTAGAAAGGCAACCCCAAATGCACGTATTACAGCAAATAGCAATAAAGGCTGATTCAGTAGAAGAGGCTTTTGATAAAGTAAAAGATAAGTTTGAATCCATGTATTCCGAAAGTGAGGGACTAGGTGGCTGGTCTGATTGGTATGTTGTTGGTGGTGGTCGTTGGAACAGCAATCCTTCTAATCAATACCAAGATAATCACAACGATGTGGTTTCACACTCTAGTAATCCTGATAAGTTTATGGAAACTCTTCAAGGCTCTCTTGCTGCTCGCAAGGAAGAAATGGGGCGTATCAAAGAACGACTAGACCTAGATAAGTTTAGTAGTCTTATTGATAGTTTTATTGATACCAATGGCAACCTACCAGATGAGGGTAGATTTGATATGACAGCATATTATGCTAGGTCTGCTGCCTCTATGATAAATGGCTATTGGAATCAAGATTCATACTTCTATGATTTGGAGAACTACTCCGCTACCCCGACATATATGCTAGAAGAACTTGACAAAGGTTCTAAAAAATGGTATCTTGTTCCAGTGGATTTCCACTACTAAGAAAGATAGGATAAATAAATGGCTAGACACTATATCAAGACGACTGTCACATTCACCTACGAGAGTGATGATGACGAATTTGAAAATGCAAAACAGGCTGAAGAGTTTGGTTGGAACTGGGACGACATGATGTATGACGGTGTTGACAGTATCGATGTTGAAGAGTTTGAGAATCAAGATGAGGAGGAGGACAATGACTAAGTATATTTCTAATGTTAATGGTGATTGGTGGGAGCACACCTCTGATTCCCCTCTTTTTATTCTGGATACCAATGATTTGACACAGGGTGAGTTTGATGCTATTATGGAAGAAGTTGGAGAGCTTGAGGGAGACAAGTTCGAAGACGTAATCAGAGAGTATGGAAAGAAGGTAACCCTACATGTCTAAGTTTTATACCTACAGTGCGTGGGAAGAGACATTTAAACCAATCAAAAATCATCTAGTTAAGTATGACCAATTGACTTTTGAGACATATGATGCAGAGTATGAGTTTGTCAAGACTCAGGACTCAAAGCACATCTGGACAGAGGTAGATGGTGACGAGGGCACATATATCGTAGCAGGCCTACACTGGGTAAATCGTATTCATTATTACATTACTGAGAACCCTTGGGAAGATGAATACACAGAGGTCCCTACTTGGTGTTACCGTCCTTGTGACTGCCAAGATGAGACTGAAGATGGAGAGTACAATCCTGAATGCACAGAATGTGAAGAAGGATTAGTTGATATTGATTGTGATACAGTAGAGGCCCTTAAGCAGATTTATGGAGAAGACAATGCAGACATCGTCAAGTAAGTTTACCTACGAAGAGACTAAGGCCTATGACCTTAACATTTTCTATGCTGAGCAATGGGATGAAGAGCTGGGTACCACGTGGGATGAACAACTAACTATGCAGGTATATCTTTATATTAATGACCATCTTGGCTCACGCACATATGAAGGTGATATCAAGAAACTTACGCTAGCAGAGACTAGAGCTATTGCTCCAGACTTCCCTATCGAAGAGTATGGGACTGACTTCTGGACAGGTGTGGATGCATTCCTAGAAGAAGCTAAGGCATGCCCACAATCTATTCTTGATTGGCTTAATAGTCTTATCGACGTACGTGAACAGAATCCAGTAGGACCTCCTATGGTATGGTACACGAAAGCTTCCTAGTTGAGCTTAGCTCCTAGGATCGTACAGCTGTTAAGGGGTTGACGGCTGTACCACCAGGAGGGGGGCAGGTAGAAATTTCCTACTTTCACTACTTGCCCTCCTCCCTTAATTTTGCTATAATGAACTGTGAGGTATAACTATGAGATACAAAGGAATGACAGACGAAGAGAAGGTTGCTCTGAAGATTTCTAGTATGATTTGTGACCTACGACTAGACATTGAGCGTGTTGGTATTTATCTAGCACGAATGAGACCTAGCACAACATTTCATAGATTAGAAGTAATGACAGAGTCAGCCCAAGAGGAAAGGAACGAAAATGGATTCACAACAATCAACTACAGAGTTTCAAGATAAGACAAGCATTCTTGCTGATGTTTGGCTTAACTATAGGGACGAAGAGATGTTTGATGATTTTATTGAATACAATGACCTAGGACTACCGCTTGCCTATTTGGTAGATAGTGGAGTTGTAGAGGCTAAGTCAGACCAGGCAAAGGCATTCATCAACGAAACATTTGACCTGCTATTGGCAGGGGTAGGCATTGAAGACACAGGCTTTACAACACTTGACGAAATCCTAGACAGAGAGTAGAATAGAGATATGACAACCCCTACATTAGAACATAGAGATGAACTAGACTCTATCATTGATAAACTACATAATCTAAATGATGTCCTATTCCCTAGCCTTGTATGGCTATGGGTATGGGATGTTATTAATACCTTCTATACAGATGAAGAACTATATATTCGTACATCAGATATTGTATGGGATGCCCTTATCACCAATACCCCTGGTTTTACCCTTGAGTATGGTACAGAGCAACTCTACGAAGAAGTAAGAGACTGGATGTTCAATAATAGTTTAATGATTGATATCTCAGACATGGATGATGAAGAGATTTCAAAATGGACAGAAGGCAAGGGTAGAACATATGTTCAAGGCAGATAAGCACCTAAGAGACTATACCTTCGAAGAACTGCAGCAAACGATCTGTGAGTTCTGCAAGGAACCTGAGATGAATATGTCAGAATACATGTGTCCTAACTGCAGCAAGGATAATGAGATTATCTGCACAGAGTGTTGCGGTTGCTATGATGATGAAATTGATGTAGAATGGTTAATGGCCAATAGTTAGGAGAAACTATGACAACCCCTTACACAGTAGATGAACTAGTAACTAAGATATATGAAGATAACCTATCACACTTCGAGTTCATGGAGAATATGAATGGTGGAGATTGTGACTGCAGCCTACACTTGACAATGGACACTATATTTGCTACTATGGAATGGAAGGTAGGAGCATAATGGAAAGCTTTTTGAAAGAACGAATCGAAGAACTAAGGGCAGAGATGGAAGGTCTAGATATCAATGATAGTCTTAATGATTATCTTGAGGGAGCCATTGATGCATATGAGATAGTATTAGGAAAGATAAATGGATAAGGTATATTACTGGTCAGACCTAGCAGACCTAACACACGAAACTCAGGTATCAGAATTTGGATTCTGTACCTGCGAAGAAAAGGAATACTTCCCCTATTCCGATTGTCCCAAATAATCTAATTTGAAATAGCCACCTTCGGGTGGCTTTTCTTTTACCCAAAAGGTCTCGCCAATTTTTAGCTCCTTTACGAAGGGCCTAAAAAATTCCCAGATTACGAAGGATCAAAAAATTTCCAGATTCTAGCAGATCTTTATCAAATTGTCAAATTGGTGTATAATTATATTATGAGTCCTAGAAATCATTTCTTTCAAGTAGCTTACCCTAAAGCAGCAGCTAGACAACAAGCTGATAGAGATGAGCTATCCCTATTTGTATGGCATGCCTTTACTAAGTATACTGGGCTTCAGAAGATCTTCTCATTTACCGTGCTACCGTTCCCCGAAGGGGACCAGGCCAAGGGCCAGGGTATTACGAAAGATACCCAAATCCCCTAGTACTATATACAATAAACACATAGGTAAAATAACATAGCTGTTTCTTGAAGTTTGTCCAAATTGGGATAATGTTTAATAAAATAACATTACGATAACAATAAATTTTTCCCAAATTTGGACATATTTTTTTATGCCCTTATAGCACACAAATCCCAATTTGTCAAATGTAACAATTTGATAACTATGATAAATGTCACAATTTGGTAACAATTTGGATATGTCCGATTTGACATTTGGGCTAATTTGTGGTAGGATTACGATGGCCTACGATTAATGGCGTTCCATTCTCCACTATCATCCACTTCCATCCACTTAAACCCTATCTGATTAAATAATCAGTAACATCTACTTGTGGATAAACCTGTGGATAACTATCAAATTGGATATCAAATTGGGTATAACTCTGTGGATAACTCTGTGTATAAACTTAACAAATCAGGATATCAAACCTAACAACTCAAGACAAAACCTAACAAATTGGGGTATCTAAACCTAACAATTCAGGGGTATTTAGTCTCTCTTATTAGCTAGCTTTATGGCTTTGTTGACCAATCGGATCAATCTACTCTTACTTACTTTACTAGCATCAAATGTCTCAGTGTATCCACCATAGGGCATTTGTTCTTTAGTTAGATAATGACCATGTTTTATTCTTAGTGTAGTTAGTACTAGGGATTCTACGTGTCTTGCTTTATCCCGTTCGGAAAATGGCCAATAGGCTACTGCTTTCCATCCCTTGGTCTTGAGAGCCTTGTAGCGACTATTGCCTATATCAGCTATCCCAATTTT